AAGGTGCTTAAGACCGATGTTACCAACAAGACCTGATTCTAATAATGCTCCCATTTTGAGTATTTTTTAGTTTTTATTTATTTTATTTTTTACCCCAACTTAGACATTAAGTCTTTCATTCTTAAGAATTGAGGATTTTCGTATGTTTTAGATTCAATCAAATTTGTCGCTGAACCTGATGAAACAGTATTGTTAATTTTCTTTTCAACTGATTCGTTGATAGACTTTGATTCAGTCTTACCCAACTCATCTTTGATTGACTTATAAAGAGATTTCGATTCTTTCAATGATTCAACGTCGTCAAATCTTCTTAGAATATTAATTTTCTCTTTTTTAGTTGTTGAATGTTCTGTAAACAATCTTGTAGCATATGCTAAGTTTGAATTGAAGATTGCAACTTCGTTCAGTTTTTCTCTGAATACATTAAGCGCTTTTCTATACTCTTCATTTTTCTCTCTCAACATTGTTACTTCAGCTTCTGTAGATTCTACTTTCACACCATTTTTACCATAAACAAAGTTTCTGTTTGGTGTAATTTTTCTTAGACCTCTACCTTCTTTTGAACCCATTCCGTAAGTTCTTGCAGCTTCTTTAGTTTCTGCCTTTTTAATAACTTTGGATTTTCCTTCCATATTTTCGCCTTTCTTGTAGTCGAATTTAGCTTTACCAGTGCCCATTGTTTTAGGACCTTCTTTTTTGTCCTCTTTGAATCCACCAGCTGCTTTGTCCTTGTATTTGAATTTAGGACCGCTACCAATTCCAACCCCTTTAGGTTTTACTGACATTTTTTTACCCTCTTTAGTCTCAGACTTTTTCAAGCCCTTATGAGCTTTTTTGTGGTTGTATGCTTCGTCCAACATATCATCATCTTCTTCGATTTCTTCAGAATCATCCATGTCATCAGATTCGTCCATCATGTCTTCATCTTCTTCGTCCATTTCTTCAGATTCGTCCATCATGTCTTCATCCTCATCCATTTCTTCAGATTCGTCCATCATGTCTTCATCTTCTTCTAAAGATGACTCGATGTCAAGTTCAGTGTCCATGGGTTGTTCGTCCATTTCTTCCTCTTCTTCATCGAATTCGATTTCATACATAACTTCTTCTTCATCTTGGTCAACTTCAAAGTCGTTGCCGTCATTTGAGAAGATTGCGTCAATAACTTTTTGAGTATCAACGTCTTCCATTTCGTCCATTTCCATTTCTTCTAAGTTTTGGTCTTCTTCAGACTCACCAAGCTTTACAAGATATTCTGTGTCAGCATCGTTATCTTTAAGGTGAATGTCTTCACCATCTTTTTTAACAATAATTCCGTCTTCTTCGCCCATAGCTTTGAAGACTCTTAGAATTTCCTCGTCAGAAGCGTCAGTTAAATCTATTGGAGTTTCATCAGAATCCATGTCCATGTCTAATTCTACATCCATGTCCATTTCATCATCATTATCAGTATCCATCTCGTCGTCTGACTCAACGTCTCCGACTTCCATGTCTACCTCTGCATCAACCTCTTCTTCATCGTCTTGCTCTGAAAGAGATTCTTTTACTAATTGATTGATTTCTTCCTTCATAGTAGAAGCAAGTATTCCTTTTGCATTTTGGGCAATAGCTTCTTCAACATTCTTCATTTGAAGAAGAGCCTCTTGTACTAAATTTTTATTTTCTTGCATGAAAAAATATATTTATTTTACCTTATAAATAGTGTCAAAAGATAAAAAGTTTATTTAGGCTTGTATAAAAGCCCTATTTTGTTTTGATAAAGAATTCAATGTTTTGTCAGTCTGATTAGCAATCCAACTATTCACATTAGATAATGTGTCATAAATCAAATATGATTGTTGTAGATTACTTTGGTTCAATAAAATCACACTGTAACAAACCTGTGACGATGGTTCATTGAGAATAACCTCCGTATCGAAATTTGAAATTGCCTGAGGTATAAAATTGTTTGAGTCACAATACAAAATTGCTGCGGACATACTACTACCACTTAAATTCACGAGGTGTAGAGTATTCTGAGAGTCTTTATAGGATAAATTGAATAGCATACTTATTTTCTTTATAAATATGTTATTACAAAAAAAAAGTGGTCAAATTTGACCACTTTGAATTATTTTTCGATTACTTCATCGATTTTACTTTCGGAAACTGAGGTTATCCTCCAATCATATGAAAATGATTCATATCTTTTGGTAACTTTAGCTTCCACATCGGTTACAGAAAAACCTTTTACTAATTTTTCCTCTCTAATTTTTTTGATTTTTCCTGTGCTATCGTCAGGTAATTCATATTGAATTTTTGCTACAAAATACTTTTCGTCCATAAATTTATTTTCCTAAATAATGAGTAAGTTTTTTCATTAAGTCAATAGACTTGTCCTTGGTATCAGTAACTTCTCTTGACTTTTTTTCCTCCTCCAAATTTTCTTCATATTTAATTCTGTCCTCAGGATTCGTGAACAAGTAAGCACCTGGTGTCGATGGTGATGAAACTAAATCAAAACAAATTAATTCAAAATCGTCTTGAACTTCATTTCTTTCCCCTACTTTTTTTAATGAACCAACTCCACGAGATGATATACCCAAAGTAACTCCTTGTCTCATGAGATTTGCAGCTACGTCACCTTTGGATGATACTATACCTCTCTCATGAAAACCTGGTGTGGTAAGTAATTTTAACTTACCCATCAAAATATTTTTATCCCACCAAATGTCTGTAATTAAATGTGATACTCTATCCAAATCAATTAGAGAGGATTCGGGATGGTTCAACTCAGAAGTAGACAAACCCTTAGAAATTATTTTTTTATAATTGTCAGCTTCTCTTTTCAGAATTCTTTCAGGATAAAATCTACCGTTCCTATTTGGTGTGTCATACTTTTGTAAAACAGCATAAAACTCAAATGGGTTCTTATAATCTAATTTTGCAGATTCTTGTAGTATCTTAAAATTATTTTCATCTTTTGGTGAAACATATCCCGCATCCATTTCGATGAGAATACCATGACCGAGTTCACTTGCTTCTAATATACGTAAATTTTTCATTAAGTCTTTTAGGATAAATATATTGTTAATCCAAGTTTGTTTGTTCAGCCTTCTTAGTAATCATAAAAATGAAATGATTATTATTTGAAATGTTATTTTTATAAATTGATTTTACAATTGATTTGATAGAATCTTTTAATTCTTTAGACTTAAAATCTAATGTGTTCTTTGTGAAAAGATTTACTTCTAAATTGAAGAATGATTTTTTTCCTGATGATATTCCACTTGTTCTTAAGTCTAAATCAACAATACTTTGTTCTCTGAATATTTCAGTATCTATTGAATTAAATACTGAGTGTTTTATCTCTCGACTGAGGTTACATACAACTCTATTCCAATTATCATTTTCATTTTTTGGAGTTACCCAAGACTGTATGTTTATGTATAAAGATTTTAAGTTTTTAGAGTCTACTGTTCCATACATTGTTTTGATGGGTTGAAATAGCTTCAACTTGACACTTTTTCCTTTCTTCATTAAGTTTCATATTATATTAGTTTATTTTGTAAAAAAATACTATATATAATCAGTAATGTCAAAAAAATGAATTTTTGGAATAATTCCAAATATATGTAATATATGTTGATTATTAATATAAAAGAAAACGAGAATATCGAAAAGGCACTCAAAACCCTTAAATCAAAAGTAATTAAAACCAAACAGAATCAAATTTTGTTTGAAAGAAAAGAATATACCAAACCCTCAATTAAAAAAAGGTCAGAAATACTTAAAGCAATCTACATAGAAAAAAAGAGAAAATCTTAAATAGAATTCTCTAAGTCTTTCAATTTCATAAAGTTAATTTGGTCAAATTTTTCATCTTTCAATTTAACAATTGTTTCATTGATTTTTTCTTTGACTTCATTTTCTTTTTCTTGTTCTAAAATGCTTTCTAATTTTACTATAGTTTTTGTCTTAAGTTCTTCAAACTTATTCTCCAAAGTTTTGTTGTCTTCAGAAATTATTTGAAAAAATTCCTTTTTGGAATTTTCGTCCATAGTTTCAATAAAATTCATTAAAGTTTGATTCGCAATTTTGACCATGGAACTTACAGGAATATTGATAGATTCTTTTATTGTATTCATCTCCTCTTTTAGAACTGAAACAATATTTTCTTTAGCCGTAATTCTTTCTTTCAAACTTATGTTTTTAGTATAAACCAAGGTATCAATATCTTTGTATTTGTTTTCAATACTTTCTTGTAATGACTTAGGCATTTTGATATTCGGTAATATTCTCTGTAGTAGAGAAACTCCTTCTTCCAAAAATTCTTTAGCTTGAGATTCTGACAACCCTTGAGGTGAACTCAATTGGTCATAAATTGAGTAGGCTTTTGACAATGATTTATTATTCAAAACATTGTGTTTGAATTCTCTAATGTTTTTCTTAAATTGTGCTTCATCTCTGTAAGATTCAAGCAAGTTTTTTTCAATGATTGATTTTACTTTACCGAAAGTCATCTTGGTGTATTTTCAAATAAATATTATGAGTTCAACAACTTATCCAATTCTTTTTCAATTTCACCCAAAGATTGTTGTGCAATACCAAGATTGAGGGAACTCTTCCCTTTAATCATGTCATTTTCCAATAAAATATTAAGTTCTTTCTCTTTCGATTCAGGAGTAATCTCACCCCCCTCAGTAGGTGGTGGTGGAGGAGGAGCAGCCCCTAACTCTTCACCTCCCCCTGGAGGAAGTGGTGGTGGAGGTGCAAGTTCTTCTTCTCCGCCTGGTGTTGTTGAAGCACCTGCGGAAGGTGTGCTACCTGAAGAGCTACCATATAATTTGTCAATATTATCAAATAACCCTGTTTTACTTATAACAGTAGGTGTTGCTTTCAATTCTTCACCAACTGCTCTTTCGATTCTTTGTTGTTGTAAATCGAGTCTGATTTCTTCATCAGACCAATTAAATATGTGTTTCTTAGCCCATGTTGCAGAAGTTGCCGCAATACCAAATCCAGTATCTGCAACCAAATCTTTATATAGAAGAACTTTTTCTTTCCAAACATCAACTTTCAATAAGTCAGCTTGAGTTGATGGGTTAGTTAGTCCTAAAGTAAAATTATTCAATTCATCTTCGAATCCTAATAAGAACAGATGAACAATTGCAATCTTATTAAGTTCCGCCAACATACTCTTCTGAATTCTGTTGATAGTTCTAGCAAATCTAATATCTTGTAAGGCTAAGTTTTTACCATCTCCAACTACTTCCTCGAAACCTAAAAACGCCTTTGGAACACGGAGTGCAGTGAGTAACTTTTTCTGAATATACTCTATATCGGCAATCTCTGATAGGTTCGTTGCACCTGGTAATGTATCGATTGGACTAGGTGCCGCAGGGTCACGAACAGGAACAAAGTAGTCTTGGTCAACCGCCATTTGATTGAATCTCATGTCTACATTACCTGTCTTACTATCAACAATTTGTTCTCTTTTGAATTTGTTGGCCACACGTTGAACATATGCTTCAACATCGTCATCGTTCATATTCCCTACGAACACCTTGAAAATTCTTCTTTCAGGTGCTCTTGAGGTTCTATAAATCAACATCGCATCTTCACAAAGAAGAAGTTGTTTCCAAGTTCTTCTCGCTTTCTCCAACATAGATGTTCCATAAGGAAGTTTTCTGTCATCACCTAATAATCTAAAGTGAGCCATTTCCCAAGATTGGAATTCCATATTCTTGTTCTTCCATGTAAAATGAAGGGCTTTTTTGTCTTTATCTAATTCTTGTGTAATATCAACTGAGATTTTTGCACTAACTCCAACCTCATGTCTTTCTATTTCAATTGTTGGTAGTTGTTGACAACCTACAACACCCTTTTCAGGGTCCAGTTTCAAATAAACAAAGTTATCACCATACTTACAAGTGTTTCTTGTCCACATTGGCAAGTTGGTGTTGATGTCTAAATTACTATTGAATAAATCCGCCAAAACTCCTTTGATTCTTTTTGACTCAGAATATATCTGAAGAATAAAACCATCCTCATTTGTAGTTGTCGACTCCTCTGCGTATATATCCAAAGCGGCTGAAATTTCGGGTGTATACTCCATTGACTCATAGTCATACTGAGCAGACAATCTTGTTGGTTCGTAGTAGATTGCTTGAGAATATAAATTATTCTCTACCTTAGCCCACTGATTAGCCAAGTAGTAAGTCTGTTGTGCTTGAAGTTTTTCAACCTCGTATTCCTCTCTACTTTTGGTGCGTAGTAATTCTTTTTTATCAAACTTGAATGTAGGATAATCTTGATTCAGTAAAGAATTAGGTCCAAAAGTTTTCGACAGTCGTTGCCAAACTGTCATTTTTTGTTCAGCCATATTACAATTTAACTTATTACGTCAATAATATAAATAGTTATTTGGCACCAAATAACCACCCATATTTTTGATAATCCTGTTTAGAAGGACCCTGATTATTTGGGTGTTGCCTTCCCATTTGTGGCACGAAAGGATTGAAAAATTCTGAAGTATTTTTGTTTTCATTTACAACTGATGTCCATGAATTCAACATTGCCTTAGTATGATTTACGACTTTCTGTAATGATTGAAATGATTTTTCCGCAACATAAATTGCCATTGACATCCCCATAATACAGTCGTCGTGATGTCCCTTTTGATGGTCGGGTCTACCATTTACATAAATGAACGTATTCATTTCGTTGTATAATCTATGTGAATATATTTTGAATTTGTGTCTAACCGCTTCCTCAAATGATGAAATAATTTGAACTCTCTTGGAATTGAAATTTATTCCTGGAATTTTTTCATTCAGTTTGGGGTCCCATTTCCATTTGTTGGTTGTATCTACATTATCAACATATAGTCCTGCAGGATAAGACATCTCTTGCATTTTTCTTGCAGTTGAAACCCCCATCCCTCCTGTTATATCTATAACACAATATGCATTATACATTGAACCCCATTTGAATGCTATTTCTGCAATTACATCAGGTGGGACTTTACCAACATATTCTAATACCTGTTCTCTTTCATCAAAATCGATTATTTGTATACACGAAAAATCCTCAGAATCTCCACGTGATACGTCAACACCCATAACATATTTGTGATTATTTTCGGGTTCCTTGAATATCCATAACGCACCCCCCATTAGTTTTGCTGATGGTTCCCTTAGAGTGTTATGTGAGATTTCTTGCATCAAATCAGATTCGAAAACGTTATCACCTGAACCCAAGAAGTTACATTCCAATTCCTGAGCAACTTTTCTTCTATCGAATTTGAGTTTCTTTACCATACCCTCAAACCAAGCAGAACAAGGTTTGTATCCTTTAGCAATATAATCTGTTGTTGTTGTATGGTCCCTTTCATAAGGGTTTTCTACAGATAAATCTAAAACTGTATCGGCAGGATAATCCTCCCTATTCAACAGAAAATGAACTAAGTCATTCGTTTTCACCATATACAGGTCTTTAGTATATCTTGGGTCTCTATACCAAAACATCTCAGAGATTTTGAATTCATTCATTCCTCTCAAGGCTTGGTCATAGATATCATAATAAATTGGGTCATAACCGTTTGGAGTTGATATTACAATCACCTTACCACCCGTGGAGAGTGATGCCATACAAGCGGACCAAAAGTCGTTGTCGGCTTCAATGAACGCCGCTTCATCAAATACAAGTATAGTAGGGGTATAACCTCTCAGGGCATCTCTTGATGTTGCAACCGCTTTTACTTCACAATCATTTGTGAGTTTGAAATGTCGTTGAGAATTTTTTTCAGCGGAAAATCCAACACCAACCCATGATGGCCATTGTTCAGTGAATCCCCTGATTTTGTTTGCCATCTCGACAGATGTATCGAGTTTGTTAGCGATAATGAGAATTTTTTCTGGCTTATTCTTTTTTGCAAATACTAATTTTTTTGATGCCCAAGCAGCAGTCACTGTTGATACTCCAGCCTGACGATACTTTAAGGCAATATTTTCATTATACTTATCGTAATCTTCTATCAGTGAGACTTGGTCAGGGAATAAATCTAATGGAACATACTTCTGAACAGTGTTGTCGTATGTTTGTAAATAAGTTCGAAGTGCATAAGGAGTGCTCCTAACACACTTCGTAACCTCTATAATTAATTGTTCTTTAGTCACAGGTAAGGTTATTTAGGTCTTGATATACCTAAACTACCTAAGAAATCATCTAAGTCATCTTCGTCATCCTCATCTTCAGAGTCTGACCCAGTTTCTTCCTTGTAGTCATCAAACTCTCTTTTGAGTTCTTTAGCTTCTTTCATGATTTCATCGAATCTTTGAGTTGCTTTTTTCACTTTTGATTGGTCTTCGGAAATAGCGTTTCCGATAATCTCCAAAAATTCTTCGGCAGGTATTTGGTATAACTGAATGTGGAACCAGTTTATTAGACCCTTGTTTTCCTCTTCAAACATTTCATCGGGTAATGCGAATCTGATTTTTTCTACGATTTCAGGACCTATTCTTAATTGCATAGGTTCGTTAGATAAAATATCAACTTGACCTTGAACCTTTTGTCTCATGTCCGGGTCTTCAGGTAGACCATATCTACCTTTAGCTTCTTCTATACCTTTTATAATTTCATGACACAAGATTGGGAAAATCATACCAAAGGCGTTTATTACAGTATCTGGTTTTTCTTCAGATTCTCCTTCTTCATCTCCTTCTTCATCATCATTGTCAGAGTTTCCTAATTCGACCTTTCCAGCTACGCCTTGACCTGTTTGGCTCATCATCTCAATCATTTGTTCCATAGTGAAATACATGAAATCATTGATTGCCATTATACCCAAGTAATCCCTATATAGAGATGGGTCAATTGCATCCAACCTTTCTTTAATTTCAGGTTTTTGAAAAACGTAGTGTCCTTTTTTTGCCGCCCCTTGAATTATAGCATTAATGATGTTTCTTTTGTGTTTTTCAAGTTCTAATTGTTCTTCATCTGTCAAATCTTCAACATCAAAAGAAATTTGTGGCATTTGAGGTTTTTTTTCCTTTTCTTCTTCTTCGTCTTCTTCAGGTTCATATCTGAAGTTAGAAACATCGATTGGTTCCCTATTAAGATATGGCTTTATAGTAAACCAACCAGCAGGAATTTCGGTCTCATCTAAAGACGCCTCAACAGCTAACTGCTCTAACTCATCCCTGTGTTGAGATTCGATTCTCATTATGTTAGGTAAACGACTCATCATTTCCTGATAAATCATGCCTTGAACCTGTTTTGAACTTATATTTCTATTTCCAGTAACTTCTCTCAACTTATCGGCTACTTTTCCGAAACGGGAACTCACTAACCTTTGAACATCTTCAGTCCCCTTTTTCAGTGCAGGATTTTTTGCATAAAGACCTTCAGGGTCTTTCAATTTTCTTTCAAGACTAGGGTCCATTCTTTCGCTTCTCCCACCGTAATTGATTTGTTCTTTAATTCTCTTTGCCATGTTATTTTTCTAATAGATTCATAATTAAGTCAATCACCTCATCTTTAGCAGACTTAGCGGAAACCTTTTTAGCTTTAGGTGCTGGATTTTCACCAGGGTTAGGATTTTGTCCAGGGTGTTTTGGTCTTGGTCTCGGGGCAGGTTTTCCAGGTTTCGTGCCAGGTTGTGTTTTTGGTTTGGTAGGAGCTGTTGAAGGTCCTTGTTCCGAGATATATTTAACTAAATCACCTTTAGTTATTCTTGGAGGCAAGTTTTTTTCTACTATCTTCATAATTTCGTTTTCTAAGAATAAAGATACAGGATTTTTTCCTTCCTTCAAAGACTTTTTTACATCCTTTACACATCTTTCGTATTTGTTTTTTTCTTTAGCACTCCAAAGATGTCTTTCCTTTGTTCCAAATTCTTTTCCTAATTGTGCAGTGCAGATAGCCCATGGATTTTTCTTTGTCTTCTCTTCCGACATCCCCATCATTTTTCTATTATTATCAGAATCATTATCCATTCCGTCAGGAGCCATATCATTTGCATCATGAGGTGCCTCTTGACCTGTAAGTGATTGTAACGCATCCGCACCCAAGGCGTTTTGGTCAGTTACATCATCTGTTTCAGTCTCATCTAATTCTCCTTCGGTTGTTTGAGATGCAACCACATTACCCGCAGCATCCATCTTTATAGATACTCCATCAACATTAGCACCCGTAGTCCTTGCAGTTGCCGCAGGTATAGTTGTCTTTGTGATTTGTTTTTTTTCTTGTTTAACTTGTTCACTAATTACAAATCTATCAACAAGAATATCAATTTGGCTTTCGCTCAATTTAGAAAGTGTCTTTTCAGTAAGACCCTTCTCTATCAGTTTTTTAATCTTTATTTCAGTTTTCATAAACTACTTTCTTTTCAAATTCTAAAATCAAATCTCTTTCGTAGAGTTTGTCTTTTATTTGTTGTTCTGTTTCACCAAATCTGAAGACTAATCTTTTTTTATTTTCATCATCAGACTCCCAAGCTAACGAGACTACGTCATCAATTGCATCTACCATAGAAAAAAAATCGGAGTTCTGAATCAAATCCAATTTTATCTCGGTATTTCTCAGAACTCCTACTTTCTTTATATATTTTAACTCAGGTGGTGTCGGGTATCCATTAGATGGTTTACTCTCCCAATATTCTCCCCACACATCCAAAGTATCTGAGAAAATGAATTCGTAAAGGTTGTCTCCTTTATAGTTGGGACCTAATCCGTTTACAAATATCAATTGACTCATACTAATAATCCTTCAGGTGAAATTTTAACTTGTTTTCCTTTATTTTCAAAAACTAAGTTTTTTTTGTTACTTTTACCTATGATGGTTGCGTTAATGTTTTCTTCTAAAAACTTTTTTGCTGCCATTTTTTGTTCGATAGATTCACCAAGTCTTTTGACTTCGGTCATCTGTCTTTTCAAAGAAATCATAGATTGTTTTTTTCTCTCACCAAATTTTTCTCTATTCTCCAATATTTCTTTTTTACTAATCTCGAAATATTTCGAAATAACTTTGTCGATTTTGGATTCACCAAAAATACTGTCAAAAATTGCTCCATTAGTAGATTTCTTTTCTTGCTCGTCTGATTGTGTTAGTTTCGAAGTTACATAAGATGCTACTACAGGTGCCGCTGCTCTTGCAATTGTATCCCATTGTTCACCTACCTCACCTTCAACTGGAATGTCCATATCTGTTTGGATATCTTCTACTTCAGTATCATAAGTAATATCTTCCTCTGCTGATGGTTCTTCCATACCCATTTCTTCATCTTCACCTTCAACCTCTTCAAATTTAGATAAAATATCTTCTTTATCTTCTTCACTTAAAACACCTAAATCCAATGAAGATAAAACCATGTTGATAACGTATTTCACGTTTTCAGATGTCATACCTTCTTCACTATCAAGAGTTCTTATTTTTTGTGTGAGTTTACCAGTAAGTTTTTGTATTGTTTTGAATGTAACTTTCTCTTCTCCACCAATTTCTACTTCAGCATCCATTTCAACTTCACCTTCAGGTGCACCCATTTCATCAGCCCCCATGTCTTCCATTCCCATTTCTTCACCGCCAATTGCATCTGGTGCATCTGCGGCAGAAACTTCAGCATCAGGTGATGGTGGTAATTCAGGAGATGGAACTGCAGGTGGTTCAGCTGGTGGAACATCCTGTGGTTCAGCAACGGGTTTTGGAGTCTTTAAAACGATTTTTTTTTGCTCACCATAAAGTGAGACACCTTCTTCGTTTTCGTTAATTCTATTCAACTCTCCCGCCAATAAATTCAATCTTTTGAATGCTTGAGAATATGATGAATAATATTTTCTATTCTTCATCGGCTCGATGTAATCTGTCTGACCTTCAGATACCATTTTCTTAATGATGTAACCTTGTCTTTCTTTTACAATCTCATAAGAATTACCGTCAGCTAGACCGATAGAATATTCGCTTCTACTTGTCTCATTAATTTGATTAGGAATAGACTCATTGAAACGAGCTATTTCCATAATTCTTTTAATTTTTTCTTGGCCTGTGAGCTTTTCACTTCCAATTGGTTTTAAGTCTGCCATATCTTAAATTATAATTTTTTTAGTTGTTTAATCCGTTAAACCCTCCTAAGGTTATTGCGTTTAGTTGTATCGCAATGCCATTCTCGGTTGCGTATGCTGGATGAGGTACTTGTGTTCCTGCAGGTAATGTCCCGCCACTGAACGAACCTAACATTTCAGCAGTATATTCATAATTTTGGTTTACAGAAGTTCCAGTATAAACCACACCACAATCTGCACAATCAACAAATGGACCGTCTACAAATGTTGCAGTTGCAACGATTGGACCATAACTTGTATCAGTTATGAAATAACAGTTATAATCTAAATTGTTGTTATCAAACGTGAATAAATACATTTCACCAATAGTTGGTGAAACTCCTGAAATCTCTACACTCCATGTTGTTCCAATACAATCCGTAATTAACCAGAATCCTGGAGGTGTTGGAGTTGGAGTTCTTGTTGGCGTAGGTGTTGTTGTGTTTGTTGGTGTCACAGGTGGTGTTCCTGTTGGCGTTGATGTTACAGTCGGAGACACAGTAGGTGTAGTTGTTGTTGTCGGTGTAACCGCTGGAGTTCCTGTGTTTGTTGGTGTTTGAGTTAATGTTGCCGATACTGATGGTGTAGGTGTTGATGTTTGAGCAGGTGTTCCTGTATTGGTATTCGTTGGTGTGTTTGTTGCCGTTACCGACGGAGTTGGTGTTGACGTAACTGAAGGAGTTCTTGTTGGAGTAGGTGTTTGAGTTCCTGTTACAGGAGGTGTTGATGTTACCGTAGGAGTTTGAGTTGTGGTAACTGATGGTGTAGGCGTTGGGGTGACAACCGCTTGACATGTTGCACAATCACCATAATCAGATGACATGAAACTAACCACATCCAAACCTGTTGTAGGCTCAGCATTATCGATAATGTCATAACAACCCTCAGCTGTAGCTCCTGTGAATCTTAAAAAGTAATTCCCGTTTACCGCAGGGAGATTTGAACTATCAAAATCGACTAGTATCGCTGGACCGCCACTACAAGCACCAATAAGATATGTAACTAAAGCCATCTAATTTTTCTTTATAAATATACGATTTATATAAAATAACTAATTATTATCAATCAAGAGACTTAATTTCAATTGAAAGTTCTTTGTCTTTGATTTTCGTTTTTTCATCGAATAATTTTCCAATGTGTCCTGACCTTCTCAAAAATTTGAAAACTAAATTTTCATATGAGAATTCACCGTCTTTATTTAAACCTGATTGTCTGTAGTCTTTGAGTTTTTCTTTCAATTTTTTCAACTCTTCAGTTTTACCTGTTGATTTAGCGTCTTCAACAGCATCGTCAATTTTTTCAGTCCAACATTTGATTTTATTTTTCAAAACTGACATATTAAGCTTCAATTCCTTTTTTTCAGGTTTATGAATCCATTCGTCATTCATTATTGAAAATACACCATCACTGTGGTGTTCGTCAGATTCACCCTGCGCATAGACTTCCACATCATATCCATAAATTTTGATATTGTGTTTGGAATTGAATATTTTCTTTTTTAAGTCAAATAGTTCTACGTAAAGTTCTTTTTCTTTTCCGTATCTCTCAAAATCTATAATAACGTGTAAATCAAAGTCTGAAAACTCAGACCAATTGTAGTTTGCCAAAGAACCCATTAGAAACACGTCTTCAACAAAAACATCATCACCTAAATCATCCACAAATTCTTCAGCAATCTTCATTAACCCTTTTCTGATTTTAGGTTTCAAAGTTGCCTCCTTTGGGTCATTTGGATTTTCCCAAATTTTTGGATTCAAAGTATCACGAACCGAAAAACTACTTATAATTTTTTGAAAATTACTCATCCTAAATAAATAGTCAGAGTGTTATAGTTTTTTATATTTGAATTTTTTTGAAATATCAGTTGTGAAAAACTTTCCTTGTGATTCTGATTTTCTGAACTTTGTGTAAATCTGATGTGGAACTTCATCGTATTCATATCGAAACCCGTTGTTAAATTCAACAATCATTTTTTTAGTTTCAGTATCATATTCGCTTTTTTTGATATTTGAAGATTTTATTTCATTCAAAATCTTTGTTCCTTTAATTTCTTCTTTAATTATTGCCATTTTCGAGTGGGGTTAATGAATCAATTTTAGATAATTTAGGTTTTAAATAAAGTATGAAATCATCATGAGAAACATCAAACCCATAATTTTTTAATTGTTTTTGAAGATTGTCTGCAAGCATGGATATTTCTGCTCTGATTTCAAAAATTCGGATTGGACCAGACGATACACTTTCAAGAGACTTATCAGAATAACCTTGTTCTTGAAATATAATTCTAAGTTCCAAGTATTTTTCTAAGATTTCTTGGAAGGAGGAATTATCCTCAACAAATTTTTTCCATAGTTCCATATTGTTAAATAGTTCTGATGATTATTACTATTTACTAATATCGTGTCATCTTTAGAAAAAATAATAAAAAAAGTTTTAATTGAGGTAAGAACCCAAAAAAAAGACGAATTCAATCGTGGTATGGAACATAGAATATATGCATCCAAATCTAACCCCGATAGACTATTCAAAGTGGGAGATGAGGGTGTAGGATATTGGGTCGAAGTATTCCGTTCAAATCCTGATATTTTTGCACAAGTTTACAGAACAGGAAAATTGGATAAATGGAATTATTACGCCGAGATAGAAAAATTGGAAACAAATAGGGTTTTAAACGAATGGCAACAAATTGAAGAAAAATTAGAAGAAATTGGAATTATCGATTCTGAAGATGGTTCATACGGAAGAGATATTACCGACATATACACCAATCATGGGCATGACCAAAAAACAATAACAGAAATTTCAGAGAAACTGAGAGATTACGACAAACAAACCTATAGTCTTTTTATCAAATATTTTAAACTTTTCAAAGATTGTGAAAGAGCTATTGAAAAAATTGTTGGTCATGAGACACTTGTTGATGCACATCGTTACAATTTTGGTTATAGTAAGGATGGTAAATTGAAATGTTTGGACATATAAAAAACCCCCGCCATTGATAACGAGGGTTATGGATGTTCCTTTTCAGAGCCTATAGAATACTAATTCTTTTCTTTTCTTGTTTTATATAATTGGGAACAAAAACTGTTAACATGCCGTCTTCAATTGTTGCTTCGATTGATGAAGGATTGTAACCTTCACCAATTTTAAATTCCTTAGAAATTTTCTTGGTTTTTTCTTCACCATTCAGTTTATAGTTTCTCATTCCGTCAATATGTAAAACACCATCTTCCATTTCTACTTTCAAATTTGTTTTGTTGAATCCTGGTGCTTCGAAAAAAAGATAAGCACCGTCTTTGGTGTGGTTTATTTCATAATTTTCTTCAGAATTATTTTTTAACACTGAGGTGGTGAAATTGTAATTTCCCCTTTTGTTGTTAAAGAATGAATCCATAAGGTCTTCAAAATTTGAGAAATTTGAGTAATACATAATTTTTAATTTTTGTTTTATAAATTTATTATTTATTTTTGAGTAGTCAACTTTGATACCAAACCACCACAAATGACAATTTGTAAGTGGAATTATAGATAATATGACAAAGTGTCAATAAAAAAAATAAATCCTGTCAATTTGTCAAAACATTTGTTTGTGTCTCAAATTTGATGTTAATTTGTAAAAATATCTACTATGAATGATTTAATGGATGACGACGAAAAAATGATGAGCAAGAAACAAAAACAATCATCAGACAGTCCAACCCCTGTGTTGGATAATTTTAGTCGAGACTTAAATAAGCTCGCAGAACAAGGTAAGTTGGACCCAGTTATAGGTCGCGACAGAGAAATCTTGAGAATTGCACAAATTCTTTCAAGAAGAAAAAAGAACAATCCAATTATTATCGGAGAACCAGGTTGTGGTAAAACCGCAATTGTTGAGGGACTGGCAATGAAAATTGTAAGTGGTGATTGTCCCCGTAACTTAGTTGACAAACGTATCGTAAACTTAGACCTTACCTCTGTTGTCGCAGGAACAAAATATCGCGGCCAATTTGAGGAAAGAATGAAAGTTATCATCGAAGAACTACAATCCAATCCGAACGTTGTTGTATTCATTGATGAAGTACACACATTGGTTGGTTCTGGTAACTCGGCGGGGTCTATGGATGGTTCCAATATTTTCAAACCCGCTCTTTCACGCGGTGAGATTCAAATTATCGGTGCTACAACCCTCGATGAATTCCGAAAGAATATAGAAAAAGACGGGGCACTAGAGCGTAGATTCCAAAAAGTTGTTGTTGACCCATCAACAGTTGTTGAAACAATCCAAATTCTCAAAAACATCCGTGAGAAATATGAAAGTTATCACAAGGTTTCATATTCGGATGAGGTCATCGAATCATGTGTTAAACTTGCAGACCGATACATCACCGACCGTGAATTCCCTGATAAAGCATTCGACATCTTGGATGAAGTAGGTGCAAGAATGCAGACAGAACTCAAGGTCCCTGAATCAATCGAAGAATTGAAAAAGAAGGCGGCTGAAATACGTCAGTTAAAAGTTGATGTAGTAAAAAAACAGAACTACGAACAAGCGGCACAGTTACGCGATAAGGAAAAGAAATTGTTGGACAAATTGGATACTGAGAAGAAGAAATTCGAAGAAGAAATGATTAACAACAAACAACAAATTTCCGTTGAGGATGTGTATGATGTGGTTTCTTCTATGACCAAAATCCCTGTGAATAAAATGAGTGTTGATGACACTAAAGCTCTTGTCAATTTGGATAAGGAATTAATAGGTAAAGTCATTGGACAAGACGATGCTGTTAGGAAAATTGCTAAGGCAATCAAAAGAAACAGACTTGGTATCAAAGACCCAAATCGTCCCATCGGTTCATTTGTTTTCTTGGGTTCGACAGGTGTGGGTAAAACTCACTTAGCTAAACAATTGGCAAAAGAAATGTTTGGAAGTGAAGACTCCCTAATCAGAGTTGATATGAGTGAATATCAAGAAAAACATACCGTATCTAAATTAGTAGGTGCTCCTCCAGGTTACGTAGGTTACGAAGAAGGTGGACAGTTGACTGAAAAGGTAAAAAATAAACCATACTCAGTTATTCTTTTCGACGAAGTTGAAAAGGCGCACAAAGATGTGTTCACAATTCTTCTTCAAATTTTAGATGATGGACATGTAACTGACAGCTTAGGTCGTAAAATCAATTTCAAAAATACCTTGATTATTTTGACATCAAACCTCGGTGTAAAGAAATTACAAGATTTTGGAACAGGTATTGGGTTTGGTTCTAGCACTTATAGTAATGAAGAGGCCAAGAAACAAGTATTGATGAAGGAAATGAAAAATTTCTTCTCTCCTGAGTTTTTGAATCGTATTGACGATACAATTGTATTCAACTCTCTTAGTCAAGATGATATTAAAAAAATCACTAAGATTGAACTTGATAAGTTAATCTCACGTCTCAACGAAATGAATTATAAAATCACATACGATGAGACCTTGACTGAACATCTCGCAAAAGTTGGATTCGATGAACTATATGGTGCAAGACCTCTCAAACGAGCAATCCAAGATAAAGTCGAGGATTTGATTTCAGAAGAAGTTTTGACCGACAAATTAGTAGAAGGAAAAAACTATATTGTCAAAGTAGAAGAAGATACTGTTAAGGTTGTTAAGAAAGGAAGATAATAGAAAAGGGGGATATTCCCCCTTTTTTTGTATTTATAAGTATGAGTAATTTTTCAAGATTATTAGGTCAGTTCAAAGAACAGTTTCCTGATGAATTTAAATCAAAAGTTGACATTATCGAAAAATTTGTTGTTGATTATATTAATAAAAACAAAATCACAATCAAGTTTTTGAATTCATGTGGAACCGGTTTCAGTGGGGTAAGAACCAAAGAACAAGTAATCATTTGTTCGCCAATGAACATGAGAACAATTGGTGATTTTCTTTATACCATATTTCACGAAATACGTCACGAAAAACAAATCCGAGATATTAAGATGGATAATCCCTTAACCGATTATGATTTGGAGGATTTTGAAAAACTATATAATCAATACTGGGAAATGGAACTGGATGCAGACCAGTTTGCAAAAAATATGATTGCCAAATTAGTTATTAAATTAGAAATACCCATTTGGTTTGCCAAAGGGCAGTTCAATTTATCACACTATATCGAACAATATCCATCGATGTCAAAAAGTGTTCAGATGTCCCTCAGGTCAATTGTAGACACAATTCGACATATAAAAAAATCGGGTGGTGAATTTAATGATATTCAAGACCACCCGATGGTTAAAACACATATTGAAAGATTAGAAAACTTTATCTAAACCTTATAAGGGTTTTGGTTGTAACTATATTCCTTAGCCTTTTTAAAATGTAGTTTGTACCCAAGTTCTTCAATCATTTTTCTTCCCATATCGATTCCATTGTAAACATCTTCCACAACAACGTATTCATTTTTTGTGTGGTAATCATAGTACCCTATTGAGAAATTAATACAAGAAAAATCAAACTTTCCTCTCAAGGCATAAACATCTGTATATGGATGGACCATATATTCCATATCCGTTGGGACCATACCTTCAGTTAGTACTTTGTCACACGCCTTAAAAAAGTCCGTATCTCTATCGAATAGAATTTGACCGAAACATTTTTCAGTAATCATCCAGTTTTCAGGTGCGTCAAACTGAATTCCATATCCAACATTTTCGAAAAATTCAGGGTCTGCGTTTCTTGAACCGTGACAACCTGTTTCTTCAGAAACGAAAAACGCTGCTTTCAAATATGGAAGTTCTTTGAGTAATGTAAGACATGCAAACACTCCGCATTTATCATCTCCACCTATACCAGTGGGATTACCTTGGTCGTTATATGCCTTTAAAGATAATTTGAGTGCTCCTTGAGCATTTGGAAGATTTTCTTCAACAACGTTAATCGTGTCAAGTTTGTGTACAGTGTCTGTGTGAGATATTACACAAGGGAAATAAAAACCTTCAGGTAAATCCCCAACCGGTTTCTTTGTTGCATACACATTATTTTTTTCATCGAGATAATATTCGATTTGATTTTCTTCCAACCATTTGGTTAGATAAAGAACCATTAAATCTTCTTTGTATGTGTGTGTTGGAACACTTAAAACTTCTTTGAGTAACTCTAAACTTTTTGTCATACTGCAAATATATGACAAAATTACAATTCAACCAAATTAAATAATTCTGGTTGATAAAGTAATTTGTTGAAACCGTCTTCAGAAATTTTGAATTTATTTATACCCGACATCCCTTTCTTCTTTTTCAAAGATATGTCAATTTTTTTTGTTTCCCTATCAAAACCATCGATTCTAAAAATTAAATCCGACCCTTTTGGTATTTCATACCATATACCGATTTTATGTTTTTTTGTAACCCTATCAATCATATCCATAAAGGTGTTAGAATCACCTGATTCATAATCTTCTTCAATTCTCTCCAAAATTTTTTCCAACGACCTATTTGCTTCTTTATTAAAACTTTCATTGTCGAATACATCATCATCTTGATATTCAAACCTATCTTCATCCCATCCACCAATTGTTCTATTGGAATCTTGGAATATAGTTTTCAGTAATTTTTTGATTGACACGTGTGGAACATTATATTGAATGAAATTTGATATTAAATCACCCACAGTTGTTTTGATTCCATCTCCATGTCTCTGAAAACCAAAATCCCCTAAAAAATTATTCAATTCCGAATTTACATGTTCAGATGCAACGTGTCTTATTTCAATATTTTTTTCGTGGGTCCAATCAATCACTATTGAGCCAATCTCTCGGGGATAATACTTTTCTAAAAACACTGCAAAACCAGCTCTGTCTTCTTCATCCTCGTAGTCAAATTTTTTACTATATATAAGTTTGGATATTCTTTGTAAAAGTTCTTTATTATCTGAATCGAAATTGTACCAAGGACCATACCCGTCTAAAAAATCTTGTTCGGATGCACTTGAATCTTGAATATCGTAAGTATTGTACGGATTGTTAATTGCCTGTTCGAACCAAATATCATCATCATCCAAACCAATAATTTTTCCAAACTCATTCATGTCTGTGAATTCTATAATAACTTTTGACAAAGCAGGATTTTCCCTACTCGCAATAACTCTTCCAATGGACTTATCCGCCCCTTCCAATTCATACTGATTAATTTTTCCTTTTACAAATTTTCTTAAAGCAAAAAAACTATCTCCTGGTTCCATATCGTATAAATAGACTTTTAATTTGGAAATTTAATATTTATGTATATCTTTGTTGTGTTCTTTGAAAATATTGGGGAAGTCATGGCAATTGATTGGCGTGTGTAGTTATAGGTGGCACGTAGGAGCTGAGTTAACTCCTTTATCAACTGATTTGAAAAAACAAATGGCAATACTTTTGCTAAGATGGCTGCTATCGGTTTAATCGCTGAAGAAGCTACTGTTGTTGCTTAATTTAAGTCACGACACTCGGGTCGGTTAGGACATTAACCTAGGAACAGAAGTCCAATATACGGGTCACAGGTCAGAGCTCGTTTAAAATAATTCTGAGACCAAGTTGTTTGTAGGTGGGTTTCTCACATATATCAAACCTAATATTTCGGAACATTGAGAAACAATGTTGTAATAAACGTGTAGTCACTTATAGTTGTCGCGAACAAGACACGGGTTCGACTCCCGTCTTCTCCACAGCAGATTAACCCCGAGAAACTCTCGGGGTTTTTTATTTGACTTGTTAAAGATTTATTAATATTATTTAGACGACTTTGGAAATTAAGACCATACTTATTTTAGTCGGAGAGCAATTTTATGAAATATTATTTACTGACGAACTTCAAAACTTGTAATATCGGAATCCCGTTGGCTTAGCGTCCTCGGGATTTTTTTATTTATAAACCAATAAACAAAAAAGCAATGAAAAAAGCAATCTTGATGTCACTTTTAACCTTATTCGTGACAATCACATCTTTCGGGCAGATTACAACTTCTTCCCTGTCAGGTGTAGTTAAAAATGAAAAAGGTGAGACTTTGGTAGGTGCTACAGTTCATGCGGTACACCAACCAACAGGTTCAGAATACCGTGCAACCACAAACAAAACGGGTGTCTACTCAATTCCGGCTGTACGTGTAGGAGGACCTTATCTTATTCACGTTAGTTACGTAGGCTACAGAAAAGCTGAACTAACTGACATCAACACTCTTCTTGGGGTTACAAGTAATGTTGACGTAACTCTTATTTCTGAATCAAAAGAGTTGAAAGAAGTTACTATTGTTGGAACGAGAAACAATTTATTCTCAAAAGACAAAACAGGGGCAGCTCAACAATTCGGACGTAGAGAACTAACTACAATTCCAATTACGGGTGCAAGAACAATTGACGGAATTACCAAATACAATCCTTTTGGTGATGGTCGTTCTTTTGGAGCACAGGATTCTCGATTGAATAATTTTACAATCGACGGTTCTCAGTTCAACAACAACTTCGGTTTGGGTTCATCAGCGGCTGCTGGTGGTAGAACAGGTGCTTCAGCAATTTCTTTGGATGCGATTGACCAATTACAGGTGAACGTCGCTCCTTTTGACATTCGTCAAAGTGGTTTCGTGGGTGCAGGTATTAACGCTGTTACTCGTTCTGGAACTAACGAAATTGAAGGAAGTGTTTATCAAACACAAAGAAACAATTCAAAAACTTATGTGGGAGACAACGCTAGAGGAACTACAGTAACTGCTCAGAAATTTGATGAAAAAGTTTTCGGTTTTAGATTGGGTGCACCAATCATCAAAAATAAATTATTCATTTTTGGAAACTATGAAAGCATCGTTAGAACTGAACCAGGCACAACTTGGATTTCTACCGGTTCTCCTTTGACAGGTTCACAAGTAAGTCGTGTTAAATACGATGACATGGTGAGACTTTCGAAGTTCATGAGAGATACTTTAGGTTATGAAACAGGTCCTTTTGAAGGTTATTCTAACACAAACGATTCAAGAAAATTCATGACTCGTTTGGATTGGAACATTAGTCCAAAACACAAGTTAATGGCACGTTTTGTTAATCACAACTCATCCGCTGAGATTAACATTTCTAACTCTCAGTCAGCGGGTGCTGGAAACAGAACTACTCAATTCAACGCAATGAGTTTCCAAAACAGTGGATACATTATTATGGATAATACTCGTTCAGGTGTATTAGAATTGAATTCTAAGTTTTCAAACACACTCCACAACAATTTGATTATCTCTTATGACAAACAAATTGAAGACAGAGCTTACATGAGTCAAATGTTCCCAACAATTGACATCAGAGAAGGTTCAGCAACTTACACTTCTGTAGGTTTTGACCCATTCACACCAGGAAATAAATTGAACTATTGGACATTCAACGTTACTAACAACGTTACAAAATATTTGGAAAAACACACTTTGGTGGGTGGTTTCAACTATCAAATGTACCAATCAAACAATTTATTCTTCCCAGCTTCGAACGGTGTATATATTTTCAACAGTTTGAATGACTTCTACACTGCAGCTAAACAATCAGTTGCTAATAATGGAGGACCTTCAGCTTTCGCACCAGCGAGATTTCAGTTTCGTTATTCTGCTTTACCTGGAGCGGTTGAACCAATGCAGGTATTGGAAGCTAATCGTTTAGACCTTTATGTTCAAGACGAGTATAACCTTACTAAGAATTTAAAATTAACAACGGGATTGAGAGCGAACGTAATTTCACTTGGAAATACAGCTCTTGAAAATCCTGCAATCACATCAATGACATTTGGTGGTGGTGAAAAATTAAACACGAGCGTGATGCCGAAAACACAATTGTTATTCGAACCACGTTTCGGTTTCAACTATGATTTAAAAGGTGAAAAGAAAACTCAAATTAGAGGTGGTACAGGTATTTTCACAGGTAGACCTCCATTTGTTTTCTTATCAAACCAAATCGGAAATAACGGTGTATTAACAGGATTTATCGATGTATCAGGTGCTCAAGCATCACAATACGGATTTACTACAAATCCTAATCAATATTTTATTCCTCAAACACCAACATTACCTTCAACTTTTGATTTAGCTTTCACTGACGCAAATTACAAGTTCCCTCAAGTATGGAGAAGTAATTTAGCAATCGACCAAAAACTACCTTGGTTGGGTTTAGTGGCAAGTGCTGAAGTTCTTTACAATAAGACAATAAACGCAGTTCATTACTACAACGCAAACCAAGATGTTCCTGTAGGAACTTTAGGTGGTCCTGACAAAAGAGCATTGTTTGCAAATACTGACCCTGGTGTTAGAGTAAATGATAATGTTTCTATGGCAGCAGTTTTAACAAACAAACAAGGTGCTTACAACAAGTCTCTTACATTGAAATTAGAAAAACCAATTTCGAAAGGAGTTTGGGGTTATGCAGCTTGGACTACATCAAGAGCTGAAGATTACATGAGTGCTGGTTCAATCGCGAGTGGTTCATGGCAATCAGCTCGTTCTATCAACGGAAACAACGATTTACAACTTTCTACTTCAGACTTTGTTGTTAGGAATAGAATCGTAGGTTTATTAGGTTATAGATTTGATTATGGTAAGAAATACGGTGGAGCAACTACAATCACTATTGGTTACGTAGGTGCTCAAAATAACCCATTCTCTTACACTGTAGCGGGTGACCTTAACGGTGATAGAGTTAGAGACAACGAACTTATGTTTGTACCTGTAAATGGTTCTGACATTCGTTTCTCAACTTTAACAGTAGGTACAAGAACTTATACAGAAGCTGAACAACAAGCGGCTTTCGAATCATTTATTTCTCAAGATGACTACCTTTCTACAAGAAGAGGTCAGTACGCTGAAAGAAACGCTTCTTTCCTTCCTTGGTTACACAGATTTGACCTTTCAGTGGCTCAAGATGTGTTCATAAAAATCAAAGGAAAAAGAAACACTTTCCAAATCAGAGCTGACATCCTTAACTTCGGAAACATGGTTAATAACAAGTGGGGTGTTTCTCAAAGAGCGGCAGTTCCTCAGTTGTTAAACTTTGTAAGTAGAGACGCGAACAATGTTCCTTCTTACAGACTTTCAACTCAAATTCTTGATGGACAAACAGTATTGGCAAAACAAACTTACCAATTCAACTCATCAGTATTTGACGTATGGAGTGCACAGTTAGGTATTAGATATACTTTCGGTAAGTAATATCGAATATTAAAATTTTAAACCCTCATCTTCGGATGGGGGTTTTTTTTATAACAAAAATTTCTTATCATTCTTTCAATGAATAAGTTAGTTACAATTTTTTTTATTTTATCGGTTTACACCTTTTCACAAATTTTCACATTTTATCAACTACAAGGTCATCTTTGGAATAAATGGATTAAAGACCACCCTTTCCTGATGAGTTTAATGGGTGTCCCTGTTGGTTATTTTGTAATTCTTGCAAGTAGAGAAATGGTAAGTCTATATGGAGGACAAACTTGGCCAAACAGAATCATAGGATTTGTTTTCGGTGTGTTTGTCTTTAGTTTCATGGCATGGATAATGTTGAAAGAACCAATAACAACCAAAACTATAGTTTGTCTCATTCTAAGTTTTGCAGTTCTTTGTATTCAATTGTTTTGGAAATAATTGGTATTTATACCATATGAAGTTTATTTCCATTTTACTTAAGGAAGGTCGTAAAGAAGATTTAAAGAAAAAATATGCCGAGAAGTTTGACGAAGAGACTTTGGATTGGATATTGAACATTGCAGATTTAAAAGATTTCAATCACAAATACACGGACTTTGTTTTAAAACATGTACATCCTGATTATGTTGACGGAGATGTTGAAATTGGTATTGATTTAATCAAAAGTTTTGACAAATATCAATCCCAACTCGAAAAAAAAGATATTAATCAATACAGTGGTTTTGAGGAATTAGACAATGTTTTAGTCCCTATCCACCAAAAACAGAAAGACAGAGAATTAGAAAAACAGGTAGATAAGATTTACGAAGATGATAAATTTCTTGTAATCAAACCTAAAACACACCAAGCTTCGTGTAAATACGGTTCGAATACTAAGTGGTGTACAACCGCACAATCCCCTGACCATTTCGAAAGATATACCTCAGGTAGGCAAGGACTATATTACATAATTAACAAAGCCAATTCCACAAACAAAGATTACTCAAAAATTGCAATACATTTTGACAACTTAGGAACTGAGAGATATTGGGATTCGAAAGATTCTCCAATGAGTGAACGAGAAATTGCAATTTTTAACTACGCGTTTCCCGAAATAGTTGATGTAATAAAAGCCGATTATAACATGAATGTGGGGTCAATGACCGACAAGTTTTTAGCAGAATCATTCGATAAAGTTGGTGAGTCATCAGCAGATAAAAGAAACTACTTGAACTCAACTTATACTTTATCAACACTTGTTAGAGGATTTCAAAACATACCTGATTTAGGTTTTGGTCATACAGAAGGTGTTTTAACAATATCTTTAAGTTCAGATGAAGACAACAAATTAATTGATGAATATAATATTTTTATCACATACAAATCTAAAGATGAAAAAACCTTTACAGCTAGTATAGGTTTTGGGAGTACTGATGAAGTTTCAAGTGACGATTTTGTAGACCTTGGGCTTGAAGGGTGGGGAATTGATGCGACATACTATCTTGGTAAAACCCCCGCAGAAACCGCTGAAGGTGTTAGAAGACACATTGCACATAGAGTTTTAGACCATATTGTAAACAATCAAAAACTTATACAAATGGTTGCTGGAACAACAAAAGTATTCAGACCCACGTATGGATATAAATTTGGTAAAAATAAAGGTTGGGTTAAAAAACTTGTTGATTATTTGGACAAAGGAAAGATAGGAACAAAATTAGATTTTCTTATGGATATTGGATATATTGAACCTGTAATTAAAGATGGTCAAAAAGGTTATAAAAAATCTAAAGGGAATCATTTTTACAAGCCACGTGATTTAAGAGGTCAACACTCGTCATTTTTTGCTGCGGCTAAAAATGCCGGTATTTTGGGATACAGAAAAGTTGGAAAGGATTTTTTCTTGATTAAAGGTCCTAATTTTGATGCATTCAAAAAAGGGGAACTCAAGGCACTTTAGACAATCTTCGAAAATAGATATATAACCCAAAAAATAATCCCGCAATACAATACAAAACGAAGTTCGCTTTCCATAAATCTCCTGTCAGTAATATTAGGGAATACTGAACGGCATCGAATCCAAAAGGATTGAAGAACAGAGCCAACATCAAAAAGATTTGTGATAGATTGTCTTGAAAAGTTTTTTTCCAAGTCTTTATTCTGTTTACCATCGTCCATATTATAGTATTACAAATTTATTTCTAAGTCAGAATTTTTATAATAAATAGTAATGTTCAAAAAAACTAAAAACTGGATGTATTCTAATACACACAATACGTGTGTGTTAATGCCAATGAAAACAGCTTCGACTCACGTATCTTGGGTTTTGAAATACTTTGACTTTGAATCTCATGTAAGAATTTTTTATGATGACGGAACACACAAAGATTTTACAAACTCTCACGTTCAACCCCATGATTGTTTCATACCAGAAGAATTAGTAAACCCGAAAACAATTCTGACCGTAAGAAACCCTTACGAAAGAATTTTATCTTTTTTTTTATTCACGAGGAATTACTTACTAAACAAAAATGTTTCACCAAGTGATTTCAGTTATTTTCTCAATGGTTTGAATGATGAAAGTAATGATTTCAAACAACTCAATTTTGTAATTGAAGTCCCCCCAACTTATATTATCAGAAAAGAGAATTTATATGAAGACTATTGTAAAATTAATTTCATCAATGAATCCGATTTGAATCATCTCGGTATTTTACAAAAAATGTGTGTTAAGAAAATTAACAAAACAAATTTGGAAATAGAAAAAGAAGATTTTTTGACTTCAGAAAACAAATCAATAATTTACAAATTATTCAAACCACATTTCCATTTATTTGGATATGAAAAATAATTGAAATATAATTGCAATAGAGAAAATGATTGATATAAAAAAACTAATTGATGAAGAGGGTCCTATCAGAAAATTTGATGGGATTGCACCTGAGGGATTTGTATTAGTTCATGAAAATACTCTGAGAGATTTAAAGAATTGGAAAATTTGGGAAGATTGGAAAAATGATGAAATAACTATACATGATTTGAATAAAAAAAATTTTGACAATACTTAATAATAAATTATATTTCTATCACAATAAATTATAACGTTGTGGAAAGTCATCAGTTCGGAATATTGGTAGAACTTTATTTGATTGGTGATGATGACAAAATCTATCCGTAACGTGTGGTGGTCATACTGATGAAACTATCTGCAGTAGTTTAAGGAAGTCGACTCCGAGGTATAACATCCCATCAGTCCCTGACCACTTTTTTTTTACTTTATGACAACAAAAAATCCAACATTCTTCGTAGACATTGACGGCACAATTGTCAAATACAGAAAGTTTAACGAATTATCCACAGCCGTATTAGAGCCAATTCAAGACGTAATTGACTATCTAAATCTTCAGTTTGATAAAGGTGCGGTTATAATTGTCACAACAGCTAGACCGAGTTCTTATGAATCTTATACGATAGGTGAGTTAAATAAAATAGGGTTGAAATACCACAAATTGGTTATGGACTGTGGAAGAGGAACTCGTGTGATATTTAACGATAAAGACCCCGAAAACCCAAATTTAGATAGGGCAGTAGGAATAAACTTTACAAGAAATGGTGGATTTGATTCGGTTGGTGGGCCACCAAACATAGAAAATTATGAGTCAAATTAAAGTTTCATATAAAAGACACTTAGCTAAAACAATTAGTTATAGATTTCTAAGTACATCAATTGGTTTTTTAGCCATGTGGTGGGCATCAGGTAGTATCAAAGTCGGAGCTGCTTTTGGAATTGTTGAACTTATCTACAAACCTCTACAATATTATATACATGAAAGAATTTGGTATAAATACATTAAATTCGGTCTTGTGGGTGATAAAAAAAGAAAGCAAAATTCAATTACAGAAGGTAAAATAAAATCACAACCAAAAGTATACGAGTATGATTTACCTATCACTGAACCACCTCCTCCACCGAAACCATCATCAGGAAAAAAAGTTTTAAATTATTCTTCAAATAGATAAACCGAGATATCTCGGTTTTTTTTATTTTAAATGTATTTATAGTATCTATGTCGAACATACTAACTAACATACAAAAACTTTATAATCAATTTGATAAGAATAAGGATATGGTCTCTGAGGTCTATATAAAACCTGATGAGTCTTTATATCCAAATTTGAAATTTGCTAAAAGAACTAGACAAGATGAGATAAATAAAGCTTTATTGGACGACTTACAAAAAGCATCTCAAATGACAGGTTTGGACATCACGATTGATTTCGCAAAGACTGACCACGGCAAATATGCAAAAAGTGGTAATGTAAGTAGACACTGGTCTCAAAATGCCGTAGACATTGACTATATAGGAGGAAAAGTTGTAAGTCCAAAAAATAGAGACGTTGTTGACAAGTTTGTAAATGCTCTTCTAAGTATGGGTTACAATAAGAATGCTGAGGGTTCATCACATCCTAAAGCTGTTTTGACCTTCGGTTTTGCAGGCCACGATAATCACGTTCACGTTTCAAATACAACTGGTTCACCGTCTTCTGTAGACCCCAACTACCAACCAAGTTCAGACGATTCAACTGAAGATGGAACTTCAGACACAACCAAGGCAGGTGCCTATGGTGAAAAAATCAATATAGGTGGAACAAAATCAAAATCCAAAAGTGCGGAAGAACAAAACCCATTACTTTACTTAGTCGCTAAAGACATTGGTAGTAAGGTTTTTAATCTTAAAGAAGGTTTCGGAAAAAACATCCAAAGTAATATGGGAACTATTGTAATTCCTGGTTCGAGTAATCCAAGAGTGAAAAGTCCGATAGATGGTGTAGTAAACAACAAAAGATTTGTTCAAGGATGTAAAAATGAGGTGACAATTGAGTCATCAACACAACCTCAGTTTTTTTTACAGTATTGTGGAATGACAACCAAGAAAGTAAATAATGGTGACCCTGTTTCTCAAGGTCAAGATATTGGAACTATGGATAGTAAGGACAATGCTGAGGTGTTGTTTCTCGACAAATCATATAATAGAAAAAATATAGACCCGCAAAAATTTGATTCTTTTGTTGATAAACAAAAAGAGAAAGAGCCTAATAAGAAAGTATATATAAAAGGTAGTAATAGACAATATTCGGACCCTGCACTTGCTGGTTTGATTTTATTACCAAAAAAGATTTTTGGAAATGTATACGACAAGGACACAGGTGAACTCAAAACAAAAAAGTGGAAAGATTGGGACTCAAAAAGAGATGTCGACCCATGGATTGCAAACGCCTTCAAAAAAGTTTTCAATAAGAAAAAACAACAAAACGAAGGTAAATTACAAGAAAATATAAAAAGAATAAAAGGACTATTATAAAAAAACCCCCTCAAATGAGGGGTTTTTTATTAGTTCGTTGTAGAAGAATATATTATTTTACTTCTTCTGCTCTAACAGAATCTACAACTGGAGCTACTGTAGAGTCTACCAATGTTGAGTCTGCTACTACAGCAGTTGAATCGGTTTTTACTTCGTTTGATGTTGCTCCGTTTCCACATGATGCCAATGCTACGATTGACAAGATTGCAAGGATTTTTTTCATTTTCTTTTTGTTTTTTTTGTTAATGTTTTAATAACGTCTTGAGTTTATAAATATAGAAAAGTTTTTCAGAATCGTCAATTAGCAGTGTAAACTTTTTTTTGCGGAGAGTATTGGATTCGAACCAATAGGCCAATTGCTCGACCACAGTTTAGCAAACTGCTCCTTTAACCACTCAGGCAACTCTCCTTTGTGTGAACGATGGGGTTCGAACCCACGACAACTAGCGCCACAAGCTAGTGCTCTTCCAACTGAGCTACGTTCACCATATTACTTACGAGGTCTTACTAGGATTCGAACCCAAATTTCTTCGTCCGTAGCGAAGTGTATTCATCCATTATACGATAAGACCTATCTGTTATTTTCTTCTAAACATTTCGGACAAAGTCCGTCTTTGTCTAAAAGTGTTCCGTGAATTCCACAAATATTATTCATAATAAAAATTTGTTATCCCCCAAGGATTCGAACCTTGAATAATTGGACCAAAACCAATTGTGTTACCGTTACACCAGAGGATATAATGTGGACCCTCACGGACTTGAACCGTGGACCTACTGATTATGAGTCAGCCGCTCTAACCAACTGAGCTAAGGGTCCTTAAATGATTGTTACACTTGGTTGTGTTACTTCCTCCTGACACCACTCAGGACTTCAATCATTTTTGTGGGAGTAGCTGGACTCGAACCAACGAACTCGAAAGAGGGAAGATTTACAGTCTTCTGCCATTGCCACTAGGCGATACTCCCATTAAGGAAAGGAGAAGATGGTTGCGTGGACATCTCCTTTTACGATTGGCATTACTCAGGTGTATTTCTCCCAACTCCGATGATACAGACCGAAATACACTCTCGAGTCATTAGTATCACCATTCCCCAATCAACCTATTTGCACGCACGGTAGGACTCGAACCTACAACACCTAGTTTTGGAGACTAGTACTCTACCAATTGAGCTACGCACGCGTGACTTATTTTTTCGTCCATTTACTTTTAGAGAGTAAGTCATCCCAATCTTCATATCCTTGTTCACGAGCATACTCATCGTTTTTTTTCCGAGTATATTCTTTCACTTTATCGGGGTCTCTCATTTCATCGGAATCTTTGAAACCTAATGATTTCGCACATTCCTCTTCACACCAGTTGTGAGAACCTATCTCTATGTTTATTGGTAAGTCAGTTTCCAAGGATTCGATAAAATCTTCGAATTGACTTGCCGATTCATAAGGCATTGTGTAGATTCCTTCATGAACCTGATATCCACTTTCATTTTTACTGTCGAAAACCTCGATTCTACCCATTCTGTATTTTTCACCCATGAGTGAAAATACACCATATCCCACAGTTGAATAACTGAATCTACCACGAGTGCTTACACCTAACATATCAACACATCTTGGATTTGCCTCCATGTAATGCGCTAAGTGGTCAACAAGCATCTCATCACTTAGTTCTTTTCCTTCTTGTTTTCTTCGGATGTTATTCAGGAACCATAACAAATCCGCTCTATTGATTTTCATAATTTTTTATTTATACAAAGATAACGAATTATCTCTCAAGTTTTTTTATACATTCATCTATTTTATCTCTTAATCTACCACCATACCCGAAGTCACCATCTACCTGAACGTGTCTCCACATCGGAACTCTTGGTTTCATCCATTTATATTGACCATCAAGTTTCATGTCGTCGATTGAAATCCAATTTGAGATTTTATTATCTTTTACCCACTTTGTGATTTCTGCTGCTCTTTCCCACTCAATTGAAGGTCTACTAAGTTTATTCCAAAGGTCCTGATGGGTTGTGATATCTACAATCGGAGCTGTTACACCATAGTATTGGAAAATACGTTTTAATTGTATAAAACTGAAATGTTTTCTCCAATCCGAACTCACAACTAAACTTGCGTTTGTTTCATCACAAATTTTTTGAAGTGCTTGACAATCATCTTCAACCCATGGGTAAGGGATTGTAAAAGTTTTACTGTGTTCGTTCAGCGTAACTCTCCCATCACCCCAAGTTCCCCATGCCAGTGGTCCATCTACATCAATAAAAATAATTTTACGTCTCATAACAATTTTATTTGTTGGAATGGGCGGATTCGAACCGCCGACATCTAACGTATCAGATTAGCACTCTAACCAACTGAGTTACATTCCATTATTGAGGTCAGGATAGGAATCGAACCTACGTAGAAAGTTTTGCAGACTTCCGCCTAAGCCCAACTGAGCTACGTCACCATTTGTAGTCCCTGTAGGAATCGAACCTACGACACCTTGCATGTAAGGCAAGTGCTCTTCCAACTGAGCTAAGAGACTGAATTTGTAGCCCCGCACGGACTCGAACCGAAATCTCCACCGTGAAAGGGTGGCGTCCTAACCTTTAGACGACGGGGCCAAGAATTACAAACTTACAACCATTATTTCAAAGAACCAAAAACTCCTTAAATAAAAAAACCCCGAACTTCATTTCTGTAGTCCGAGGTTTGTATATATAACTCTTCAGGAATTATAGGCTATCTCATGAGACTACAGCGCGTGTCTTAAACCAACAAATCTCTTGTTGTTTACTATAGACTTTATTACGCACTATTGTTCTCATTATTATTATAATTACTACAAATATAGTAAATCTCTTTTAAAAATCAAATTATTTTTCTGTACCCCAAGAGAGACTCGAACTCTCACGACCGAAGTCATTGGTTCCTAAGACCAACGCGGCTACCATTACGCCATCGGGGTATTTTAGTGAGTTCCGTTTGTTAGAGAAACTCCGTGTTCAAACCCTTTTATGAAATCATTTATTTCTTCTTGGGTCATACTATTATAAACTCTCCCAACAACAAATCCAATTTCATTACCTCAGGTGGGACTTGAACCCACACGGACATTTTCTGTCCACAAGATTTTAAGTCTTGCGCGTATACCGATTTCGCCACCAAGGTATAAAACAAAAGTAAGGAATCAGTATTGAAAAAACAAATGAATTAGAACTTTTCTTCCCAAACAGTATCTCTTTCTGTTTCTTCAATATTCATTGTGTGATTTAAGGTTATCTCTTTACGGTCCAAATCAATTTCGAAATTACCTTGAGAACCTTCGTTGATTTCCCATCCACCAAAATTATTTTCAAGCATTCTGTATGCGTAGTCTGAAACCACCGCAGGAACAGAATCACCATTTGTAAAATCGTCTTCCAAGTAACCAGAGTCACCACTTCCATTGTAGTCAAGTTGAAGGACTCTATCACTAATTTCCTCGTCGTTTTCTAACGTATCAAAAAGCTCCATTAAATCCTCATTGTCGTCTTCTTCCAAAGAATGAGTAATAGATTCGGTATTCCCAACATCATAGTAGCTATAGTCATAGGAGATTGAAATTTCTCTAGTTTTACAATCAATCTCAATCATAACTCTTCCCCAATTGATATCGTCATATTCGGGTTGTTTAATTAGTTCATTTTCACAAACATAATAAATGCTTTTCTGAAAAATTGGAATTAATCCTTCAGGAATTTCCGCAACGTAATTATTTGAAAAATGTGTTACATTTTTCCAATCGATATCGTCACAATCAAAATAAGAGGTATTCATTTCGAATTCGACAAATGCATCTTCCATTCCGATGGAACCTAAATAACGACAGATACGATTTAAATACTTTTTTTCGTCTTTAGTTAATAAATCTTTCATGATAATATAAATATCAATCTTCGAACTCTAATTTTATTGTTTTCAACATCCAAGATGGCCTTGTGTTCGATACCATGTTGTTTATCCATTCTTTTGCGGAAGGGATATAATTATTACAATCTTCCTTTACGTGTTGTTCACCAACATATCGGGTGTAGACTGTCTTACCATCACTGTTTTTGAATTCAGGACCAAACCTCTTTTCCATTTCGAAAATCCCTTCCGAATGATGTCTAAACATTCTGTGTAAAGAATCCCCGAACCAACCTTTGGTCTCATCCATCCACTCATGTAAATGAATATAATCCTCAGGTTTTCCACCAAACTTTTTAGCGGAACTTTTTGCATGTAAATTAGGGTGTGACATTTCTCCAAGATTCTTTTCGATAACCAAATAAATGAAATTGCTCCTCAAAAATTTTATAAACGTAGTTGGATACTTCTTCATCATAAAATTCCTTCCATGGTTTCCTTTTTTCATTCATTTGTCCTTCAAATTCTGTTTTGAATTTGTTATTACTTATGAACTCATCAAAGGTTTTCTTGATATCGGAATTCTCCAAATCCAAAAATTTCAAAGACTTGAGGTCATTCTCCAAATTTTCCTGTTTTATGAATTTATCAAATGGTCTACCCAAAATTTCATAATTTTTATGATATTGTAATTGATAATCATTAATTATTTTCGGGTTTTCGAGGGATTCGAAAACCCAAGTTTTGAAATGTTTTTGAAAATCATTCAAATGATGTGAATACAAATAAAACAGGGATACTAGTCTAGAGTAAGGGTTTCTAACGTTTGATACGAAGAAATAGTCTTTTTTGTTGGAATCAAATGTAAAATGATGGTCAAAAGTTTGAAAACCCATAACACGAAGAAGTTCTTTAGTTGAACGTGTTCCTGTTCTTTGTGGGGTAAACCAATAAACTTTGTGTTTCTCTGAGATATGCATTAGTAAATTTTTGTGTTGTTTCTTCTTGCCTCTTCCGCTTCCTTATAGATACGTATCCAAGTTAGAGTAATATCAACAGGTGCTAACACCCAACACATGATAATCAAACCTAAAGTATCTAATCCAGGTGAGATACCAAGACCACCTGCCATAACATCTCTGTTCCATTTTCTTACTGACATGACAAGACAATAAGCCAAACAGATTAAATAATAAGACCAAAAAATTTCCATAACTTTCAAATTTTAGTGGAGAATGAGGGAGTCGAACCCACGACAACTTGAATGCAAATCAAGTGCTCTACCAACTGAGCTAATTCCCCTATTTGAGCCTCCTGTCGGAATCGAACCAACGACCTACTGATTACAAATCAGTTGCTCTACCTGCTGAGCTAAGGAGGCGATGTGAGCGGAAGACCAGGCTCGAACTGGCCACCCCGACCTTGGCAAGGTCGTGCTCTACCGAATGAGCTACTTCCGCAATTTTCTGAGCGGGAGACCAGGCTCGAACTGGCCACCTATAGCTTGGAAGGCTATCGCTCTACCAAATGAGCTACTCCCGCATATTCCGTTTTTCCTTCACATTTAGCCCAATCACCAGTGAAACAATGATTGGATTTTGGATGGAGAAGTCTGCAAGGATTTCTCCCATTAGACCGTTACCACGGACAAACTCTACCAGCGGAACGGACGGGGCTCGAACCCGCGACCTCTTGCGTGACAGGCAAGCATTCTAGCCAACTGAACTACCGCTCCATTTGAACAGGTTTTTTGTGTCCTTTTACACATCATGACCAACATATTACTACATTGGTGGTTACATTTTCGTCTTTGGTTAATTACTCCTGACTTATAGTAAACACTACCCTCACCGCTCTGATACCGCGAATCAAGACGGCGTCTTTGGGATTCATATACCGTGGGGTTCCACCACAGTCTTCACCTGTTTTGCGTCCTCTCATGGGCTCGAACCATGGACCCTCTCGTTAACAGCGAGATGCTCTACCGCTGAGCTAAGAAGACGTTTTGTTGGGAAGACAGGATTCGAACCTGCGGCCCCCTGGTCCCAAACCAGGTGCTCTACCGGGCTGAGCCACTTCCCATTATTAAACAAAGGTAATAAAAAAACCCCGAACTTTCAAGATTCAGGGTTTTAATGTTTGGCTTTGTTTTTTATTATCCTACATCTGTATCTGAATCTAAGCATAGATTACCCCCATCACCATTAGGTGTTGTAGGTCTGAACACTAAATTCGTATTAACAAAAAGTTGTTTCATATTCTAATAAATACAAAGGATTTTATAAAAGTCTACTGAAGACTTTTTCAAAATATTCTTCCTCTTCGTTGGTTAACGAATAATATTTTGATTTTAACTTATCGAGTTTTTCCTCAAATTCCCTTTCACCATACCCTGTAGGTTTGATGGACTTTTTAACATCACCTTTTTCATTATAGAGAGCCTGAGGTAGATGACCATCATCTACAAGTTCTTTAATCAATTCTTTGATGTCACTTTTGTTACAAGCTCGAACGAATTCGTATGGTTCGATATCAATATCTATGTATGGCATTTTTAATAATTTTCACAAAGTTATGAAAAATTATTGAATACCAAAAAAGTTTTTTCTTTTTTCTATGTCTTGCATTATTTTCTTGATTCTCTGAACAGTTTGGTCAATCTCTGAATCAAGTTCTTTAACTTTCATTTCGAGGCTTTGGATTTTTTCAGGTCCCTCTTTTTTATATAGGTATCTTTCCATAGATGTTAAAGGACTTTCGAGAGGTTTTCGCCCTCTTTTCTTTGGTTCTGAAGGTTGAGGTATTTCCTGTTTTTTCGGAATAAAAGCAATGTCAGTTTTTATTTCGGGTTCAAATTGTTTTTCTTTATTTTTTGAACCTGCGGGTCTTCCTCTTTTTCCTGTTGGTTCAGGTTTTCCATATCTTAATATCTTGGATGCAATTTTGGGAAACGTTGAGCTTACTGATTTGATGAAAGTTTGTGATTCTTTGGGACTCAACATATTCAAGAAATCGCCAAGTCTATACAATGCACCGACCAACTCTGAATCTGTATTTGCCTTTTCAGTCGTTTTAAATTTTACGAATGTTCTGAATTGCTCCATATTTGGTAAGGAATTAATCAACTGGGGTTTCGAATATAATTCCTCGAATAACCATTCTCCGAGGTTCTTAACAATCCAATCGAATTTTTCATCCGACATCAATCTTGCTTCGGATAATAAGTCTTCGTAAAAAAGAAAAAATTTCATATTGATAAATACACCGTTTTTTTAATATTTATGTAAATGATGGATTTAGACAATAACATTTCGTGTCTTTTGGGAACTACAAGTTCATATGAGAACCCTTGGGTGATGGAACGCAGGATACCCCGAACCATAAACTATTGCTAAAAACGTTACATATCTAAGGGGTTCATTTTTTGGACCCCTTTTGTTTTTTATTAGAAAATAAACTATTATTGCAAAAAATTACAAAATGGGAAGTGTATTGGTTTTAAATTATGATTACACCCCGTTGAATGTAACTACTATTCGACGAGGATTTGTTTTAGTGGATAAGGGTAAGGCAGAAATTGTCAAGTCTGATGAATCCCCTATTACTGCTGGATTCAAAACATATGTCCGACCTGTGATTATTAGATTACTGAAATACATCAAACATTTCACAAGGAATCTTCGCGCAAATAGGAATAGAATCTATAAGAGAGACAACTATCAATGTGTTTATTGTGGGTCAAGTAAGCACTTAACTTTGGACCACGTAATTCCAAAATCTAGGGGAGGTAAAAATGATTGGATGAATCTTGTAACATCTTGTTTCAAATGTAACTTGAAGAAATCTAATAAAACACCAGAAGAGGCTAAAATGCCAATGAGACATAAACCTTTTGCCCCAACATTAGTGGGGGAGAATGTAACCGTGAGCAAAGTTTGGGAGGATTTCCAAAAATCATTCATTTATTAAAATAAAAAACTATAATTATGGATACTATGTCAAACAAATCACTCAAGATTGTAATCGTTTTTTTAAGTATTTGTCTCATTTGGACTAGCATTAGATTGTCTAACGAAAAACAAAATATTGAGCCGACGAAAATGGAACTAGTTCAAACAAAAAAAAGTTTGGATAGTTTAAAGATTGTTAGTGATTCACTTTATTATGAATTATTTCCTATACAAGTTGAACTTGGTAGATTCCAAGTGGCTTATGAAATATTCATGGAAAGGAATCCAAAAGCCGCGTCACAGTATGGTGACATAATCTCACAAGAAACCGAATAATATGGAAAATAATAATGAACTAAACGAATTACAAGATTCGAAAAACCCCCAAGACACACTAACATCATCCCTCATACTTGCTAGAGCACTTAGTCTCATACTTCAAGAAAACCAAGGGATTGTTGTTGACCTTTTAAATAATTTGGATTTAGGTGATGACACATCCAAAGTAATTGTTTTTAAATTTCAAGAACAAATTCACATCTATAAATGCGAAGAGGATTTGGCTGAGGGAACCGCTGTTATGATGGGTGAACCACCGATGGACTCTGAATAAAATTTAAATACATGAGGGTATTAGGATTTTCTGTCGGACACGACAAAGGTGCTGTTATTGTTGAAAATGGAAAAGTCTTGATTGGAATTACTCAAGAAAGAATTTCAAGAATCAAACATGATGGAGCACATCAAGGTGGATTAATTCCTGCCGAATCTATAAGATATTGTCTTGAAAATTCAGGATATACTTTTAGAGATATCGATTTATTTGTCTACAGCACAACTGAAATTGTTGATGACGTTCAAAAAAAGTTTATCGAAGAATTTCAGTTTGACCCTACGGGTAAATTCGAGTTTTTACCTCATCATTTGGCCCACGCATATTCTTCTTTTTTTAGTTCAGGATTCGATGATGCCGTTGTGGTTGTTGCAGACGCATCGGGTAGTATTTTGAATGAAAAAAATAAATTACCTGAGTGGTATCCGAAAGTTAGTAGGAAAGGTCTCAATCACGAAGAAGATTGGACAGAAGCAATTTCAATTTATCATTTTAATAAAAATGATTACAAAGAGGTTTATAAGAAATGGATAAAATATCCTGTTCCGATTGATACTAACGAAGATGTTTCTGTCGGAACCGTTTACTCTGAAGGTTCACTTCAATTAATTTATGAACCCAATACCAATTCTTGGCCTGCAGGTAAACTGATGGGACTTGCGTCATATGCTGACAAGGACATAGTCGAGGAAGCTCCACATTATATTGTTGAAACAGAAGATGGAGATATTTTCATTCCAAATAATAGAATATATCCCAAAGTGACATATGATTCAGATTTTTTCTCAAGAGCTTGTGTTGCTGGAATATATCAAAGGGAACAAGAAAGGGTATCTCTAATGTTAGCGAAGAAAGCAAAGGAATTGACCGATTCTGAAAATATTTGCGTGGCAGGTGGGTCTTTCCTTAATTGTAATTCTAACGAAAAAATCCTCAACTCAGGATTGTTTGAGGGTTGTTACTTCATACCTCCCTCTGACGATAGTGGAATCCCTTTAGGGTGCGCCTGGTATGGTTATCAACTTATGAGTCCGATTGAAAAAAATAATTTTCTTTCTCCTTACATAGGTAAAAATTATTCTAACAATGATATTGTTTCAGCAATAAACCAATACCCAAATTTATATCATGAAAGATTTGATGATTTTGACGAACTTGTTGATAAAGTCTCACATTGGTTAACTCAAAATAGGGTCATAGGCTGGTTTCAAGACCAATCTGAAATTGGACCTAGAGCTCTTGGTAATCGTTCAATCTTAGCATCACCTATCAACAAATGGATGACAGGTCACATTAATTCAGACATCAAAAAAAGAGAATGGTATAGACCGTTTGCACCCGCCGTGTTATTTGAACACCAAAGTGAAATTTTTGATTCTAATGTTTTTTCTCCATATATGTTGGTTACGACTAACGTAAAAGAATCTTGGAGAGATAAAATACCTGCAGTAACTCACATTGACGGTTCCGCTAGACATCAATCGGTTTCAGAAAAATCTAATTATAAATTTTATAAATTAATCGAGAGTTTTTATAACAAAACAGGAGTTCCAGTTTTACTCAACACGAGTTTCAATGGCCCTCATGAACCAATTGTTGAAACTCCAAAGAATGCAATTGACACCATGTTAAGTTGTAAACTCGATTACTTAGTAATAGGAAATTATTTAATCAAAAGATAGTATGAGCACGATTTATGGTTTTTTTGGTGGTTCTCATAGTCCATCCGCGTGTTTAATTAGAAATGGAAAGATTGTATCATGTATAGAAGAAGAAAGATTAACCAGAATTAAGGCTGGTGACAACTTCGACAGTTTTCCAGAATTATCCTCAGAAGAAATTCAAAAATACACAGGTCTTAATGTTCACGATGCTGATTATAGGGTTTTTGTTGAGCCGGTAATCGATGCGTTCGCAAAAAAATTGACCAAGGATAATTTTGAGAGAGTTGGTCATCACGATGCTCATTGCTATGGTTCTTATTTTACAAGTGGTATGGATGGAAAAGTTTTAAGTATTTCATACGACGGTGGAGGAGACAAAACCGTAATGAAAGTCTACCTTTGTGAAGATGGTAAAATGAATTTGGCATATTCTTATGATTTTGCAACAACGGGAAGTATACCTCATCTTTGGGCATTCAGTGTGACCTCAATTAGAGGATATAACGAGAATGGAGAGAGCATTTGGAAAATGTGTAAAGACGAAGGGAAACTTATGGGAATGGCACCTGATGGGTTTTACGATGAGAGGATATATAAAATTCTGAATTCAATAATCGATTACAAAGACTTCAAATTTTTCCCATCGAATACGGGTGCGAAAGCTAGATTTGTTGTAGACACAATGTTCAGGAAAGGTTATTTCGACTCACAAGAGAAACTTCAGGTTTTTTCGTTTAACTTACAAAAATTAACTGAAGACCTTTTCCTTAATTTTTTAGACGACCTTCACACTAGATTTCCCGATTATAAAAAATTATGTTTTTCTGGTGGTTTGTTTGCCAACGTAAAATTAAATCAAAAAATTAATCAACTACCTTGGGTTGAGGAAATATATATTGTTCCACCTATGGGAGACGAAGGGTTAAGCTTAGGTGCATGTATAAAGAAAGCAGTAGACTTGGGTGAAATCACAAAACCATTCAAATTGGATAATGTTTTTTTTGGTAAAGAGTATGATGATGACCAAATTTCATTGATTAGTCAAAAATATAATTTTGAGAAAAAGATATATAACCCTTCTGAAATCGCTAAGAATATTGATGAGGGTGAAATTATCGGTTGGTTTCAACACGGATTTGAATTTGGTCCACGAGCCTTGGGTGGTAGAAGTATTCTTATGAGACCAACAAGCTCAGACACTCATAGTAAATTAAACAAAAGGTTGAAAAGACATGATTCGATGCCATTTGCACCTATTGTAATGTCAGAATATTTTGATGAAATTTTCTTTGAAACAAAGTCAAAATACTCCGCAGAATTTATGACTATTTGTTATCAAACTAAAGAGAATTGGATTGAAAAAATACCTGCGGTAATCCAAAAATCAGATAAGACTGCGAGACCTCAGATTGTAAAAAGAGAGAAGAACTACAAATTTTGGGAAATACTTGATGAATACTATAAAATTTCAAATATACCTGTTTTGTTAAATACTTCTTTCAACACTCACAATGAACCAATTGTAGATAACCCCGAACAAGCCTTTTCTAAATTACAAGATAAAACTTTAGATAAATTAGTTATTGGAAATTATGTTTACACAAATAGGTGATGAAAAAATTGTGATTGACTTTAACAAAGGAATTACAGTCAGAGTTGGTGGACCCGAACAATTATATTATGTTGAATTACATGAATTTAAAAAAGGGGACCAACAACCTTATATCGTTGAGGGAATTCATTTCACAACTATGAATGACTGGTATATGAAAGAGTTTCATCTACCTATAGAGTTTTACATGGACTTCGAAATCATAATTTATAAGTTTGATGATACTTTTGGATTGAAAAGAATTTACTCTCACAGATATAATGACCGAGACCAACTTGTTAGATTTATTTTGGATACGGATAATTTAGACGAAGCTTCAGTGTGGTTGAAAAGATGTATGACATACAAAAAAAGAAATGAATGTCACGTAGAAATTATTTCAAATTTTGATGAAATTAACTCATACTCAGAAACAAGATTCAAAGATAGAAATCTGACACCTTATAAGACATACAGGATAGGTAAATTTCCAAAGAACAGTAATGATTGGAAAACAGTAGACCCGAGAAAAGAGGGTGTCATTTGGTTCGGTAATTGGAAAACTTTTTGGTCTTACCAACATCCAAGATTATGGAAATCTTTATCAAGCCAAGAAATTGTAGACGATATTTTGGGTTTGTAACTTTTTTTATCTAATTTTGTTACAAATAATAAATTATGAATATCGGTAACGAATTTACATCCTATTACACAAAACATTTAGGGAAAGGTTCACTTGACCTACACTACTTCAATCAACAAATTGAATCTTCAATGACTCCATATATTTTGGAAGAAAGGGAGATGAGAGCAACTCAGATTGACATATTCTCACGTTTGATGAGAGACAGAATAATTTGGGTGGCTGGTGGTGTTGATGATAGAATGTCGACCGTAGTTCAAGCACAATTAATGTTCTTAGATAATAGTGATAAAACTGACATAACGATGCACATTGACTCACCAGGTGGCAGCGTGAAATCAGGACTCTCAATGGTTGATGTCATGCAATATGTCACTTGTGATATCCGAACTGTTAACACAGGTATGGCGGCTTCTATGGGTTCAGTTTTACTTGGTGCAGGAACCAAAGGCAAACGCTCCTCCCTCAAGTTCTCTAAAACGATGCTTCACCAGACATCAGGTGGTGCGGGCGGAAATATTCAAGATGCGAGAATCAATTTCATTGAGTGGGAAAAAACCAACAAAATATTGTTTGAATTATTAGGTGAGTTTTGTGGTAAAACTCCCGAACAAGTTATGGAAGACTCCTCTCGAGATTTTTGGTTATCTGCTGAAGAGTCCGTTGAATATGGTATTATTGACGAGATTGTTAAAACAAAAAAGAAGGGTTAACCCCTTCTTTTCGTTTTTTTGAACACCCCCCTTTTTGTTTTTTACCACTTTATGGTGGTTTCATTATTAAGCCACCGCAGGTTTTGCCTGAACTTTATTTAAAACATTTTCAGCTTTGTCCGTGAAACTTCCAAAGAGCTTGCATACACCATCTGACATTTGTTTTTCGAGGCCCTTGATGAATTCAGTATCTTTGATTGCTCCACCCAATAAGTTTCTTATTATACCGTAACCTGTCCCGTCCATACCTTTCGATTGCATCATAGTTCTGACCAAAGCCTCTGCTAAACTCTCAGCAACCAATTTTGTTAATTCTCTACAGTCGGATAATGCATTTGCTAATCTTCTTGGGTCTGATGCAATGAATGATGATACAAATTTTGCGAAAGGACCTTTCATATTGAACCAACCAAAAATAGAATCAATCATAGGTTCTACAATTGCCTGTCCTAATACGCTCCATCCTTGTCCAAATAGTTTATCTAATATATCTGTGAATTTGAATTCCTCATTAATTAGACCTTGTGATTCAAGAACATTAATCTCTTTCAATACTTGAATGAAAACCTTTTTTTGTTTTTCCTCAGATAAAGACCTGAATTTTGATTTAGATTCAACAATAACTTTCAATCTACTTTCAACTAATGTTGTTTCAACAAGTCTATTATCTCTTTTCTTTTTTTCCTCGAGTAATTTTTTTCTTACAATTTTATTTACCATAAAAATTTTTTAAACTTTTAAATCTTTTAATTTTTTCTTCAATTCGAATCTGAAGTTGAACATTCCTTTGTTTGCCCTTTCTTTACAAATTCTAACAACACTTTTCAGATTAGCTCTTTCTGCATCACCCAAAGGATATGTTCTAGAACCTAACTCTTGATTATTCCAAAGTGTTTCGATAGCCGTCTTACAATTTTGTGAATTTACCTCAAGTTTTGTTCCTTGTTTAGCATCTGCAACTTTTTGTATCTTTCTGTATACGTAGAATTTGTCTTTCAATTTTTCGAAATAAGGATAATACTGACTATAGTCTCCGCTTATCTTACCATTATTTTCAGCATCTTTACCTGTTAAATCTAATTTCTCATACTCACCGCCGTCCCTTAATTGATATTCTGATGGGGGTTGTGCCATTTCGAACCAATTTTCCGTTCTGAGTTGTTTAATTATATCTTTTTGACTATTATCTAAACTTGGTTTTCCTGCGGTCTGTCCTGCCTGATTAGTTTGACCAGTGTTTTGAGAAGATACGGTAGAAACATTTGCTTCAGGACAGTAAAATTTATCGTAAACTTTACCTTGTTGATTCAGAATGTTCATATCACTTGTAAAATAATATGTTAGTCCCTGTCTTGATTTTCTTGACACAAAATATATCCCATCTTTTAATTTCCTTATCTCACTCCTTTTACCACCGAGACATTTTGACTCAACCACTTTTATGAAGTTGTTTAGAACATCCGCATCAGTTTTGGTTAATGTATTAGTTTCTACTTTCGAGTCTGTTTTTGTTGTCTCAACAGTTGAAATAGTGGGCGTTGTTGTTTTAGTCGTTCCGTCAGCGTTGTATGGTGATGCAGGGTCTCCTGGTGCAACATCATCAGGTCCTAAACCACTTGCCTGTTCTTTAATGAAACCATGCATTTTCAAGATTTCAATTTTGTAACTTTCGTCTATTCTTAAACTTTTCATATTAATTATTTTGTAGAAATTCGTCAGGAGTTAAGCCGAAGACTGATTCGGATTCTTTAGCAAAATCATTTGTTGTTTTAGTAGTTGTTCCACCTTTCAAATAATTTTCATATTCTTTTCTGACATCTTGATTATTCCATTGTTTTTGTGTTCTCGGTCCAAACCTTCCATATCCACCTCCGTTCTGACCTTGGTTTAAAATTCCATCTTTATAACCTGTTGCCCATCCTGCCTTATTTTTATCGAGCCAATCTTGAAACTTTTTCACGTCAAGTCCAGCTGGGGCTGAAGGATTTGTAACAGTAGTTTGTTTCTTTTTTGCTACACCAGTTTCTATTGCTTTTTTAGTAGCATCTAGTCCCGCAGTAATCCCTTTGGCCACGTCACCAACAGCAGTGTTGGCTGTAGATGTTGTTGTTGGGATATTTGTAATTTTAAAAGTATTTTCTTTAAACTTACCGAGGCTGTTGAACTCCGCAGTTGCGTCAACACCTATAGATTTTAGATGATTGATTATTTGATTCACTGAATCAGTATTGTCACTTCCGAAGTCATTATTGACCCATTCATCAATAGCCAAATTACTATTAAAATAAGCAACTTGAGAATTTACTCTCTGAAATTGGGCCGGCGTTTTAATTTTTTTTAGACCTGACAAAAACATATTTTCATTAGTTCCAGCACCACCAACTCCATTCCAAATTTCACTCGCAATTTTGTAATCTGGGTCTGTCCTTGGTAATGACGCTTCGGTCATTTCAAGGTTTTCATTGAGAGTTTTTTTGGAATCGTATTTCATCCTCAATAAAATTGCATCTAGTGATTCTTGTGGATTTAGTTTTTTCCTATACATAAGATTTTTCTTTATAAATATTACGATATTCCCTATTTTTATACAAAATCAGTTCCGCCAGTTTTTCCCATAACTCTATCCGACTTCCAAACGTATTTTGGGTCATTCATGTAAGTTTTTCCAAACTTTCTCCCTGATTCCCATTTGGTAATTGCAGTTTGATTTGACTTTCCACGAGCGAGACCAGTTTCCCATTTTTTTATCGCCTTACCTGTTGATGCACCTCCGGCTGAACCAGACTCACCTGAAGGTGGAGGAGTATCCTGTTCATCAAGTTCCTTTCCTTTTCCTTTAGAGGAATGTTTCTCAAAAAAATTAATTAAAAAATCTACGTCTAATATCATTCAAATAAATATTTTTGTATTCGATAAAAAAACTCTACTTTTGCAAACATGAAAAAATATATTCTGATTCTCTCGCTTTTCTTAATTTCTTGTGAAAGATATGTGACTGAGGTCTCTGACCTTACAATGAGTGGAAAGTATGTTGTCTCTAAATTACAGGTTATTCAAATAGTTAATCCTGTTAGTAAAGATTCTACATACCTATCAAATCAAATTTTTATCGAAAAAAGTCTCCCCGACCCATTTGACACAATCAAAATAAACGATTTTTATATCCATTTTACTTATTCAAATGTTATGATTGGGTGGGAACGATATTATGAACGTTGGGAATACGGAAATCCTCAGACTGAGCCAATTTTTTATAATAGAATACCTTGGACATTCGATGCTTATGCTCTCGGCAAGATACAATTCAATTATATTCCTAAAAATAAAGGGGTAGTCTTTCCAGTAATATTACAGGTTGATAGTGATAGATTCGAAACACTTCAACTTTCAGGTTTGGAATACACTCCCCTTGGAGCTAATGGTCCAAGATATCGATTAATATTTTCTCTCACAAGAGTTGGACCCTAATACGATTGTGATTTCGGAAGAAATTTAGGGTTAATTGTGTAATATTCATTCAAAAATATTATTAACTCTTCTTCGTCCAACTCAATTTTTTCTTCACCTGCCACAACGTCATCTTCGAATTCATCTTCAAAAAAATTAAATGATTCTGTAATCAAATCAAATCCATATTCTTCTATAATTCTATAGTCAATATTATCCGTTCTTATTTCCTCATCACTGTCACTTATTGTTCTAAATACAACTTCTACGATGTTACTCTCGTTGTTAAAGAAATAAGAAATAATTTCTTTTACTTCCATAATTTGTTTTTATAAGAAATATTATAAAATCACATAAAAGTCATTCCTTGAAATTTTATTTTACCATTTTTTTTAACTGTATTTATTGTTATAATTTATTATAAAAACTTTAAGATGAGATTTAATTCACTTACAATAGATGATTTTTACGCTAACCCAATGGATGTAAGAAATTTTGCTTTGAGTCAAGAATTCAAAGTGAGAGGAAATTATCCAGGACAAAGAACAAGGTCCTTTCTGAATGAACCGTTAAAAAAGAAACTCAGGGACATTTTATACCCATTCGCGGGTGAAATTACTTATTGGGGAAGTGATGACCCTGAAAATAACTACACGGGTTCTTTTCAATACACATTAGCATCCGATAGGTCTTGGATTCATGCAGACTCTACAACCGATTGGGCGGCAGTTTGTTATTTAACTCCTAATGCACCATTGAGTTCTGGAACAGGCATTTTCAGACACAAATCGACAGGGTGGATGCGTTATGATTACAAAAGAGAAAATGAGGTAGGATATAAAGAATCTGCTCCTCCCGGTTACGACATGCAAGATTACACTAAATGGGAAATTGTTGATAGAATTGGAAATGTTTTCAACAGATTAATAATGTATCGTGCCGACAACTATCATGTTTCTTTAGATTATTTTGGTAAAGACATGAATGATGGAAGATTGTTTCAAGTTTTTTTCTTCAATACTGAACGTTAATCTAACTCAAATTTTAACAATAACTCGGGATTTAGTTTTGCTATAACCTCCATTATCCCCTCAGAACAATAACATAAATGTGAGGTGCTCCAAACGAACCTTCCATAATTAAATCCTAAAACAGATGCACCAATATCCTTTCCCTCCGATATTGGTTTCAAGAAAAAATCATCCAAATTTACTAAAAAATCTAATGCATCACTGATTCTTGTTTCGTAAACGGGAATTTGGACTTGCTGAATTATTTCTTTGAAAGTGTGATAATCAGTTTTTTCACATGGCGGTTCCGAAATTGGTTGAATGTCTAAAAGTTCATTCCTTGTATTAGGGGTAAGATGCCATAACCAATATTGGTTAGATACACTTATTTTCCTGAAGTCTTTAACTTCAATTTTATTATTAATCATTATCTCAAATTAGCTCCACACAGCCAAGTTACAAGTGACCTTCTCAAACCAGAAGAAAGAGGTGTTACTCTGTGTAAAACAAATGAAGGGAAAAAACATATTAACCCCTTTTCTCTTGGAACTGAAAGAATGCTACCACCCAAATTCATTTGTAAATCGCCTCCTTCATACTCAGTGGGTTCTGATAGTTGTAAAACAACAGACAACTTTCTGTTGGAGATGCCAACACCCAAATCAGCATGCCAATCATAATGACCACCATTACCATAATATGTTGTATATTGTAAATCATCCTGAAAATCCCAAATGTCAAAATTCCACATTTCAGCATTTGCCTTAATTGCTAAATCTGAAATTCTATCAAATATCCATTGAGATTCTGTGTTTTTTCCCATCCAAGAAATATCACTTACTCTATAGTCAGATGTGCTTTCAGAGTTTCCGTCATCACCAACGACAGTCCCCTTGATTTTGTTAAGAGAGTCACCGTATTTGATTATAGAATCAAGTTCCTCAGAACTGAAAGCGTTTGTGAAATAATAATAATTGAAGTGATTTACATTGTTTCTTTGGTTAGACACAAATTTATTTTCGTTGGCCATGTTTTTTTCTTTAATTTTAGGTTTAATCCGATACTATTTCAATAGTATGTTTCAAAAAAAAATAATTTTTGATGTAGTAATCCTGAAAGAAAATTCGAGCCTAATAGATATACGGATACAAGAAAATAAAGATTACATCGACCATTTTATTATCATCGGTAAAGAAAATTTAATTGATGAAATACAAGATTTGATTAAGACGTATCCCAATATAATTTTTAAAACTACAAATGAGTTTGATAATTTAAAATTATCTAAATTAATAAAAGAAACTATAAAACCGTTGTTCAAAAATTTTGAGGATTTGATACTAATTTCCGATGAATTTTCAATCCCCTATATCAAAAATTTTAAAGACGAAGACCTTGATTTTTATGCATATAAATTCAATTCTCATAAAGTAATCGATTCGACTTTTGAAAAAAGACGTAAATTTTTGGAGTTGGGCACTGCAATTATGGATTACAGTTTCATAGTATACCAAAAAGATTTTCTCACAATTTTGGAAAAAAATAAAAACAAAGTTTTTGATTTTCTACAAACAGAACCGAAGGGAATAAAAATTGAAAAAACTTCCTCAACCTATCTTTGTCCGATTTCGAATATTGATGTCTTATGGATTCATGAAAAAAATAGTGAAACAGACTCAAAAAAAATTCTAATCAATTTTGATGATAATTTCGAATATGAATTTGATTCATACGATAAAATAATTGAAATAGAACCTGTCCATACGTTTCCTGAATCGACCTACTATGACCCACAACATAAAGTTAATCGTTTGAAGATATTTGTTCCAAATAACGAGATGTATGAATCACCAAATTTTTTGAAAAGTTATTTGAAAAATGAAATTTTGAGAATTTTAAATTTTCTACCAACACAGGATAATGATGAAATATTTTTAAAATATGAAGACGAAAAAATGACCATTCATATTTCAATGGAATTAAAAAACCCCTCATGAGAGGGGTTTTAAATTATTTGATAACTTTCATTCTTAACATCATTTCCATTATTCTATTTTTCTTATTGATGAAATTCTCTCTGAGGTCCTCATCAATTTCATCCCAATTTCCTGTATGAGCTTTGATTTCTTCCCATGATTTATCTTCAGGATTAAATTTTGTCAAATCTAAATCAAGTTCATCTTTAGCCAAATCTTTTTTCCAATATACATCATCTTCTGCAGTATCATCACTATTTGTTTCACCGTAACTTGACGTTTGGTATGGTCCTGCACTTCCTGGCCCTTCACTATCGAAATCATATGCTGGTTCCATATCACCATATATTCCTTGAACTCCTGAGATATCATTTGCTTCTTCGAGCTCATCGTCTTCAAAAGCAGATTCCATAAATTCAAAGTCATCTTCTTCATCCAATTCACTTTCAGTTGGATAAACTGAATCAGGTCCGTTGCTTTGGAATTCGTATGCCTTTCCTTCCTCACTTTTATCCAAATCCATATCATCCGCTTCTATATCGAATGGACCATCTCCAATTTTAGGTCCCTCTGATTCAAAATCATATGCTGGGTCAATATTACTTATATCCATGTCGGGTGCATTTCCACCACCTGTATATCCTTGTTCATACATCTCACCACCATCCGCTTGCAAATCTTCAAAACCATCATCTTCATTATCAGGGTCCTCGTAATCATCTTCTACTTGTTCATTTTTGATTCCCTTCATATGATGCATTTTTTCAAATGTTCCGTATTTGTTTCCACCACCTTCAACATAATCAAATTCATCATCACCCAAATCTTCTACGTTGTAGATATCATCTAAGTGTCCAACTTCTTCGATTTCTTCCATTTTGTATCCACACTCCATACATTCTCCTTCCGTCATGGCACCTCCACATTCTGAACACATTAATTCTTTAGACTCTTCCATTGCACCCACTTCACCTTTCCAACCACACTCCATACATTCTCCTTCCATCATCATTGAACCACATTTATCGCAAACTTCTTTTTGTTCCTTTTGTTCGTTGATTCCAACGTTTGTATATGGTTTTACGACTCCTTTGTTATTAAGAACCGCACCTTCTTTATCTTTAGCAAAATCCTGAACATAAAGTGGTTGTTCGTTATTAACATGTGGTTGCATAGTTCTATAACCATCATATAAAGTTCTGTGTTGTTTTAGAATGTCTTCTTTCTCGTTTGGAGACAATCTATTTGCGGCAAAAAATGCGTTCATAAAAAGATATTTTCAATAAATACCACAGAATTTTTAAATTTTAGATTTTACTTGATAAACTCCTTCTATTAATATTGTTTGACAGGTTGGTCTACAAAATGATAGTATCTTGGTAATTTACTTATCGCCCTTTAGATTGACCTGTTTTTTTTTTTGGAAAATACTTTCAATTTCTATATATTTGTATTCAGAATGAAAAATTGGTTCATTACACATAATAGGTTTATAAAAACAAAAAATAGCTTACATCTATTACCCGAACTATGTTTTTGGTATGATAGAAACTATTTTTTAGAAACCGGTGTTGGTTCTCCCGCTTTTGGGTTTCAAATTGGTTGGATAAAATGGAAATGGTATTTCGGATTACAAAAAGGTTATTAAAATGATAAATCCATTCTGTTTTATAGGTGCTCATAATTGGGAGTATAGAAAAGAAAAACATAAAGTTGAAGGTCATCCTCAAAATCGTGAATACATCCGCGTAGTTGTTAGAGAATGTGTTTGGTGTGGACACAGAGAACACCACCCTCTCCCAAGAGTTGAACGTAAATTCACTAACTGGAAACCCTTTGACGATATTCAGAAAGATGATACAATAAATTTTGAAAGATTATAAAAAACAAAAAAAAATGCAAACATTAGTTTTCAACACAACAACAAAAACTGTAAAATTACTCGATTCCAAAACAGCAACTGGTTCCCTCCTTTTAGAATATTCAAATATTCCAACAGTAAAAGTTTTGGAGGGTTATTATGAGGTTATCCAAAGTGACGAATTTGAAAAAAAATACCCCGTTCTCAGAGTTCCAATTGCGAATACTAATATGATTATAAGCAAATGATAAAAGACTCCCGATTTACAGAGATTTTTGAGAATACAATTCCTCATGGTTCCTTCTTAAGTGAAAGTGCGATAAAGAGCTGCATGTATCAATCATATAAATTGGGAAATGAAGATGTTATAAAATGGTTATTAGAAAATAAACACCTTTCTGACAACATTCAATATATTGTTGACGAATGGAATAATCAAAACCGATAGAAATGACTAGCGAAGACATTGTTCAAGAAATATTATTCGAAGCACACTCGTTCGGTCTTATGGATGAAGTTCGTGAGACCGCAAGACTAATCATATTGGAAGACCCCAAAATTGATAGGGTTGTCGCATATCAAATGGCATTTGAAGAATGGGTAAAATAAAAGAACTTGATTTACATGGTCTCACAAATCTTGAGGCTCGAGACAAAGTTGAAAATTTTGTTTTACTTTATTCTACTGAATTACCAATTAGAATTATTACAGGAGGTTCGGAAAGAATGAGAAACATGACCGTAAACATTCTCCAAAAACATAAATTTACTTATGACATACCCGCACATAACACAGGTGAAATAATCGTTTTATCATGAACAATTTGGACAAACAATATCAACAACTTTTACAAGACATAATTGATTATGGCGTAGAAAAAACTGATAGGACCGGCACAGGTACCAAATCAATCTTTGGTTATACCATTCGACATAACATGAAGGATGGTTTTCCACTCCTGACCACAAAAAAAATGGCTTGGAAAACAATGGTTACGGAGTTACTATGGTTTTTAAGGGGAGACACCAATATCAAATTTCTTGTAGATAACAATTGTCATATTTGGGATGGAGATGCATATAAAAACTATTTGAAGGTCACCAAACGTGAATTCGAATTGAATTCGTCGATGTCGAGTCATCCTCATTTCAATTTGAAAACCAAAGAGGATTTCATTGATAAAATTAAAACCGATAAGAAGTTTGCAAAAGAATATGGTGAACTAGGACCAATCTACGGTAAGCAATGGAGACAATGGCAAGGATGGATGACTTATGATGAGAATAAAAAGGGCTCGTTGTGGTTTGACCAAATTTCAAGAGCAATTCAACTTTTGAAAACCGACCCCGACAGTAGGAGAATAATGGTTTCTGCGTGGAACGTGGCAGAAATTGATGAAATGGTTCTACCCCCATGTCATTATGGATTTCAAGTTTATACGAGAGAGTTGAGTCATCAAGAAAGAAGTGATTTAAAAAATTCTCCACCTTTTAATTATGGCAAACCAGCAAATGGTAAATTAATTGATAAGAGATTATTAGATAGTTGTAATGTACCAACCCGAGCAATCTCTTTAATGTGGAATCAACGCTCAGTTGATACTTTCTTAGGCTTGCCCTTCAATATTGCATCTTACGGTTTACTACTGACTTTGTTCGGCAAACTTTTAAACATGGTCCCAGAACAGTTAATTGGAAATTTGGGTGATACACATCTTTATATGAATCATTTAGACCAAGCAATAGAGCAAAAGTCGAGACAATCCTACGAGCTTCCTTGGGTTAATTTAAATTTCGAGTTCCAATATAGAGATGGTTATTTAGTGGACTGGAACAAAATACGTGTAACTGATATCGAATTGATGAATTACCTTTCAGCTCCACCAATCAAAGCCCCTCTGAGTAATTAATTGTTTCTAAGACCCGATAATACAATGTAAAGTTCCAAAATATCTTTTGAGAATTTTCTTGCATAAAAATTTACTTGGTCCATGTTTTCCAAATCTTTGTTGTGCTTTACCATGTAATTTACAACTCCCTGAATAATCTTATCTTTCGCAATGTCGGCTTCTTTCAAAAATTCTTGAAAATCTTCGTCATCCTCTCTACCTTCACCATAGTATCTGTCGATATGTTCACTTCCCGAATATAACAATGGAAATGAGCCCATCATGTTTACAATTCCTGTATCTCTCAACTTATACAAAAATTTTTCTAACCATCTCCAATCGAAATTTTCAAAAATATCTTCTTTTTTTGTAATTGTGTTCCAAACTGTGTCACCCTTTTGCTCTTGAATATTTTTTGCTTCGACTATTCTCCAAGCATCGGAGGAAGTCACTAAAGATAATGAACTCCCGTTATCCCAATTAACTTCAATTAAAAAATCGTTTTCTTCAAACGGGTCTCTAACCACTTTTTTAACTATTCCGACGGTTCCAGGTGGAACTCCCGTTTCCCCTTCCATGTGAAGACACATAACCTTATCTCCTAAACCAGGAATGACGTTTATTTTTTTGTCCATAACAATAAATATAACACGAGTATTTATAATTGTATGGAGTTTATTTTAACAGAATCACAATTGTTGAGAATTATCAAAGAGAATAAATCCGAAGGTGATTTAACCAATTCACTTAAGAGGATGTCTTCCTTTATGAACAATTTCGTTAATAGAATTGGAAAAAGTTATGGTTTGAATTTGAGAATGTTCCTTACGTGGGGAACTTCAATTGCGGGTTTAGTTATGCCCTTGGATGAATTTTTGAAAACAGGTAACTTTGGATTGACAGAAAGTCAGAGATATTTGGTTTTAGCTGGTGTGGCATTTCTTATATTTTTTGAAGGAAAAAGAGGAATGATTAAACTTTTAAATAAAATCAAAGAGCAGGGGTTGGAGGAAGTTTTTGATACCACTCTAATGAAAGGTTATGAACTTAAAGATTCATTCGTTGGATTCCTACGTTCTTTTAGAATTATATCGAGTCAGGTATTAGAAATCATTTCATATGCCTTTCTTATTCCAATAATTGTGGATATTCAAAATTATTCTACTGACTCTGTAAATTTATCTGAAACAGCATTAATGATTGCTGAAAGACTTGTTGCCTCAGGTGCAATTCTACTTTCCAAAGAATTTTTATTCGAACTTATTCGAAAATTAATTAAGAAATTTCAATAAAAAAGTCGGGTTGTATTTTCCAATAACTCTCTTTTTGCTTTACAAGTTCACCATTTAATCTGTTTACACGAATCATCACCTGAGCATAAACATCATTTACTTTATCAATTTTTGTTTCAGGTATAATTTCAGTGTAAATGATATCTTCGATTACAGGAACAAACCAATCTCTGTCAGATAAAATTGTATATAAAGTTCCCGCAACATCCTCTTTGATTTCGGGATTGGGAACAACTTTCACACCATCCAATACAAAATCTGATAACTCCAATTTGATATGAAAATTAACGTTGTCATCATGAGAATTATAGGGAAATTTTTCCCAACTCATTCTACAATTCATATCGAGTGGTTTATCCCCTTCACCAAAGTCAACTGAAATACCAATTCTTGAAAACTTTTCATTACAAACTTGCATTATATTGATAAGGGAATCTTTTCTGATGTGTGTATAAGTTGATGGAAACAATTCCTGACCATTTATTGTAATTGTAATTGAGTAGGAATAAGTCTGCCCTAAAAATTTGAAAGATTCATATATTTGACTTTGGATTATATCATTCAGCACCGCAGCAATATAGGATTGTTTTGGTTCAGGAAGAAGAACATCAACCTTAAAGCTAAATGCGTTGGCAAAATCTTTTTCTATGTTGATATCAAAATATTGAAAAATTAAACCGTATTCTTTGATTGGTTCTTTGAAAAATTTTTTCAAAAAATTTAACACCTTATAATTTTCACTCATTTTTCACTAAGAATTTTTTGAATTACCTTTTCTGCCTCGTTTGGACTCAAGTTATGTTTATGTTTATTCTCTTCAAACCATCTCCTAACTAAACTTTCATAATCATTTTTGGCTATTTTTGACCTTCTTTTAAATCCTTTTCTTTGGGCATCTAACTCATGTTGTTGAGTATAGTATTTTAAAGGTTTTTTAGGTTCACGTTTTGGGAACTCATAACCACTTTCATGTTGTTTAACATGTTCTAACTCATGAGCAATCAATTCGTTTAACTCACCTATCAAATCATAAATTACACTTGTGTGGAATTTTGGATTGGAAACAATAGTAACGTGGATTAGGTCTTCATCTCTATAATAATCCGCATCCGCATCGAAACCCTCAACATTCTCATCGTCCTCTATTTCCAAAAAAACCTGGATTGGATTTTGTAATTGTTTGAATTCGTATGCATGAAGATTTGAATTTAAGTCTTCGGGTAAACCAAACTCCCCTGTTTTGTTTGTTCTATAAATTGTGATAATATCTCTTACAATCTGTCTTGTAACGCTATCCAATTTACCTTCATTAATATTATCTTTCATCATTAATAAATACCACGGAAAGGGATTGATAAACCAACACCATATCTCACACCTTTCATGTAATTAACACCCAAAGACAAGTCAATTCCTTTATTGGTCTTGGTAAGGATTCTTATGGGGTGAATTTTGAGCCAAATATCAGGTTTGATTGATACACTATCGTAATAAGATTCACCGAAAATACCACCCATAATTGATATCTGATGATTTGTTAAACTTAGACCCACACGATTAATTCGAGACATTGGGGTTGTATATATGTATGGTGCGGGGAAGGTCGCAACAAGATAACCACCAACATAGAATCCGACTCCGTTGAAATTATTGTGATAGGTCACAACCAATGTTTTTTGGTCGGGAACATACATAACATCACTCGTTTGTCCTTTACATAGAATCGTGATAAATAAAAATATAGAAGTAATTATTGTTTTCATACAACAAATATAATATCTTTGTAGAACATAACAAAATGTATTAGTTTTCCTAACTACTACATATAAAAATCGTAGGGGTAAAAAAAATTAAATGGAAAGATGGCAGAGCTGGTCGATTGCACCTGACTTGAAATCAGGAGAACGGGGAACTGTTCCGTGGGTTCGAATCCTACTCTTTCCGCACTTTGTAAGGTGGTGAAACGTCCCGCGGACTTGGCATACACACCCCCTCGTCTCGGGGGCGCTGAATTTGAGATAGGTGTTGGATATGGGTTGACCACAAAGCGCGCTAAATGTGTCCACCACCGAATCACAGCATGAAGGTTCGAATCCTTCCCTTACAGCAATGGTTCATATAAAAAATAATTTTATCGATGAAACAGAAAATAACTTCCTGTTTTCCTTTCTTAATGAAAAAACCAACAAATCTTTTTCCACTGAGGAAAATTTTTATGAATGGTATGAAATTTCTAAAGATGATGATATTTTCAACTCTCCACTTTTTTTGAGAATCTTCAACAGAAATCTTTTTTTTGTAAGAAATTCATATGGCACAAATTTAAAATTACATTACTGTGGATTTGCGAATCAAACAAGAGGTTTCGATTATCACGCAGATTCAGTTTGGCCAGAAATCCCTGAAAATAGAGTCATGGGTCTTCCATCCAAAGAAAATAACACATATTCAAACTATCAAGGAAATTGGATACCGAATTATGTTCCGAATAGAAAATACACTACTGTCTTATATCTGAACGAAGGTTTTGATGGTGGTGAAACTCATTTCCCTGTTTTAGACATTTTAGTTAAACCTGAAAAAAATAAAATTCTTGGATTTGGTTGCGATGAGAAATTTGTTCATGGTGTTATGCCAACCACAAATGGGGTGAGAAAAGCGTTTATCTGCTGGTTTGAATAATTCATTTGACATCAAGTTTTATTTTTCATAATTTTTACAAAAAAGAAGTCATGTCTCGATTAGATGAATTAAAAAAACAATACCCTGAACTCAACGTTAGTTTATTCGATGTCTTAATTAAATTGGACTCGTCAAAGTCATACAAATACCTACCCCTCCTTTGTAAAATTTTCGGGAAAAGGTTCAATATGAAAAAAGAATTTAGTGAAAATTTTTCAGAAATTAAACTTGAGGCTGAAATTTCTTTAATTAATAAAGGAATTTCGACCAACAATTTGTCGGACAATGAACTATACGTTTTTCATACTTTGAGTGAATTTTTTTCTCAAGATTATTTTTTCACCATGAAAGAATTCATTCATTACATGGATAAAAATCAGATTGAAAATAACGATGTAACATCTTATTCCACAATTGATGAATTGAGGGGTGCTATTACCTTGGCTTCTATTAAAGAATGGAATAAAGAACTCGAGGGTCAGGTCATATCCGAATATGAGGATAATATTTGGGTATGTGTGAGGCCATTAACATTCTCATCATCAACAAAATATGGTGCAGGGACAAGATGGTGCACAACTTATCAAAAAGAAAAAAATTATTTTGAAAAGTATTGGAGACAAGGTATTCTTGTTTATTTTATCAACAAAAAAACGGGATATAAGTTTGCAGGATATAGAGATTTACAAAATAAAGAAATGAGTTTTTGGAATGCCGCAGACAATCGTGTTGATTACTTAGATTTAGAAATCGATGATTATATGTTTTCTCATGTTAGGAAAATATTTTCATCCGATATGAGTAATAAGAATCTATCTTCAGATGAAATCCAAGAGCAAGTTCACAAAGAATGTATTGATGAATATGCCAAAGTAATGCCAATTTCAATTGAGGAACCTGAACCAGCTTACGTTGAAGATGTTCCAAGACTTGAAAGATTAATTTCACAGGAAACGGATGTAATGGTTATGGCAAGATTACGAGAAGCCGCTCGGGAATATGAACAAATGATAATCCCTAATGAAATTGGAATAGCTTAAAATTAAGACCCACATAACTGTGGGTTTTTTAATACTCCATTCATGGTATTTATAACATATGTCATTACTCAACGAAATATTGGACAAATACAACGTAAGTGAAAAAAATGGTTCGCTTGGTAATTTAAAAGCGTTGGAAAAAACAATCGATGAACTTTCAAAATTGGATAAAGTTCTACTATTACCTTGTTCGAATCGTTATAATTGGGATTTAAATAAAATGGATATACCCAAATCTACAATCTTAGCAATGGTGATTGATGAATACTTGGGTGAAAAGTCTGTTTTGATTGATGTTCCTGAATTGAAAATTTATCCCTGTGAAGGGAATGTTTCGAGAGCCGAGGGAAACTCATGTGGACTTAAGAAAGCCAAATTGAACGACAAAACAAAAAATCCTTCAGGAGAGCACAGATGTTGGGCTAGTTTGAATAACAAAGACGATGAACTTTGGAAAATATCTAAAGAACTCCTTGAATCTGATGCTGTAATATTTTTCTCATCTGTGAGGTGGGGTCAGGCAAATATGTTTTATCAAAAACTTATTGAGAGATTGACTTGGTTAGAAAATAGACATACAACATTAGGAGAATCAAATATAATAAAAGATATTCAGAGCGGTTTCATATGTGTTGGTCAAAACTGGAAAGGTATTGATGTTGTCGACACTCAAAAAAGAGTTCACTTCTATTACGGATTCAGACCGAACGACACTTTCTATTGGAATTGGCAATTTACGAACAAGATTTCGGATGAGACACAAACATCTTATAAGGAGGCTTTCCCTAAGTTTGTTGAAAAATTCGATATAAGAGATTTAATTTAGTCCCTTAATAATTTTTTCTATATTTTTCCAGTTTCTCGAGATTTGATTTTGGGTTTTACCTTCAGTCATTATCAGTGTGACATCATCATACCTGTCAACCGGTATTTCATGTTTTAACTTGTGATATAAATTTTGGTTATCAACAAAACCTAACACCCCTTTTCTTTGGTATTTTCTTAATTCTTCTAAAAAATCATTTTTCTTCAAAGGGAGTTTGTAAGTCGGGTTATGATAGAAGAATTTCTTATTTGTTTCAGGATTCATCAATTCTACACCACTTCCCCTGATTTCTTTAGAGGTTTTAGCTAATTTGTCGTAAACATCACTGTAGTGGTTGTCATCTTTGATGTGTCCTGAACACGATGGAGTTGTCGGAATATTTTTCGAATGTAGATGAATGACAAGATTTTTTAAATCATCGTCCAACGTGGAATAAAAGTTTTTGTTTTTCGGTATTTTGTATTCTCTTGGTGCCTCATAGAAAAAAAACCAAGGACATTGTTCTGTTTTTAACCAAAATCCTTTGTGAAACTTTTCATGGGGTATCAAATCGGATTGTAATTTCATGATTCAATTTCTTCTATTTCCACCACTAAAGGTCTGTTACCTTTTATAACTCTATGCCAAACTAATTTAGGGATGTAAAATTGTTTGGCATCCTCTAACTTAGTTGGCAAACAATCTTCAATTTGAAATTCCCATCCACCTCCTTCAACAACAGTAACTTTTCTATCCTTAAGGTCTTGATGCCATTTTAGTTCTTCTGAATCAACATCAATATTGAAAACCCTTCGAATTTTACCATCGATAAATTCTTGTTCAAATGGAAAATTTGTTATTTCCTCTGACTTAATTACCATGAGTTTGAAGATGAAAGTCCGAGTTGTTTAGCATATCTCCCCACATTACAGGACCAATATCCTGCTGTAGTTCTATCTTTCTTTTGGTCACATCTGTGTCTGGCTCTAAAAGATTTAGCCGCCCCTTTATTTCTATTTCTAACTTTCAAATTAGGGTCACCAAAAGTAACCTTTTTTACTCCACCACCTTTAGATTTTACATATACTGCAAACTTCTTTGGTCCACCTGGTGTTCGGAATGGTTTACCTAATTTAACGTTTTTTCCTCTATGTTTAGCCTCTCCCAAAACTTCCTCATCATCTAACTCAAATGGGGCATCTAAATAAACAATCTGTTCACCAATCTGAACTCTCTTACCCAAATCAGATTCAACCATCATAGTATCTTCTTCATTTAATCTAATCTTACCTTGTTTCCATAAATTTCTCACTTCATTTACCAAATCAAAATATCCCTCCGAATAAACTCTAAAAATATTGTTGGTAAGGGATAATTTATTTTCTATATGATATTTTAGTGCTTCTGAAATTTTAACTTCTTCCCTTAGGATTAGTGTTTTTTCTAATTCTGCATTCAATGTTTCAGAAATTATTTTTCTTAGGTTTTTCATAATTAAGAATTTGGTTTTAGAACTGCCAACACTTCAGGAAATTCTTTATCAAGAACTTTTTCATTTTTCCCTTCGTATGGTATGTTTTGTAGAACATATCTAATGGCATTTAATCCAGACACTCTTTTGTCTTCAGCATCAATTATAACCCAAGGGTGATTAAGTGTGGATGTTTTATCGAACAATTTTTCTTTGAACTCTGTGAATCTATCCCACAAGTCTTGCATTTTTGAGTCGTTAGGTGAGTATTTCCAATATTTGAGAGGAGATTGTTGTCTCATTTTGAATCTTCTTGCTTGAGTGTCTTTGTCGATTGAAAACCAAAGTTTGAATAAATAATCTCCGTCTTTTACCAAATCATTCTCAAAATCGGCTACATTCTCCATAAAATCTTCATACTCTTCAGGGTTTCCATATCCCATAACAGGTTCTATTAATCCTCTATTATACCAACTTCTGTCAAACAAGTTAATCATTCCTGGTCTGATTTGTTTTCTGTAACGATTCCACCAATCCTTTCTATCTTCAGGTGTCGGAACTCCTAAAGCAATTACATTATAGTATCTTGGATTTAAATTTTCGACAAATTTTTTGATTGTTGCACCTTTACCTGCGGAATCTCTACCTTCGAAAACTATAATCACTGTCTTTCCTGTGTGTTTCAACCATTCCTGTAGTTTCAATAATTCAACTTGTAATTCATAAAGCTCCTTCCTGAAAACCTTTTTTGGTATAATTGAAGGCTCTTCAATTTCGAACTCATAGTCTTCACTTTCAGGTTCTATGCCATATCCACTTCTATCTCTGTATCTGAGAGATGAGATTATTTTACCGAGGTAGTCCTCAACATTTTTTTTCTTGTCCCCTTTTTTCAACAAAACTTTTCTTAGTCCACGATTCATCATATCAAAATCAATAATTTGTTTGGTCGCAAATTTTGATATATCAATTAACATTCTTACAACTTTCGGGCTAAATAATTTCAAAAATTGGAGTGTCTCCACGAATGATTTCAGGTTCACATTCATCTTTGCTCCCTCCAATGAATTTTCTTCATTTACAACACCCATCAAAGATTTAAACCTATCTATTTCTGACAATAATTTCATGTAAAGTTTATTATAAATACTCCATAAGATGTAGTTTGAAAGTATTTATTGATACCAAGATACTATCGATATGAAATTATTATTCTCTTTCATATTAGCAACATTTTTGCTAATCCCTGGCCACCACAAAATTCAAGAACCTAAAAAGGTATTTTTATTACCAATCGAAAATAAAATTGTCATAGGTCCGATGGCAAAAAATCGTAACCTGACGTTTGGTGTTAAAAATATAGTCTTAGAAAATCTCCAAGAATTAAATTACACCCTCTCAGATTCATTACATAAATCAGACTTTTCTTTGAAGATAGAAATTGTTTATTTCGACATTATGCAAACAAATACGGGAATATCTGTGTTCCATAAAAACGATAATGAAACAATCCTTAGAATTAAAGGAACATTGTATAATCAATCAGGTAAAAAATTAAACGATTACCTATCTACAGGAAAATCCTCGGAAATCTCTATGTCTACACTGATAATTTCAGAAGGGGGTTCAATAAATCAGCAGTCCGTTTCGAATGTTATAAAAAAGTCCTCAGAGACATTAATTTTAAATCTTTTCAAGTAAAATGAAAAAAACCCTTTTGGGGTTGTTACTATTAATAAGTGGTATTAATGGTTACGCACAAACCCCAGAAATAGGGCATTTTCAACAACTCGCTACAGTGCGAAGAGGAGACACATTGGATGTTGCATGGTATTACAAACCAGCACAAGGTGTAGACATCCGTGGTTTCCAAGTCGATTGGCAGTTTAAGAAAACCCTATTTACCCACATTTCAACCACGGTGGATGCTTCAGTGAATAGCAATACACCTGTTGTTGATTATAAATCATGGGAAAGCTTCAAGTTCGATTCCTACTCCAATGGGAATTACAACTATACAGCTGACGCAGATTGGACCATCGGAAGAAACTATTTGATTTTATCAAATGGTAATTCCGTAAGTTCAAATGGTTATATAATTCACAACAAATACAAAATTAATAACGTAGGTCCGAACTACGTTTCAGATTCCATAACCTTAAATTGGGCTAGGATGATAAAATTAGATGGGACATCAATAGGTGATAACGTAGCAACACTATCATATAAAAAATTAGCAGTTAAACTTCTTGGTAACTTAACAATCTCTGGAAAAGTCTTTTTACCTAGCTCAGTGACTTCATCAGGTTTATTACCAACAATCAATTGTTATGATTTCAATACAAATCAACTAATTTCCTCTACAGTTCCTAATTCATCTACAGGTAATTACACTTTAACAAATATTGATGAAAATAAGAAATACAAGATTGAGTTGAAATTCCCACAAGATAGTTTGGCTTCTTTGAGAGATAGAGCTGTTACAATTTCAGATGCGGTAAAAACATATAATGAATTCACTTCAACAGATGTAAATCAAGTTTATGGTCGACAGTTTTTAAGACATCCTCTTTCATATTTGATAGCAGATTTGAATTTGACAGGAACTTTGGATGCTGGAGACCCATATGGAATTTACGCATCAGTATCAGGTCTTAGACCAATTGATTTAACAAAATTGATTAATGTTTTCAAAAAGAGTGAGTATGATAGTTTAGTTACAGTATCCTCTACATGGTCAACTTGGAGCTCATACTCTAATCGAGGTATAATAGTTACAGATTCTGTTGGACTGACAAATCTTACGTTAGATTTGAAATACTTCATACTAGGAGACGTTGATAGAACTCACTCTTCTCCAGTGTTTGATGCACAAGGTGGTGAAATTATGGCTGCAAATTTCTCAGGAAATTTCAATATTGATATACCAAATCAATATGTTGTTGGTCAACCAATGTATGTTCCATTCAATATTCAAACAAATGGATTACAAAACACAGGTCTACAGTTCGAAATGTCTTACGATATCAACAAGGTTAAATTTGAAGAAATACAATCCAATTTGGGTGGCCCGTGGTTACAATATGTGAATCACGACCCTCAAAAAGGAATAATCCGTTTCGGTGGAATGAATAATCAAAAAACGGGGGCACTGATTGGAGCGGTGACCCCGTTTAAATTAAAATTTACCGCTGTCAATCCAAGTGAGGATATCGCCACATCAGTTTATGTAAGAAAATTAATGGATGCGTCGCATTCGAATGGTGACCACTTCAACATAACACTAAATTCAAGTGTAACAGTCCTTACATATAGAGCCATGATGGTTGTAACACCGTCAGAAACAGACAAAATCACGTTTAGACTTTTTCCAAATCCAACAGAGAGTTCGATTAACTTAGAAATAAATTTACCAAAACAAACAGTGGTCAATGCATCTATTTATGATATAGGTGGTAAAGAAATACTTAATTTAGGTAAAATCCAATCTAATGATGTTGACGTGAAAATAATTAAAAGATTGAACGTTCAAGGTTTAGCCAATGGAGTTTATCAATTAGTAATTTTTGACTCCAAGAATAAAACAACTAAACAATTTATAAAAATTTAAAAAAATGTCAGAAGAACAAACACAAGAGCATAATGACGGAACATGGTCAGGTCTTAAAAAAACAATCGTAGGAACATTAGGAACAGTAGTTGCTGGGGGAGGTGTGTGGTTAAGCACATTATTATTTGGTGGAAATTCGGATGAGGGCTCTCAACAACCTCAACCTGCAACACCAAACATTATCATCAACAACACTCAACAACAGCAACAAGCACCAGCTGGTAAGACAGTAGTCATAAAAGAAGTAAGTCCTTCATCTTCACCTGCTCAACCAAAAAAGGAAGAGCCGAAACCAAAAAAAGATGACTGGACTAAAGAAGACCCAAAATGGTAATTTATGCAACCTAATAATGGATTTAGAGAACTCTTGAGTTCCATGATGAAAAGAAGATGGTGGATTACCGCATTAGTCCTTGGTGGATTTGTGGTGATAATCGGGGCCATTTTCATGGCAATTTTTGAACAAAGTGCAATTAGCGGCGAATGGAAAGAATTATTACTTTTATTACTCGGGGCATTTATCGGGTCATATGGTAAAATCATCGACTATTGGTTTAGTGATACGGATAAAGACAAAATGTTAGTTCAGAAAATGGATGAGGAAGATGGTATCTCATTTTCAAACACTCAAGACGGGACCGTAAAACCAAAAGAAGAATCAGTAGCAATACTACCAAAATCTGAGGAATACCAAACCACACCATCAAAAACGGGTGTAGAGATAGACGAGGATGGTGATGGTATAATGGATGGTATAGATGAAGATGGTGATGGTATAATCGACATGTATTTCGAACATCGTCAGTGTGAACACGTATGGGGAGACATGGACGGTGATGGGGATGAAGAATGTCTAAAATGTGGTCTAATTAAAAATATTTAAAATGAAAAACTTTTTCAAAAGAAATCAGTATGCAATCATTACAATAATCTGGTTTCTGTTAATGTTTTTGATTGCAATTAATTTACCTGCCCAGACTGTTGGAACAACAAAGACTGAACAATATAAAGCAAGTTTTGAAACAAAAATCAATATTGACTCATTGATAGACTATGATGGTCCTCAAGTTCCTATTCAAATATTAACAATTGGAATAAGTGATGAGGTATATGAACAATACCCTGAACTTAAAGAGAAGAAAGTTGGTTTGGGAGTTGCGAATATTGTTTTGGAATACTTGTCCGACTTGAATAGATTTACATTCACTGAAGATAAAACTGAAATTAAAAACAGAATGGTTAAACAATTTCAGGCTTCTCAGAGTGGAATTTCTCAAGACAAATTAGATGGCAGGGGAAAAATAAGATTAGCACATTATTTTGTCACTGTAGAGGTCTATGATTTTTCTGTGTCGGAAGATGAAACGGTAAATTTAAAGGATGGTGTCAAGAATACTGTCAATACGAGACTTGGTCTTCAAGTTAGATTTACAGATGCAGAAACAGGTGAAATAGTTGCTGCAAGTGGTCTTGGTGAAGCAAAAACAGTGAGAGAGCTAACATTACTTAACGATGACAATCTAAGTGATGTAAAGTTCAATCAATCAACTATAGGAATTACCACGAAAAAAGCATTAGATATTGCTTGTAGTAGAATTCTTGTGAGATTAATTAAAAAGGGTAAATTCCCAAGATAATGTGCAAAAGATTAAGAACTTTTTTAAGTATATTCTTTATCTTATTTCTCAGCTCGAAAGTTGAGGGTCAAGTTATGACCACATCATTTACTGACCCGTGTACCAAAGCTGTCACTAATTTTACAATACCTCTCCAAGGAGGGACTGTGATATATTTTTATGGTCAATCAAGAACATTCACCGCAGCAGATGTTGCCAGCGGTGAATTTACCAATTGGACCAACCAAGTTTATGGGGAATACAGAAAAGTTTCCCCATGTTCGGTTCAATCTACGAATGTAATAAGAAATCAAATAACTTCGCAAGTTATCGGGAACGTAATCTCAAGTGTTGTTGGGGCTTTGGCATCCGAAACATCAGGAAACTTAGTAACGGACAATTCAAAATCATCAGATAGTAAAAAAACAAAAAAGAACAATGAAAATAGTAATAATTCTAATATCTCTCCCTCTTCTAATAGTGGTAATTCTGGGAATGTTGGGTCTACTGGCGGACTTGGCGGTAGCAGTTCGAACAATAGTTCGGGGGATAAAAACAGCAATAGTTCTAATGGTGGCGGTGGGAATAGCACATCTTCAACTTCTCAAGGAGGGAATCAAAATAATCAAGGTGAAAATTCTTCAACTAATTCAAAAAATCAAAATGAAGAAGTAGCTGTTACTACTCAGATGAACGTTGACTCAAAGAACGAAAAGGGTGGTAGTAATGGGGGTTCGAAGGCAACAAGGAATAATCCTGTTGTAGTATCCTCCGATTTAACAAGTGCACAAAATTTAGATAAATCATTTACGGGTATCATTAATGTTGGAATGTCACAGTCCTCGATGACTGGAGCATCGAGTTGGGGGATAACTTCCATGGTTTGGTTTAATTTTAAACAATTCGCTTTGAATGGGAGATACACCAAAATTCATTTCAGTAATAATGGAAAACTGAAATGGATTCACAACATCAATCTGACTGGCTTGTATACCTATGGTAATTACATGGGATTTGTTGGTTATAGTGCAATTTTGAATGCTGGAAAATATGGAGTAACGGGTATGAACGTGAGTGGTATGATAACAAAAGTCACCGACGATAATAATCTTTTCATAAGTCCATCCATTACCGCCTTTTATACAAGACCTTTCAAATCGGGAAAAAGATTAATTATTTCACCCGAATTATACATAATATCAACACCCCTTGTTTATTCATCGGTCGATAAAGTCACTGTAAGTGATAGAACGTTTAGTGGATTTTTGGGTTCGGGTTTTGATTATCAACTTACAAGAAGATTTAAAATAAACGTTAATTATAAAGCAAACCTTAGCACAAACCCTGAATTTCCAATCTTGTCGTTCTTTTTAATCGGAAGTAAAATAAATCTATGAGAAAATTAATTCTATTATTTCTTCTACTATCATGTTTGGTTGGATTTTCTCAATCAATAACGGCCCCTGTATCGAGAACATATCAAGTTAATACTTCGAGTCAGGACGCTAGTGGATTTGTTATTAACGGATTTGGTTCTGAAACGCTTCTAACTTCTATCGGTTTGGTAAATCCACCTGCGGGGGTTACATTTTCAATAACCACAACATTAGGTCTCTCATTTACCACGGGATATAACTCATGGAATAATTTGACAAGGATAAGTTTCACGGGAACCATGACAAGTATCAATAATGCACTTGCATCACTTAAAATTAATACGGGTTCATCGACTGGTAATGTTCAAATATCGGTTTCAACAACAATAAATCCTGTAGGTTATTATTATAACCCAACCAACGGACACTTTTACAGACCAATTTCTTCACCCGCCACATATGACAATTCGAAGGTCTTATCAAATCAACAAACATTTAAAGGTCAAACAGGGTATCTCGTCACAATTACCTCTTCTACAGAGGAGAACTTCATTTTTGCTAACGTCCCTCAGAGTAACATTTGGTTTGCACTCAGCGATAGATTACAAGAGGGTTATTGGAGAGTAGATGCTGGTCCTGAGAATGGAACACTTATCAATATTGGAAATTACAACGGGAATCCACAATCAGGGACTTACCAAAATTGGTGTGGTGGTGAACCTAATGATGCGGGTGGGGAGGATTATGCGGTAACTAAATGGGGTAGTGGAGGTTGTTGGAACGACTTACCTGGAAGTTGGTCGAACCCCTATATCGTAGAATTTGGAACATGGTCCAATCCTCAAGATGCGACTTTCACCGATTTTTATGTTGCAAACACAACTAATAATGTCGCAATAACTAACACTCTTTCAGGAACTGTCTCAATTCCATCTTTATCCCCACTACCAACGTTATCACTATATAGGGTTGTGAGCAATTCTGACGTGTTTGTAGAGACGAAAACAGTTAATTCCAATGGAACATACTCATTTACTCTGCCGTCTCAAAATTCGACCTATAAATTAGTCCCTTCATTAACGACTCAAGGTATATCTAATGTAGATTTCAATTTAGTTTTTGATGAAATCAAAAATGTTAATACACCTCCAATCACACAGTCAGGTTTGATTATGACAGGGACTAAACAATGGAAAGCTGCAGATGTCAACGAAGATGGTTTAGTTAATTTAGCCGACGCTTATCTAGTTGCCGCACACATAACTAATTTTAGACCGATAACGAAGGTATTGTGGTTTCAACCTTCATCATATGACTCAATCACCAAGAACAATTTTGGTTCTGTGAGCCCCGTTACTTTTTTTTCAGTCACAGTTACAACTTCGAATGTAACTCAAAACATAAAATATTGTATTTTGGGTGATGTCAATCTTTCTCATTCTTCACAATAAAATAATATTTATTGTAAAGTAAATTACTATGATACTAAAAGTTGGGTCTAAAGGAGAGGACGTAAAACAACTCCAACAGAAATTAGGGTTGGGCGCCGATGGTATATTCGGAAGGGGAACCGAAGAAGCGGTTAAAGCTTTTCAATTAAAAAATGGTTTGAACCCTGATGGGATTGTTGGTCCGAATACTTGGCAAAAGATTATGGGACAAGGTATTACCACCCCTCAAGTTGCCCCTCAAGTTGCTTCTCAAGTTGCCCCTCAAGTCGGAGGATTAAAATTAGAAAAATTGAAAGGTCATATACCTGACAATGTAATTGCACAAATACCTGATACAGCATCTAAATTCGGAATCGACACTCCCTTGAAACTTGCTCACTTCTTGGCACAATGTGGTCATGAGAGTGCGGGTTTCAAAGTTGTAAACGAAAATTTGAACTATTCCGCGAGTGGTTTGAAAGGTATTTTCGGAAAATATTTTAAGGAATCAGGATTGGCTGAGTCATATCAAAGAAATCCTCAGAAGATTGCAAGTAGAGTTTATGGGGGAAGAATGGGAAATGGACCTGAGTCAACAGGAGAAGGTTTTAAATTTAGAGGTAGAGGATATATTCAGTTGACAGGTAAAGACAACTACACTGCTTTTGGAAAAGCAATAAATGAAGATGTTGTATCTAACCCTGATTTGGTATCGACGAAATATCCATTATTGTCTGCAGCTTGGTTCTTCAGTAAAAATTGCTTGAAAAAATGTGTTGACGCTTCTGATGCAACGGTAACCTCTGTCACAAAGTGTGTCAATGGAGGAACTATCGGACTACCCGATAGATTAAAACACTTCAAAGAATATTACAAACTTCTGTCTTAGTTTTTTTGTAAAGACAGTTTTTGTTTGTAATTTTGATGAAATCTAAAAAAAAAATGACACTCATCGTGGATATCAACAAAGCAAACAAAGAGATTTCTTGGGTTATCAAAATGATTGAGTCAGTTCAGACTAAACAACAATTAGAAGTTGTTCTCAAATGTTTTTTATTGTGGGATTTGAAACATGATGCTACTCACAATTACAACCCTCTGAAATCTACCTTGAAAAGTAAGTTTTGGGCTGTATATAAAACTAAAGAAACTCAGTTTTTGTCTTCACAGACTATGTAAAATTGATTTTTTTTCAATTCTTGGATATATTTATTCTTACATCACTCTTAAGGAGTGTTCTCATATATCCCTTTCTCAAAAGACCCGTCAAATTTATTTGTCGGGTCTTATTTTTTTATTACATTTGTAATCTATGAGTTATAATTGTCCAAATTGTGGAAACAAAGAAAATTTTCATTTCAACTACGATTGGTCCAAACAGAACAGACCGATAATTGACGTTATGTGTAATGAGTGTGGTGAAATTTTTGATGACCCAGAAGAAATTTATAGAAAGATAGAACAACTCATAATTTCTTGGTCAAACGATGGGACAAAAACTGCAGGAACATTGACTAGACAAATTATTGAAATTATAAAAAATTCAAAATGAAAATTACATTCTCAGATAGTTTTTGGAAATCCTTGAAAAGGCTTTCCATGCACCAAACTTGGTGGTATAAAACCTACGAAGTTTTTAGATATAAAATACCAATGTTTTTTGAAAATCTATGGTATTTTAGAAAAGAACTGTGGTATTTTAGGTCTTGGGATTACACATTCAATCTAAGCATCTTTGCTCGTTCTTTGGAAAAAAGTGCCCATACCCTTGAATTTCATGGAAACGAGGTAGAAATCACTAGAATGAAAAAGGTTTCCAAAATGAAAAGAGTAATAGAAATTATTAAAAATTTAGATGAGAGTAATTACATTACATTGGCTGAGAATGAATTGGGTGAACTTAAAAATGTTTGGGGATGGATTGATGACCGTGAAGATACACCTGAGGAAGAAGAACACAATCGACGAATATACGATAGGTCAACTGAACTCGAAAAACAGGAATTCGAAGAACTTTGGCAAATTCTTAAGGGACAAAATAAAGATGAATTTATTGAAATTTATAAAAATTTATCGGATGATGAAAAATCAAATCACTCTCATTGGGAAAAATGGTTTGATGGTTCAGGTATAAAAAATTGGTGGGATTAGAAAATTTATAAACAAATAGTTAAATAATATGGCAGCAATACTAATAACACTTATCTTCGTGGTTCCAATATCGGTTTATTGGGCTCATCTAATTCACAATATGAAAGAAAATTTTCCTGATTATAAAGGCGAAGATTTTCTAAATTGGGGTGAGAACGAAATGAAAAAAGAAACTGAAACTAACGAATGGGATGACAATCAAGTTCATACTGAAGGTGGGTTTCACTAAACATATTTTATGAAAATAACATTCATCAGCGACACACACAACAAACATAATCACTTGACAAGTAATGCCTACAATAACATTCTTGGTGGTGGAGACGTTCTTGTTCATGCTGGTGACTGCACTAGCATGGGAAAGAGTCATGAGATTACAAATTTCCTGAATTGGTTCAGTATGACTGATTTTAAACATAAAATCTTCATTGCTGGTAATCACGATTTCGGTTTTGAAACTCACACTGACATTGCTGAAGAATTCAAAGATAGAGGTGTCATATATCTTTTTGATAGTGAAGTTGTAATCGATGGTGTAAAATTCTATGGTAGCCCTTGGCAACCCGAGTTTTACGATTGGGCTTTCAATTTGCCTAGAGGGGAAAAACTTGCGGAAAAATGGGCTAAAATCCCTGGTAATACCGATATCTTAATCACTCACGGACCTGCTCATGGAATGCTCGATTGGACTCCATCAGGTCAAAGAGTTGGTTGTGAGGATTTATTCAAAAGGATTATGGAAGTTCAACCAAAAATTCATGTTTGTGGACACATCCACTGTGCATACGGACAAAAAAATTTCAATGGTGTTGAGTTCTTGAACGCATCTGTTCTCAATGAAAGATACGAATATGAAAACAAACCAATTGTTGTAGATTTTGATATTGAAACAAAACAAATAGATTATCCATGAAAAATCAAAATGCAATCGAGGAATTAAAAAAACTAAATTCCGATGATTACGTAAAAGTTACAATTGACCTTTATAGAAAGTCATTACTCGAAATTTGTTACCACACAGGTTCCAAATTTGATAAAACATTTACCTGTGATACTGAAACCACTTGGAGAGGTGCCAGCCTTGTTTGTGAACAATTTGTTGTTTCTGAACTTTTAGAACTTTTGGAATCAAAAGACCTAATCGAAATGCAAGATGTGGACTTTCCTGATTTGTCAATAGAGACATCTACGGACGGCGACGTTGACGTAACAAATATTGAGTGGGAAGAACCATTGACTGAAGAGGAAGAGTCAGAATTTAGTCCTATGGACTTATATTGGGATTCCGAAATTACAGACTCTGAACTAAACTTTGGAACCGGAAGTATTCACACAATGGTTATAGAAAACTCTGATTCAATAATTACTAAAATCACTGAAGATGAAAAATAAAATCAACAATGGTCATTATTTGGAATTGATGGATAGACTTCACGTTCAATCTTCGATGATTGAGGAGCATTTAGTAAATCATCCCTTAACAAAAAAAATAAAAAAAGTAAAAAAGTTGATTGACAATGCAAGTTGGACCTTGATTGAGGCATACCAAATTGTTGGTCAGAAATCATATGAAAAAGAAAATAACCCAATTGAAAAAGTTATACTTAGACGACGTAAGAAACCCAAAAACTGAAGGGTGGACAATTGTCAGAAATTATGATGAATTTGTCAAATATATTAATGAAAATGGATTACCTGATGAAATTTCATTTGACCACGATTTAGGGGAAAATACAAAAACAGGATACGATTGCGCTAAGTGGTTTTGTGAATATTGTTGGGGAAATGGATTACCAATCCCAAATTATAATGTCCACTCCGCAAATCCCGTGGGTCGAGATAATATAATTCAAATTCTCAAAAGTTTTGAACGTAAACTTAATGATTAAAGAGGTGAGATAATTCTCACCTTTTTTTGTATTTATATGTATGAGTTATTTTACCCTTCAACCATTAAAAATTCTTGTAACTATTGCGGAATCGCTTTACTCAACGGATTTTGACTTTTCAAGACCTTGGGATGATGCTGATGAAAATTACAAAATATTGAAAGAGAAATCTTCTTGGACGGGGGTAAATTCTGAGATTGAGGACATGGAATTTATGGCGGCATTAATCAATATAAATGAACCTATTTTTCAACAACTGAAAGAGGGTTCTATATCTATAAAAGAAGCAATCGCAAATTTAACTTTACCTGAACTTCAGAAATACAAAATTTACTATGAAATTTGGGGTCCAGCAACTTTGACTGAAAAATATTCTACAACTTGGCAAAGTTATGATAGAAAATGGGTAAGTGCAAATATCAGACACTCATATAATGAAGGGACATTCGATTATTATGATGGAAATTACGAAGAATACGAAACAGATAATTTCGAACCCGATAATTTTGATATAACGGATGTTAGAACACTTAGCGAATCCAAAAAACCAATTTTATCCAAATTGGTTGTCGAAAATACGAAAGAAATATTGAATAATTTGGATAAAGAGACTTTGATAGAATTAAGAAATCTAATTAATCAGAAACTTTCTTCTTCTTAGATTCTTTTGCCAATTCACCCAATGTTTTTTTCTTAGTTCCAGGGTGAACATAACCTCTTTTATATTTATACTCAACTTCTACAGGACCGTTAGTAGTAATTTTAGAATTATATCTCCAAATTGAAATGCAATCCTCATCTTCAAACACATATTCGTATTTCGTGGGTTTCGGTTCTGGTTTTTTTTCAAAAGGCATACACAAAAATAAAGATTATTTGTTCATAGCAAAATAATCGTCGGGTAAAGTTTTTCCTAAAACTTTTTCCAAAGCCCTTATTTCTTTTTCTGAATACTTAGCTTTTTTTTCTTCATCCGACAAAGGTAAATCAACTTCTTTGTCTGTTCTTAGATAATTCTGATTGAAACTTTTGGATTCTTTGTTATTTTGTTCGGAAAAATATAAAAATTCATAAGGGTTTTTTCTTCTTCTAACACCTGGCTCAGGAAGTCTTCCTGGAAATACAGAGAGATAAGGGATTTTCAGACTCTTAACAAAAGCACTTTTGGCTTTACCTTCTCCATTTTTAACTTGAACTAATCTGAATCCGTCAATAAATTTTGCTGTCATATCAACACCAAATACCATATCAATTACATTACCCCATGTAGAATATTTCTTTATTTCAGTAACTTTAGTTGGAGCATTTTGGATTAAATCAACAAAGTTTTTTTCAGCCGTCTCACCAAGTGTTGTAGTAAATTTCAGTTTTCTTTTCATATCCTGAAAATCTTTCTCTTTTTCTTCATGAAATTTTTCCAATAAATCCACATGAGCCATACTGATTGACTTTATGTCGACATTTTTTTCTTTCATCATTCTATCCAAAATAGGTTGCCATTTTTTAGGTAGAGCAGATTCGAGTCTTTTTGGGGTGAAATATAATTCGATAACTTTAATGTCCGAACCCATAGGTAAGTCTCCACCTTCTTGTCTTTTTGTTATTTCGTCCGCCCAAAATGTGTAGTTTGTATCTACATGGTTCAGAATACTCCAATCATCCTCTTCGATGAGTCCAAACCAATTTTCATTTTCCAACTTATTTTTTAGTTCGGTTATTTTCTCACCGATGGTCATAGCAGGGCCTTCTACCCATTTTACAAAATTATTTTTCCAAGGTTCAACATCTTTTTCGAAACGATTTAATAAAATTAGATTTTGTTTGAACCATCCTTTCCCTGGCTTTCCTATTCTCATATTAAATTTGGGATTAAAAGCTTGGTTAAAGAAAACTGAGAGATTTGTTTGTATTAAATCTAAATAAGCCTTTCTTCCTAATTCTGTAATTTTGTTTTGTTGGTCTTTTGGTGGATTGAAAAAATTCTGCTTTGTCCTCATCATTTTTCCAGACATTGTATTTGTAGAAGTTTTTCTCCTCTGTATTTCATTTTTCAAAAAATCTTCGAAAAAAACATACTCGTCATCTTCAATTGGTATTTTGAGTTGTAACTTTGCTTGAATATTCTTCAATCTATTACCTACCTCGGGGTCATCTGTATCACCAACCCATCTTCGGATTTTTGTTTCGAGTTCTTTCCTGTCAACTTCTTCCCTTAGTAATTTTTTAATCAAATCTCTCATATATGAATAAATAGTAAATAAAATTAGAAACCAAATCTTGTTTTGGTTGCGTCAAAATTTTGTACTACTTCTGAGGCTGTCAAAACATCGTAGTATATCATAACCTCAGACACATTACCTGTGAATTGATAACTTCCACCCAAATATGCAGATTTTCCAATCCAAGCAGTTTGGTTATTAGTAATTGAACCAACTAAAGTATTTGCAACACTACTGATTTCCACACCATTCACATACAATTTCATAGTTGAACTATTTCTAGTAAAAACTACATTATACCAATTACCATTGTTGTATGAAGAAAGTGGTGAGTTTATTGATTGACTTATTCCACTACTCTGCCTAATGTCCCCTATAATTTGACCACCATTTAGCCAAATTCTGTAATTCCATGGGTATCCACCATTAGTTTCTTTGGAAATAATCATTTGTATCCCACCTTGTGATGTTTTATACCAAACAGAAACGCTAAAAGTTTCAGCGTTGAGGAAGTTATTTGTATCAACATATTGAGTTCCCGCAAAAGTTAAAGTTCCTCCATTTATCGCAGAATATCCAACCCCATTTGTTAGTGTTGCGGTATAAGCGTTTGGAGATAAATCATACCAATTTATCCCTGAACCAGGATATGAGGCTACATTACCAGCAGTCAAATAAAGTTGTAAGTCAGATGTCACTATACCTGAACCTGTGAATGTTGTATAGTATCCGTTGGCACTAATCCAATTCAGAGCTTGGGTAGACCCTGTAAAGGTCTGACCAGCAACACTACTCGCCAATTCAATGAATTTATTTTCAGTTTTACCATCAGTTCTAAAAAACCCCAAATAGGCGGGTATACCAACTGGATTTGGTTGGTTACCTGCTGGTACTGGTTGAGCAATGATGTATCCCAAATCTTCATCAGGTCCATTCCAAAATTGTGGAGAGTTTGTATATCCTGATGTTGGAGTTCCGATAGCGAAATCTCCTGATTGAGTTGTTCCAGGGATTACTATTTGACTTGGATTGTATGCGTAGGGTGTTGCCATCCTTTATAAATATTCTATCAAACTAAAATTATTTTTAATAACATTGTCCCCAATTCACAATGTTCGTTCCTACCACTTGAATGAATGTGGCCCCATCTGTGATTGTAAATTCCGCACCTATCGGGGGGATTGTTAGTTCTTTATTTCCGAAAACTTGGTCTCCTTGTCTAAGTTCTGTAAATGGTTTGTATGAATAAATTGTAACATTACTTGGAGTTCCAAAATGAATAGAATTACAAACATCTTGATACCAACCACCCGTGATTAACCTTTCCATGAATATGGGTGTTGGGGTGAGTGTTGGTGTCGGGGTGTTTGTGGCTGTCGGGGTTGGGCTATGTTGTGTTGGTGTAACTGTCGGAGTAGGTGTCATTGATGATGTCATCGTGGGCGTAGGTGTTGATGAAGGACAAAGTCCTGTATTAATAATTGTGAGTGGTGCACCATAATCTTCCTGAATCAAATCTTCAGCACAAACTAAGACCCTATCTAACGGACTTAATGAATTGACACTGATGATTCCACCTGTACATCCTGTCCATCTGTAATACCCATCCTCAACACTGTTAAAATTGGTAATTTCGTAATAGTTACACGCCATGTAAATAAATAGAACAAGAGTATAAAAAAAGGGGACACCGTCGTGTCCCCTCGATTCTCCGTCGAGAAAATTTTGGTCGGATTTTTTTTGAACTGAGGGGCTAAAGACCAATAAACCCGTGGGAGTGGACAACTCCTGTTTTGGATACATGTCTCAAAACATTCAAAAAAAGACGTGGTTGTTAGTTTATTAAGGATGAAACTAGAATGACCTTTCTTCGTAAACCTCCCGTGTTTTGATAAACCTTTTTTTTCTAATTTATAGAGCGGAGAAGAAAATAGGTCGGGTGAGTATGGGGAACCACCACATGAAAAACCATTCCGCTGTCCATTTGTTTTACAAAGATAAGAAAGATAAAATTAAATTCCAAATCTTTTCAAAAGATTCAGATAAAATCTGAAAATTTCGTGGTTGGGAGTGGAGTCGAACCACTGGCACACGGCTTTCATACCGCTGCTCTACCTTAAACCCCGAAGAGTTACTGAGCTACCTCAACCAATTGTCTTACAAAAATAATAAATCTTTATTAGACCACCAACATTTGTAAGAACTTTTTTTTTGAATTTGAATACCGAGTGTCTTTCATCGCCTATAAGTTTCAAACTCATTACAAAATTAAAGAATCTTTTTCAATCGGTCAAATTTTTGATATTTATTTTTATGAAAAATTTGATATTATTTCCGATTCTTTGTTTGAGTTTTATTTTCTCAAACGCTCAAGACACTGTAAGAATAAAACACACAAACTATACTACAGTATTTTCTAAATCTAAAAAATATCCGGTTCTTGTTGAATGGTGGGTTACAAAAAAAATGGTTGATTGCCCGACACCACTCAAAAGGAAGGATAATTTCAAACCTGACCCAAAGTTAGTTGTTGATACTGACATTTCCAAAGATTATGTTGGTAGTGGTTTTGACAGGGGTCATATGATGCCAGCTGCGGACAATTTATGTCAAACTCAACAAGTCCAAGATGAATGTTTTTATTTTTCCAACATGTCCGCACAATATCACAGCCTTAATGCTGGAGATTGGAAATCTCTTGAAACCTTGGTTCGTGACGAGGCAAAAACTCAGGATTCAATAAAGGTGTGGTGTGGTAATATCGGTGAAATTCAAAAAATTGGAAAGGTTTCGGTTCCTAAACAATGCTGGAAGGTCATTTACATTAAAAAGCAGAACGTTTGGAAGTCTTACCTGTTCGAAAACGATAAGTCAAAACCTGATGGAATCAAAAATAATGAAGTAACTTTATCTGTGATAGAAAAATTAACAGGGCTCAAGTTCAAATTATAGATTCTGTAAATCTTGAACAGTACCTTTAAAATAATTCATATCAACGTTTCCATTAATTCCCTTAATCCTTCCTGTAGTTGAGTGTTGCCAAAATTGATTTTCTTGGTTTTGAAAAATGTATGGTTCAGAGTTTCCATGTTTTAATAACCAAAAAGTATTGTCGTTAAAATTATCTTTTATGAAATCATATTGTATTTTTCCATTCAAGTAGAATATAGGACTTTTACCATATCTCTTTTTTAACAAATCAGTGAAAACCTTCAATTCTCGAATAACATGAACTTTTCTTTCTTCAGGACACACACTGAGATTTAATAAATCAATAGAGGGAGGCAACATCCCTTTTAAAACTGGTACAATTTCACTGTAGTTTTTAAATTGTTGGGTGCCAGAGCTTGAAATAGAGAATCTGTGATATGCACTTGTCCTTATCTTTCTTGAAAGGGCTCCGTTCAGATTTTTTCTGAACATTCGGTCTTTATGACTACTACCTTCAGATGACTTTATGAAGACGAATTTTACTTTAGTTGTATCAATTGAACTCCAATCTATATTACCTTGATATTTGGAAATGTCGATGCCTGAGAGATAGGTTACATTGGTTTGTTTTTTGGTTTCACATACATTTTTACCGAAAAACATAGATAGTACCAAAACCGAAGAAAGAATTAAATATTTTATCATAAAAACAAAATTACGAATAAAAGTTGAACTACGAACATTTATGATATTTATTTTTTATGGGAAGAATTGTCAAATTGAAAGAATCAGACTTAGTTAATATCATTAATAAAATAATGAACGAACAAAAAGTCACTTCACAAATCATCAAACCGAGATATGGTGTTGACCCATCTACAGCACCCTCGGATTATTTAGGGAAAGGCAGACAATTTGAAAAAGAATCTAAGTTCAAAAAACTAACGGATTTTTCAAATTATGAAAATATGGTGAGTAAAATACCTAATATGGAATGCTTACCAAACAATCAAATGAGATATTTCGTTTTATTCGTTACAGCAAAGAAAAAAGACTTAATGAAAGATTTAGGAGTCGATGAAAAAACACTGAGTTATTTAACCAAAATTGCCATCGCAATTATGGGTTGGCAGTCTGATTTTGGTAAAACGGACAAACTCTATGATATTAAGCCTATTGCAAAATACATAAACCCTTGGGATGTTTATAACACAGTAGACGGAATTCTAAAAAATATTGTTGGTAGTGGGACAGCAGCAAAAGGGACTGAATGGCTTGCTAAAAAATTTGGTGTTGATGAGCCATCTTTTGGTCCTGCGGAATTCATGCCATCAACATTTGCCAAAACGGGTGTTGAAAAAAAATATGGTAAGGGTATGGAAACTGTTATTGGGTCAGGTCTTGCAGTGATATACAACATGTTGTCAAAATACAGACAAGCAGAAAAAAATGGGTTGAGTAGTCAACCCTCAGTAAATCAAATTGCAAAAACTAAGGGTATTTATGGGTGGGTAGGTAATATTGGGACAGGAAATCATTTATGGGATGTGGCAATAGCATCTCACACTTATCCAGATGAAAAAATTTTAGTAAAATATTGTGCAACTAACAGACCCGATTTCATGGCGCCTTGTTCAAATAGTACTTATGAACCATTCAGTTCTGATTCAGCTTGGCAATCTTTCAGAAAACATAAGTGGAACCAAATTTATTATGGTAAAAATAAAAATTTGGATGTTTTTCCAGGTAAATTGACTGTAAATCGCGGACAACAAATTCCCAACTATTTACCTTACCTAACAGGAACTCATGGAACAATATCGGGTCAAGAAGAAGGGATAATGGACAATTTGCGTTTAATTAGTAGAACTAACGACCGTATAAATCAATTCAAGTGTGTGGACGATGCAATTAGAACTAACGTTTCCTATCCTAAATTTTCTTAAGAATTCATTACTCCATCCAAATATTTCTTGATTGTTCTCCTAATTTTTTTCTCACCTAAAGCAACCCAATCGTTAACAATTGAATTATAAATTACTGACACCAAATATTTTTTATTGGACAAAAGTGGTTTTGATTTATCATCCACTTTGATAAATTTGAATTTCCCACCGAATGTAGTCTCAACTTCTGTGACAGGAAAATGTCTTTTCAAGTGAGTCAGTAACTCATCCGAGGTATCATCAATATATTTCGATAAAATTTGTTTTCTTTCTTCTTCTGAGATACGCATATTCATAAATATACGTCTATTTATTTGTAAAATCAAAGACATGGCAAAAGCAAAAGGTGGAGCGAGAGCTGAATCAAGAAAAGTAACTTTTGGTAAGAGAAAAACTGGAGCAGCAAAAAAATCTTACAACAAACACAATCCAAGACCAAAAGCATATAGAGGTCAAGGACGCTGACTTTAATTTCAATAATACGTTATTATATTTTTATCATGCCAGATAAAAAACAGAGACTCTTTCGCCTCATTGAATCTTATTTGAACGACTATCAGAAAGAATCTGTAGAACAAGTCTATGGTAAGGGAACAAAAATAAAGATTCACACAATATCTGAATCTGTCACACAGAATAGTCTTCTAATCGAAGCGGTAATTGTTTTAGGTGAAACAATATCCGAGGAAGTTATGGATAGAAAGTTAGCTGATGTATTGATACAAGACGCATTGGTCTATTTTTTTCCCGACCAACACATTAAAACATATGTTAGATGGGACGTTTAAATTCCCTTATTCAATCTTAGAATGAGTTCTGAATTTTCTTTCTGTAGATAATCAACTTTCACTGCAAGTGCTGAAACTTGTTCTGTCAATTTTAAGATTGTTGCTCTCATCTCATCTTTTTCCTTGGAGGAATTTTCCAACAAAACTTCTAACTTTGCAATTCTATCTTTACAATCATGACGAATAAATTCTTCATCTCTTTCTTTCCTCATGGCTCTTTTCTCATAGAATCTCCATGCACTTGCTGAACCTAATACGGTTACAACCGTAATTAATACTGTATATAATGATTGTGTTTCCATTTTACGCTTTTGCTGGTCTTGCCCAAACTATGTTAAATTCACCTCCCATTTGGGATAAAGGTGTTGCTTTTAATGTGTCGGTCACGTAGTGATAAATGATTGGTTCTCCTGATGGTGTTTTTCCCCCAACAAAACCTAAGTGAGTGTTGAAACCAAAACGTTCTCCCTTCTTTGTTAAAGTATCACCTGGAACAAATTTCAATTTTTTTCCCATATCACTTGGCTGCCAAGCTCTTATTTTTCCACCTTCCAAAACACCAAAGAAAGGACCATTGGTTGCTCTTTCTCCTTTTGATGTTAATCCCGTTGCCCCATAAAAGAAAGCTTCTCCTGTGTGTGATGAACCAGGATAATAAATTCCAACAACATCTCCCAAATCTAAGTCGCTAAAAGAAGACTGAGATGGAACAGCTTGTGAAATTAAGGACTTAATTCTACCGAATTGACCTGATGAATTAATTTGATTTTCACTTAAGCCTTTCGAATTTTGGTTGATTTGTGAAAAAATGTCAGCCATTTCATTGAGATTACCTCCTTTGAATATTTTACTAAACCCATCTCCTTTGTTTGGAAATGAATTAGACAATCTGTATGCATGCCACGCATTACCCTGTCTTACACCCGTCTGACTTGCAACATATTGAGAGCATCCTATTGGACCTTTTTTTGCAACATTTTCCTTTCCTTTACAAACATCGTTCAAAGTATCTTTAACGGTGGGGTATAATACATATCTACCACAACGTTTGGTCAACCCACTATCACTAGGAACAGTTCCTTCTTGATTTCCCTCAAAATATGGTATTCCTAATTTTTTTGACGTATAAGGACCTAATACCCCCTTACCGTTACCTCCATTTTTTAATTGGAAATCCTTTATTGCAATTTTTGTCAATTTTCCTATAATCCCATCAACTCCATCCCTATTTGGACCAGATTTCCCTAAGTTGTATCCTAATTCCTTAAGTTTTGTTTGAGCGGCTTTAACGAAATCAGTGTAAGATTCGTATTGTTCGAGAATGACTCTCATTTTATTTCTTAAATTTTTCATACTTTAATAAATATGTTTTTATTTCTATTCTACCATCAGTTTTATTTAAAACTTCAAACAACCAAAACTATTCATGTATCTTACTACTTTTTCCAAGTAACCAATACTTGTTTGTTGACCCGAACCTTTGTTTGGAAAATAATTGGCAATTGGTTTGTTTTGTAAAACCATAATTTTCAGTTCAGGTTTAGATTGTGGAAAGGGTTGATATAACGTTTTGTCACACGGTGCAGCATAATTCGGGTCTTTTGTTTCACACCATCTAGTGATTAGACCTGGCATGTTGTGTGCAACTATTGCTAAATCCATTGCGTTGTTACCTGTCCCATCAATTCCCTTGATACCCTTAGTTCTAACTGCAATCGGATTAACGGATGGACCTGTTCCATTACCTACTTTTAAGGCTCTTTTGTAATCATCATTGATTCTGTGTAATGTCCCTATTCCTTGTTTCAAAGAACTGAAAGAATCTGAATAGGAACCAACTTTTTTATCTAAACCATAATCATTCCAAGTTTTTTCGGTAAATTGTGCTGAACCCAAACTCATTTGTTTCTGAGGTTTACCTGAAATTTTATTCACCAAATTTAACCCACCCACAGCGGATTTTGGGAGAAATCCAAACCCTATCGAATGTAAAAATTCTGCCGCGTCATCACTCCATTCACTATAAGTACGGAATAAAGTTTCCCTTCCAATAATTCCGATTGCGGCTTTGGCCATGAAAAGCAGTGTATTAGCATCAACCCCAAGTTCACTCATCAATTTTTGTTTGTTTTGAACTACGTATTCTGCAAATGGTCTTACGTCCTCGGGAATACACGGGTATTTCTTCTCTAAACTGATATTTTCATTTTGTTTACTGACTCTTGCGTTTTCACGTGAATTATCTAGCCCAAATGAAGTTATTCCTGGTCCTGTTTGTTCTTTAAGAATTCGTAAGATAATATTCTCTAAATCCGTCTCAGTTAATTTGATACTTTTTTTCATTATGAAATAAATATCCACCAAAAATGACTTTTAGTGATGAGGGAAATAATTATTATTCTTTCAGAATAATAATAAGAATTAATAAAAATAAAAAAAAAAGAAAAAAAACTAGTAATACTAGTTCTAGGGATTTTAGCAAACCGCCACACAAGAATCGAAACCTAAAATATCCTCTATAATTTTTGTTACTTCATTACAAGGGTCGTCCAAGAAACCAATGTGAGAGTCGGGTTCATCTCTCCGATTGTCTTTGATGGTTAGAAAAACAGCATGAGAATCGGGAATCCATTTATTTGATTTGTCATCATATTTTTGGGTGGGGACGATTTGTATTTCTTTGATTAAAATATCCCCTCCGAAGGAGGTGTTCAACGAAGACTCAACAAGTCGTTTTATTTTTCCAATCTTGTCCATGTCATGTCAGAATTTAAAACCACAGAATAAAGATGTTTTTTATTCCATTCGTTTGGACCAATAAGTGACAAAGTCTTGGACCCATCAGGATTCTCATATAAGTGATATATCTCCCCAATAATCGGTTCAAATCTATAGTTTGACTCGTAGACCTCTTGTTGGATAATCATCGAATTTTGGAGGTCCTGTGCTTCTTTAATGAGCTCTTCATATCGTCTCTTAACCACTCGGTCGACCTTATTGAGACCGTGTTTTTTAAAGGATGTTAAGTCTTGGGGTTCAATCTTTGGGGCACCTACATGGGTTGGGTAGGGAATTACCATTGGTTGTAGATTAACCTTATCGATATGAGATTGAGTTGACATAAAAAAAAAGTCCCTTTATGGGACAATTTTATAAAATATATTTTGTAAAAACAATTACTGACCTTTAATCATTCCGATTCCGTGTTTTAAAAATTCTTTCGCTCTTGGTGAGAGATGTTGCATTGCATATACTTTTTCAATATCCTTAACTAATTCTTCACCGTGTTCGTTCTCCTTGTAGAGTTCTATGATTTTGTCCATGGCCTTACAACACTCTTTCTTTGTTTCATCAAAATAATTGTAGGGTTTGAATCCTTTAAGATGAGTCATTATTTGGTGTGCTAAATGTTCTCCACCATCCGTAACCTTCGGATGAAGTCTCAAGGTTTTGAGCAATTCTAACTTATCAACTAATCCCCTAACACCGTTCTTTCTTAATCTTACTCCCTCAATATAATCATCATCTTCATCATCGCCCATAATTTCTTCTAACGATTTAGTGTTACCAGCGTGACAAAACTTTCTATCATCTTTTTTCTCGTCTTCAGAAATATTATAAAATTTCCTGATTTCTTCTTTTTCAGATTCGGTTAAATAAAATCTTTTACTCATGTCTATAAATATAAGTTTCTTTCAAAATCTCCGACTAATCAATCACACCGTGTAAAAATTGTATTTTCTCATCATTAGATAAAGTATCCTTCGTAAATGAAAATGGGTCGTAATCGAATTTGTAAAAATATGGTTTGTAAAAGTGGTAAACTAACTTCGCACTTTTTGTATCATACAAATCATTGAAGATAAAATACCTTTTATTTAAAAAAGGGTTGTCATTTAACAATTCTTGCATTTTTTGTCTATCAATTTCATTTTTTGACTTGATGAATGGTAGTTTGAGCAAATCTTGATATAAATTTTCAGCTCTTAGAGTGTAATCAACCGTTTCTTCATTGTTGAATTTCCACTTATTAAAGAACAGCTGGTCACTTCCATATTTTGGGGTCATGAAAACGTAAAATCCATGGTTCAGGAGAGACTTCTGAATCCAATTATTGAAATTTTTCCTTACGTTAGTTTTTTTCTTGGTTAGCGCTTCTGAATTATACGAGTTAACAAAGAATGAAAAGAACATATCATAGGGATTTCTACAACTTATGATTTTTTTTAAATTTTGAAATTTTTCAGGAATGAAATTTGAAAATGAATGCTCATAATACTTAAAATCCAAGTATTCCTCTTTGTCTTTTTGAGAATATCTGAAAAAATTGTAGTCTTCGAAAATTTTTTTGGTGATTCTAGTTGCACATCTTTCGTGTGCTAACCATACAACCTGATGCTCGGGTGAAATATTCATTATTTTATGAAATTATTCAAATTATTCAAAGTATAAACAGAATCATAAGGGTCGTAACAATAATCCCATAAGGATTTGTTTTTGATGAAAGGGTGTGGTTGACCCTTTGACCATTTTTTTCCTAATTCATAATCATTTCTACACCAAGTTAGTTTTCTATTTGGTGTTTCTACAAAAAATGAACGAATTTTTTGAATTAATCTGAAAAAAGACATGTAAAACGAATTATCTATATAAGTTTTTTGTATTATTAAATATTTTTTTTGCCTCAACCTCCAATAATCTTATTTTTTGTTCGTCTGAAGGGGAAACCTCAAAGTTTTGAGCTTTGATTTGTCTAATCTGTTCTTGAATTCTTTCATATTGAAACAAATATTGGTTATAAAGTTGAGCTTTTTGGTCGTTACTTAAATTCATAGTTCATTTTTTTTTAAAGGTAGTTTTTTTTCACTCTAAGTAAATTAACTACTGGTTTTTGTTTCATCGTATACCTGGTTGACCTTATCCAATATTTTGAAAAAATTGTTTTTTGTTGAAGACTTGGTCTTTTTTCCACCTTTGAACAAGGAATTGAGTTCTTTGAGTTTATCTATTGAATCCTCAATTGAATCTTCAACACTCGAGTTACCGTTGTCAGTATTGTAATTTACTGGTTGAACATATATGTCTAAATCCATAGCAGCACTGTTGGAACCAGTCTCAAATAAACGGTTGTATTGTTCTTTGGTGATGAGTATTTTTTTCATCAATATTAGATGACTCTCAATATTGTGTTAATTACAGTATCTGAATTTAATTCAGACCAATCAAGAAGTTTTTCTTCTCCGTCCGATGAGACAACGATATGATTAGCATAATCAATATCCCCATATAGTTCAACTCCTGTAACATTTGCTAAATTCAAATAAACACCGTCATTAGCTCTGAAGATTACTTTGAAGTCTCCTACAAGGTTTGAGCATTCAACATCTGAAAAAACGTTGAATGATTTGTCTGTTGACACATTCAGAATTTCGAGAGTGATGTCTTCAGTTTCACCTGAAGGATTATGGATGAAGTCCTCACCAACTTGCTTGATGAATTTATCTGATTCGTTTCTTGAAAAAATTGTTGCCATTTTAAAATGTTTTCTTTATAAATATCATTGTTTTACTTTGGAGTTATTATCCTTGGACTTAGAGTCCATCCATTCGAACCAAAAAGCCATAAAAACTATGAAATTTAATCCAAATGACATGAATATTTCTATCAAATCATCATATACGTTCATAGTCAAATGAACATGACCTACCATCCAAAAAGGAATGGATAGTTTGGATGCAACATATTTTATGAAAAATCTCAGAAAAGCCATTAATAATAACTATTGTATTTATTATATAGAATAATCATGCAAAGAACAGAAATAAAGAAGGTTTTAAGGGAAGCACTCGGGGTTCCTCACAACATTGTTGAGGTGAGTAAAAATGCCTACCAAAGAATCTTGAATTGGGTTAAGAGATTAGATTCAAAAGATTTTGAATATGGTCAAGGTGTCTCAATGAATTTCAGAGTTGATTATCAAATTGCAGACTTCAGGTTTACAACACTAAAAGTGAAACTCGGGGTTGATGAGCACCCAAAAATCAAAACACCCGAAATAATGTCTATGGCAATCCGTAGTCAATCAAGAAAAACCGAGGATATGAGACTTGAACCAATCAAGAATAAAACCGTGGATTTAGTAATCGTGATGTTGGTTCCGACTGATTTCAATTACGAAGAATTACCAGTATATTTTGAAAAAAATAAAAACGAGATTATTGAAAATCTTTCACACGAGTTCAAACATGCCTACGACCACTTCAAAAAACTTTATGACAACCCCATTCAGAGGGCAGAATATCAATCATCTATAAATTTAGGTTTCAATTTTGAACCCTTAGATATTTTTGTTCATGATATATATTTTTCCTCCGCAAATGAAAATTTGGTCAGACCTAGTGAAATATCTGCAGCAATACAAACAGGTCAAATTTCGCAGAAAGACTTCTTAGAGTTTTTGAGAAGTAATGATACCTACAAGAATTTGAAAAGAATTAAAGACTTTAATATTCAGGACTTTGAAAATAGAATACTGAAAGATGAGAAAGGTCTGAACAAATTACTAAGGAAAGTTGGTGAAAAACCCAAGTTGATGACACCTGAGGAAAAGTTAGAAAGTATATACAAACTTCTTTATTCTGTAATTTCCCAAAAGAAAATAATAAGTTTTGCAGAAATGATTAAGACTAATTTTTTAGAGGAACTTTTGGGTTTTCAAGATGAAAAAAAGAAAGTTTTTGATAAGTTTGTATCGAGAGTTTCGAGATTCGAAAATCCCAAAGACTTTGTAAAGTATTATGAGAAATTCTTCAATTATATTGGAGACAAAATGATTCGTAAAATATCCAAACTTTACGCCATCACTCAGAAAAAATAAAATTTTCGACAACGACAAATTTATTATTTTTCTGAAGGTTTAAGAACCTTTTTACGACATCATAACTGAAACCGAATCTATTACCCAAATTCCAAGTTCCCTTTTTTTTCTCGTTGGATTCGAGAATAATTTCAACAATATAAGAAAGGTTTGAGGTTCTTCTCATTGAACTGTGAATTCTGATACCGAATTTTATTTCAAACCATTCCTTCAATATTTTCGATAGAATTTTCATGTCGATAGAAAAAAGGTTAGAATATAACGTAAAAAATTTTTGATTGAATTCTAAAGAACCCGCCGAGGTAACATTGAAAAACCAATCCTGATTATCGGGGTCAACAATCCATAAATTCATTCCATTCGGAACTACTACTTTATTACCTAAGTCTTGTTCAAGTTTTTTGAGAATTATTCTCTTAAGTTTAACGTTGACATCCGACATCAAATTAAATGTAATAAATTTTTGTAGATTAAGTCAAATCAGTTGAAATCTTTTTACTCAATGTTGCATAAATCGGGGATGCAATATTTTTTACTTGATTTGCAATCTGCCCAACTAACGCCTCATATTTACCACCTGTAGCGTATCTAAGACCCCTCTTGTTTACAAAATTTTTAATCAAATCAGCACCTGAGGTTGTATCTGTCAAATAACTTCTTGCAATCAAATCAAAATATGCTTGAATTCCTGATTGAACTGTGTTATGAAAAATGTTTTTACCGCTATTAACGTTCCCTACATTGAATGGATTTTTTGTTCGGATTGGTCTTGAGGATGGATTTTTATCGAACCCTCCTTCTGCCGCTAATTGAGAAAGTGCCAATTCCACGGGAACGTATCTTCCGTATTTGGTTTGAGCATTTTTTGCTCCGTCGGCTAACATTGAACCTGTTATTCCCAAAAGGTTGTGTTTCCTTGTTGAAATAAATTTATCTGCAATACTTTTATAAGTTTCATATTCTGCAGGATTATTTAAATTCATCACAGGGAATTCACCTGTAGGCACGTTCAAATTTGTTTTGGTGTCTATATTTGATGAAGGGGAAGATGACGTATCAGTTTGATTTGGTTTTGTTGTCGAGAGAAACGTATCTAAAATCCCTTTACTGTCTTTTGAACCTATCAATGATTTAAGAATCAAGTCTGTAAGGTCTTGCTCCGATATTAAAAATTTCTTTTTTCCCATGTTTATAAATATAATAAAAAACCCTCTTTTCAGAGGGTAATTTTTAATCGATTACTTCAGTTAGAAAATATCTTAGATTATATCCCTCTGAGACATTTATAATTGAAATGACAGCGGTTTTCGTTTCCTTGTGGACTAAAACATCTACCTTAACCATTTGGTCTTCTCTCAAATCTTTTGCAGTGTATCTGTATCCCGAAAGACTTTTAGTATTCATCTCTTCCTTGGTGTTTTCATATACTTTGAAAATCGAAGGTTTTTTTGCTTGAAAAGAAATAAATTGGGGTTCCACAACAACTGTTATACTTACATCTGAATTTTTGGAATATAAGACCCATTCCTTATTTGTATTATCATATGTATACATCTCGGTGAGAGTTGCTTTGTAATAGGTTTGTGCAGTCAAAATGAAGGTAGACAAAACCAAAATTAGTGTTATGAAAAATTTTCTCATTATTAGATTATTGAAATTGAATTTATTTTGTCTCCTGGTTGGATTTGGTCGACAATATCGAGTCCCTCAACAACTTTTCCGAAACAAGTGTGGTTTCTATCAAGATGTTGGGTATTTTGTCTATTATGACATATGAAGAATTGAGAACCTCCTGTGTTTCTACCTGCATGTGCCATAGATAAAACACCTTTGTCATGAAATTGATTTGGAGCCGAGACTTCACAGTGGATTGAATATCCAGGTCCACCAGTTCCATCCCCTTTCGGACATCCTCCTTGGATAACAAATCCTGGAATAACTCTATGAAAATTTAGACCATCATAAAACTTCTTTTCGATTAAATCTATAAAGTTTTTTACGGTAATTGGTGTTGCGTCATCATACAATCTGGCAACCATGTCCCCTTTTTGGGTTGAAATTTTTACTTTTGTCATAATATATAAAATTTAAAAAATTGTTTGGAGATTGACAAGTTTTACTTCAAAATAGGTTTATAATCTAACTCATCAAAGTATTTTTGAAACCTCTGATAAACATCACTAACCATATCCGTTGTAAAAAAATCTTCAATGTTATAATTTTCAATTTTGGTTGGATTTTTCTTTTTTCTACAAAGCTCTTCTAAAAATCCTGATTTAGCAAATTTACTTTCGGATATAAACGAAATCTTCATGTAGTCGGAAAACAAGTGTTCGAGCCTTATAAAGTAATCAGGTTTTCTCTCTGTAAAATCCATTCCCGAAAACCATAAACTTTCTGTATCGTCGATGTTCGTGATATAAAATTTATAAAACTCACTTTTTGTAATCAATTTTTCTCTTTGTCTATAGGTGTAAAGAAAAGATGAAAAAATTCGATTTAAGGGATTACGAGCAGTACAAATCAATTTATAATTCTGATGATTTTCAAAAAGATTTAAATTGTGGTGATGAACAGGAAATTCTGAATAATCGTGATTTATTTTCCTATCGTAATTTGATAAATAAGATACAAAATTCAAACAGGAAAAAATTACATTTGCATGGACTGAGCCTGTTTTTGCTGGAGACCAAAAGAAATATCCATGTTCTTCAGAAATGTTAATCCAATATTTTTTATCGTTTAGCAATTGATTTACTTTGGGAAAATATAGGCTCTTTTTTTCAAAATTGAAATATCTGGTTTATTAAATTCATGATTACTTTCCCATTCGAGAATGAACAATTGATTCATAAAAAAATCAAATTTCACTTTATCAATTGATAGATATTGCAATGCATTGAATAAATCTTCACTCACACAATTATTGAATTCTCTTATTAAAACTGTGGACATTTTGTTTGAAAGGAATATGTCTTTACGAGTGGAGAGCAATTGAATTTTTCCCAAGACATTACCGTCTGTGGATAGAGAGATAATTGTAGGTCCTATTGTAATTGGACCAATTGAAAAAAACTTTTCAAAATTTTGTCCTATCATACAATAAAAATAAAAAATAAATTTATTTTTTCAAATGATTAAATTCGTATTCTATAAGGGAAGATTGAGGTAACTCCTTATTATATGTATACCTTGGACCTATGAAAGACCTTAACTGACCATTCAATTTTGTTTTTACGACTTTCTCCACATCTTGAATTGTTACATCTCCCATTTCCCCTTTAAGATAATTTTTTGTGGTCTTCTGACCTTTTCCACCAACCAAATCCAATACATCGTATATGTCAACAATTACTTTTAACTTATCGGATGAATCATCAATTGAATTGATTTTGAATTTTGCGATAAAAGGGGTATTTTGCATTTCTTCATCCCACGCCCACGAATATTGTTTGGCTGAGGACATTCTTTTATTCTGAAATTCTGATTCCTTAGATTTGAGTGATTTTTTTTTGTTTCGAATAATATCATCATGGGTCCCATCTCTTTGCAACGTTTTCATTTCTTCTTTTGTAAGTAAAAAAACTTTTCCATCCAAATTTTCATTCCATGCAACTGGATTCGAATTACTCATTTGTCTACCTGTTGAAGACGAATAATGTTCAGCAACCTCATACCATCTATCATTTTTGTAAATATAAATCGGATACCACCCATATGATTTTACAATATAATAAGGAGTTCTGTTGTCATCGAAAGACCAAAAACCCTCAAGATTCGTACCTTTGAAGGGGAGTTGGGCTATGGTATATGAATTGGCTTTTGTGTTTGAAGTCCACTTTCCTTTCATTTTTCTTGGGTCAACAAAATTTTCTTTCGTAAGATTTTTATAATCGCCGTCTTTTCTGTAATTAAGAAGATAAAGTTCGAGGAGGTATAATTCATGTCCTTCCGGTAGACCCATGTATTGAGAAACATTTTTGATTACATCCAAAAGTTTAGCACGTGTCTTGTGTTTTTTCTTTTCCTCGTTGAGAAACTTAAATAATTTTATAACTTTTGGTTCGAGAACTTTATCAAATTGTTCAAAAAGTCTATTTGAAATTTTATACTTCATAGAATATAAATACCATAATCCCCCACAAATAAATTATGGTTAAATAACCGAAAGGGGTTTAAGATTAATTCGGAAACTTACAGTTGAATGTTTCACCAACCTTAATTGCCAATTCTTTAGAATATAGCTTAGTTTTTTCGTAATCGAAGGAAGAATCTTTTTTTAAAATTCTATTACAATCGGTATAAACTTTGAAAGAACCCAAATCAAGTTCAATGAGTTTGTTTGTAGTTTGAACGGCACTTCTTACCGGATAATTACCTGCGAATTTTTTTTCATCTGTATCATAAAAAAATTTAATATTAACAGGTTCTAATTTAGGTTGTGACGGTGAGGATGTGGTGGATTGAGTTGCCGTAGTTGCAGATGAACCACCCAACTTTATTTGTTGACCATATTCATATCTTGGGCTAGTTGTGGATTGTGTTGTTGATTTGATTTGGTCACCATATGTTGTGGTTGTTCCTTGTTCGGAAATCAATTTTTTATATTGTGCCTCAGTAATTATGTATTTCATATTTTTAGTATTCTACTCTAATTTTTTTATAACCTGAATCATTCAACAACTTGGTGACTTGTTGTTTGAAATCACTTTTACTGGCATTCCAAGGTGCTGTTGATTTGAACACAATTTTCAAACTACTCATAGTTTCTTTAGGTTCAAACTTCATCGAGTGAACATATTTACCGTAAGGAAGTGAACGAATTTTTGTTTTAATTTCTTTATTCAGAACGGTTTTGACCCAAGAATCCAAGTTTTTGTATTCTGTTCCCAATCTATCAATATCTAAATGACCATGGTTTGGATTTCCGAATTCCACACCCAAAAAACTCTCGGCAAATTTTGTAAACTCTCTCTCGAGGTTGCTAGGATAAACACTTCGAGTCTCTTCACTTTTAACCATTTCAGGAAAATCTAAGACCACTTTGAAGTTAACTTTATAAGGAGAATTTTCTATTAATTCGATGTTTGCCCATGGAGGTAGATTCAATTCATCAATGAAATACTTGATGGGTCTTTTGAATCTTTCGGTAAATTTTTCATATTTTCTTTTCGATGGTAATTTGTATAAACCCTTTTTTACGATTGATTGAACAATACGAGGTATACTCCATCTACTTATTTCAAAATTGTCATTGGAAAACATGGGGTCATCACCAATTAGTTCTTGGATAAATTTCTTTCCATATTTTTCTAATAGATATGATATTGGTGCATCTTTTTCTGAGTCAGGAAGATTTGTGTTTACCCAATTTCTGAACATTATGAAAAGAGCATCATAATAATCTAAATCGTCCACATAATTGAAATCGACGGTATTGTTTTCTTCCATAATTGAATGAATCAAAGATACAAGTTCTGACTCAGATAACCTTAACTTCTTCATATTAAATAAATACTCATAAAATCATCCATCTTATAGACCTCGTGAATAATTCAGGAAACCCGAAAGAGGAAATAACCTGTCTTATGTTGTCTTCATGTTTATTTAAAAGTGAATCCATGTCCCCATCATATTGTTTTTTTACTTTACCTGGAACTCCTAACATAATTGTAACCATACTTGGTCTACCACCCATGGTTAAATGGTCAACTATAAAATCAAAATCTATAATTTCACCATCTGTGATAGTTTGAATCATTTTTGCGATTTTTTCTCTTTGTTTCAATATGTCATCGAAAGTATTCACTAAATTTCTTTGGCTTTTGCATTTAAGGTTCCACCGGCATCAAAACTACTAAATTTCAATCCGGCATATTTCATCAACTCGGTCATTTTTGCCCTTAGTTCGTGGAAATAAAGTTCACCGTATGCTTTCTTTGTCATTTCTGCACTTATGTTTCCGCCATCCCATCCTAAATCAATTAATGGTTGGTTATCAATCGTCAGAGAACAATCATAGTCTATAAAATTTTCAACCATGGAATATGGTCCTATACTCCTAACTTGTTTAACTTCAACTACCTTATGAGTTTCAAATTCAAGAACATATGGATATGACGTGGGCATCAGTGAATCCCATATCTTTTTCAATGGCTTTGTATAGTCTGCAACTATTTCTTCCTGTTTATATTCACTATTCCAACCCATTTTGTTTTTTTTTAAAAAGTAACGCTTTCTGCATCTTGTTTAAATTCATCATTAAACCAATCGATAATGAATGTCATTCCCTCACTTCCGAAATAATCCTCCAACGTTATAAATAAATCTTGGTCCAATACCAATTCTTTTTTCCAAACATAATAACGGGCAAAAGTTTCAGGTTGACCATTGTGATATGATTTTTTGTCCTTGTTATAATATCTGATGTATGTATCATCCCCATCACTATAGGTGGCAACCTTAGCATTTTCGTCACTAAAATTTGGTCTAACTAAATTAATCATAGTTTTAATTAGTCTTACCAATCTATCTTTTGATATTGTATAATCCATTAAAAATCAATTTTTTTTACAGGTAATTCGAATCTTTCTTTGAACCATATCTTGAATGGTGCTCTCCAAGTATCTCCGAAATATCCATCTAGTATCCTTTCATATTGGGTTTCAAGTGAAACTGTTGGACATATGTCACGTGCATTACTTCCTTGTGTGAAATACTCACAGAAATAATATCTAAAACATATGTCATCACCCGCATCAAAATCACCTCGATAATATTCTATTAAAGTATCAGATTCAAATTCTTCACCCGTCTCATCATCATATTCATACGGATGATGCCAATTGATGTCCTCGAGTGGAAACAATTCATCTAAGTAATTGATGATTGTTTGTTTGAGTCTTGATTCAGAAATAGTGTATTTCATAATTTATAAATATCCATTAAAAAAAACTAAAATCCCCACCTTGTGAGTGGGGACCTAATTTATCTTAATTAATCATTAATTATATTGACCTCTTTCATCCCACATATTCAAACACTCATAACCTTGTTCCTCAAAATTGTTTTCAGTGTCTATTAAGTTCACATTCTTTAATTCATCAAATGAACATAAATCAATACCATCAAAATCAGCGAAATCACAATCCCTCAGGGATAAGTATGTCAAAGTGCTTGGTAAGTTTGTTAATATTTTTCTAACTTGTTTTGAACTTGCACCCACCATCAAAACAAGCCCATTTTTTTTATCGAACTGATAATGTGGCTCATCTAATCTATACTCATCTTGTTCTTTAATTACCTTTTTTACTAATCTTATCATGTCAGATTCTGTTAATCTTACTATTTTCTTCGACATATTATTATTTTGATAATAAATATCTCAAATAAATAAAAATCCCCACCTTGTGAGTGGGGATTAGTTAGTTTACTCTTCAGTAACGTCAGGTTTGCCCTTGTTAATCCATTTGTCGATTGAACCGATTCCGAAAGAACCGAGAACCAACCATAAAAATGCATTGAAGATGAATTCATTGATAACAAGGTCTTTTCCTAAAGAACCAGTTACGATGTCTGCAATCGCAAACCCTGTCATCATTACAAAAGCTAAAAATCCAACGACACTTTTTTCATTGATTGAGTTGTTGTCGTTAAACAACTGTGAGAAAAATTTTTTCATATTTTGGTAATTTACTTACCAATAAATATTTTTGTATTGACGAAGGACAATCATTTAAATAAAAAATCCCCTCAAGATTTATGAAGGGATTACAATTACAATTTCTTATTCTAAAAATATTTTTTTGCTTCAGTTCTTGCCAAATTGTCAAAATAGTTATCAACATCTTTATTATTACCCAAATAAGCTAATATACCATTTTTTATAGGCACAACCTCATTTCCCTCATCGTAAGTAATTTTACCATTTTTAATAGTATAACAGTGATATTGTAAATAATTGGTCTTACCCTTTAATTTAACTTCAACTTTCATACAAACCACTTGATTGCCTTGCCTGTTCATATATCGTCTTTCCAGTTCAATATTGACAGTTGCACCAATTCGATTTAAAAATTTAATTATTGATATGACAAAATCTCTATCCATGAAAAAATAAATATTAATTGTAGTCCTCTTCTGGACAGGTCATACGATAAATTTCGAATAGATATTCACCAAACCAATCTTTAACAACATCAGTAACATAACTATAAACATCATCATAATCATCCCCTAAGGAATCGACAAAATCTTCATCTTTGGTCAGGAAATCATCTATCGCTATTCTAATTACATTATCTGCATAATCGAACTCATCTCCGAAATCATCACACAATGTTGGAAAATCTAATTCTGCATTACGAATGAAGGGTTCGATATTATCTTTAGATAATCGTCTCCTTAATCTTATTTGATAGTCTTCGATTAAAAAATTGTATTGGGTTTCGGATATGATAAATTTTTTGGACATTAATTATAAATATTCAACTAAAAATTAATACCCGCTCCGAACTGTCCGTATTTTACCACGGGGTCATAATCTAATTTCAGAGTGAAGTTTTTAAAATCCTTCATACCACCAAATTTGAATGTGACAAAGTTGTCTTTCGATTTGGGAAAAGTTATTTCCCCAACATCATCTTTTCCTCTATAGAGTATTCTTTCATTTGCAAGTCCAACCATAGCATGAACTCCAAATCTATTAATCCTCTTTCCTGCTCCGATATAAAAACTATTTTGTTTGACTAAATCTGAGATGAGAGGGAAATCTACTAAATTAATGGTCCCATACGGAAAATATGTTGAACGGTCTCTTCGATATGTTGTGTTGAAATCAAAAACGAAATAACCTTTATTACCTATTGTAAAAAACGCACCCATCTGATTATTTGTGGTATGGTGAAGACCAAAACTCATGATTGGTTTTTTTCCTCTAATTGTGTCACGCCTTCCGTCGTTGTAGTAATAAATTCTTGCTGGTTGTCTATAACCCCAATCATTAAAATACCACATAGGTGAAAAACTATTCCACCCAAATGTCGGTGCTCCCCACATATTCCATCTATTCCATCCCCATCCATCAAACCATGGGTCACGAACCACAACAGGCTGGTTAGACCTTGGTTTATTGAATTCAGTTGGAGTAGAGTTTCTCCAATTACTTGTTGTATTCGATGATGTTGTCGAAGTTCTCGAAGTTGACTGTGTACTTGATTGTGATGGCGGAGATGTTCTCCAAGATGATGTTTGAGAGAATACGAACAATGGCATCAATAATACCATTTCAAAAATCAGAATAAGCTTTCTCATAGTAAATTGATTTTATATCTATAAATATAATATAAAAAAATCAATTTTGATTAATTACATGAATTCATAAAATCTTTAGCCTGTGAAATCAAAGATTTTACTTTGACAGAATAAGTGCCAGCCTTACATTGTGGTTTAGGACAATAAACTCTATCTAATAATTTATAATAATCTTCCTCACCACCTATACTTTCAATTTTTCTAAAATCCTGCCATAACTTGTAATCTTCAACAGATTGTTTCCAATTGTCATATCTTGCGTGACCCCTATATTCACCAGTAGCCGTCTTCGGTCTAATTTTGGCGTATTTCATACCAAAACAATTATTATTGGCTTTGAATATTTCACTTTCGAAATGACCTGTTTCTAATATTGCTTGGGCAATTGCTATTTCAGGAAACCTGATTCCTGAATTCTTCACATAACATGCAAATTCTGATGGAGAAAAGTTCTCCACTTCTGAATCAACACCCATGATTTCTTTAATTCTTGTTATGTCCTCGTAAAGATTCATAAAAATAAATATTAGTCTAAACTACTGTTGATAACATTCCCGTCAGTTCCCACTACAACGAATCCGACCCTGTAATTTCGTGGGATATCAAAATAAGGAAGATACTTCATCGTATGATAATCAACCAAATAATGGGGGTCTAATTCCCTCTGGTACATATTATCTTTTGTCATCTCTGAATCATTTACATAAATCCTTAATATCAATCTATTGATATCCCCAATCTCATAAACTTCAATATGGTCAATCATTGGATAGATACTCATAATGACAGATGAGTTCAATAACTTTGTTATTGGTTTGTTAATGTATTTTTCCAAAAATTGTTTATCCACCATATAGAATAAATAGAAATAAAAATAAAAAACCCCTCCTTGTGAGAGGGGTTTGTGTTAAAATCTTTTTTTTGTTTGGGTAATGTTCTTATACATTTCAAAGTCATCTGGTCCAAACTCAATTTCTTCATCATAATCAAATTCTTCAGGGTCAACAGGTCTATCGTCTTCATCAAACCAACTGTCTCTGTGACCTAAAATACCCCTGTTTTCAGGTTTCATTTTCATGAAGTGTCTTTTAGGCATTTCAGTTCCCATATCCAACGAATCAAGTTCATGTTCTTTTAAAACTCTTTTAACCAATCTTATCAAATCAGATTCGGTCAATCTTACTATTTTTGACATATAAATTATTTTATTATAAATACTATTTGAAATAAAAAAAAATCCCCTCACTTAGGAGGGGGGTTCTTAAAATTATGTTTGACTACTTCCAACTATCCAAATTTAATGTCCTAATTTGAGAAATTATTTGGTCATTTATTTTGTTGTAAGAATTGAAATGATAAATTGAGTTATCAATTAAATTCATGAGAGCTTGTTTTCTTGGTTGTGGCATGTTCAGACCAGATACCTTATTTTTAAGGGATGCCAACTCAGTCATAACTTTGACATTCGGCTCATCTAATTTTTTTAATTTCTTAATCAGTCTATCGAGTCTTGACAAGTTCTGAAAATAATCCATTCCATATCCTCTTTTAACACCCTTAACACCTCTATAAAAATCACCCAATGCGTCGAACGGACCTTCGTTTGTTTCTTGTTCTTGTAAAACTTTCTTTACAATTCTATTTAAATCTGATTCAGTTAGTTTTTTTGCCATGTAGATAAATATATCAGACTTTTGACTTTGTCATGTCATCGACAAACTCGGGAAATTTTTTTCTAATACATTCATCCAATTGTTTAGCTTCCTCTTTGAAAGATTTACTTGAGGGAAGAAATCGTGAAATGAAATTAACGATAAGTCTAATGAAACCTCTATTTTTCTTCCCGTCCATATTGGTCAAAGATGCCATCTTTTTTAGATTCAAATCTCTGATGCAATCGTTTATAACATCTTCCATGTTATGGTATTTCTGCATCATATCTACTGAAGGTGTGGTGATGAGACTATTGGATTCTTTATTTTTCATACGTTTTAAATTACTTCATAATCAATGTTACCGTAATTGTCATAGTCATCATTTTCATCATGAGTTGAACCATCGAGGTCTTCTTGAACTTTTCTATATGCTTCACAAGATGACCTAGCCATCACAGTATGAGTCCAAGTTTGAACACATGTTCTTGAAGCTTGAATTGTATATTCTTCTTCTTCGTTATCCTCCCAACCTTCTTCATCCTCACAGTCGTCAGTGATAATTTCTTTTGTTTCCTCAGGAACTCTTTTGAAGTTATCAATTGCCTCTGTTAGTTTGTTTCTAAATTCAATGAGTTCTTTTAGAGAATAAAACTTGAATGAATAACTTGAAGCTTTGGAACCGTCCATTCCAATTTCAATATATTCTTTTGAACCTTCCTCTGCCCCATCGTAGTGATAGACAGTAAGGTTTGCCCCATTGTCATATTCAAGTGTTCCATTATCCACGAATAGATAGTTTAGGTCCCACTCATCAGGATTGGATTCAACCATTTCTTTATACTCGGTCTCGAGTTCTCTAATTTGATTCAGAGCTTTTGAGAATTTTTTCTCAAAGGAGGTTTTCCATTTTTTTGAATATTCTGCCATAATTAAAAAATTAAATCGTTTGATTTTAGTTCATCCCACTCTTCATTATCAAGAATCTCTACCTCGTCTTCTTGATTATCGGATTCATATCTTAAAATATTTTTCTTCTCACATAATTCTCTATAATCTTGACCATAATAAGTATTAACGAACCATTCACGGATTACTTCATCCCAGTCTCCACCACCGTGACCTTCTAAAATATCATCGATTGTTTCGAAACCATAATCTTTGTAAAATTCCAAAAGTTGTTCTTCGGTTGGCTCTACAGCAAATGATGTATTAACATGGACTAACGCTTTGGGTATTGTGCTCATAGTGTTTTTATTTTCAATAATATTATAAAATTTAGAATTTTCAAATCTACTCGTAAGATTTTACGGATGGAAGGCTAGAATATTCACAATAAAGCTCTTCTCGTTTCTTTATGAGCTCTTTTTTTACCTCATCAGGAAAATACACTCCATCAGATTCCATGTCCGCAATAGTCCTATAAACGGTTTCATACACGTCTAATTTTTTATCGGCCTGTTCTTTCGTTAACGGAGGGGAGTCAAAAAGTTTACCCATAAACTTTGTTAGGTTTGCTCTTGGTCCTGACTCTTGTGATGGGGTTATCCCCATTTCTGCTCTATTAAGTTCTTTGATTGTAAGACCAATGAAAATTGCAAATAAAGTAGTTACAATAGTCGAAAGAATTACAATGTCTAAGTTTTCCATTTTATTTTCTTTTTGAATTGATGAAATTTAATAATCCCAACATAGTTGGAGGCCATAGTCCGATGAAAATTGCTTTAAGTTGGTCTCCGTTAGTGAGATAGATATACTCAGAGACAAAAATACACACAACACACAGAATTAGGATTCCGAGTTCAGAGACTGAAAATTTATTCATTATTTATAGTTTTTAATTGAATTGTTAACATCTTCGATTGTTATGATGACCAAGTAGGTAACAATCAAGATTACAAAAAGTTTTGTAAGTCCTATACCAATCATATATTATTTTTTTTCTTGTAAAGCCTCAACTAAAACCCAACCGAAAAACATAATTCCGATGGGAAGATTCAAAGATACACCAAAAGAAACAGATAATCCAATCCCGATGATTATTTTTATGAATCGAAGACCATCACTGATAATCCGTTTTGCCCAAAAGTTATAAAAGTTATTCATATATTTTCTTTTAATTATAAAAAATATATTTTAGAATAACAAATAAAAAACCCCTCACAATGGAAGGGTTCAATTTTTTTTTTATTGAATACTTAAACGTTATAAGTTGTATTTTGATTGTTCGGCGGATTGTTTTTTGCGTATGCATTAAATCTATTTAAAACATTTTGAATAGTTTGACCTGAATTCATAATACTCATCATTATCCAGAACGCGTTTACATCACCTGTATTAACTATTTTTACGAAGTCTTCCACCGTGATATCTTGACCAGGTTTTACCCCTATTATGTTTCTTATCCCATATAATCTTGATAAGATTTCAGTATCTTCATAGATATATTCTTTTTTATTATTTCTCAACAATCGTAGGTAACTGTTTATTAGGTCGACAGGTTTTTTTATCCCCTGCGCTCTTAAATCATACGCGTATTTATACCATTTATCTTTCTCGGCTTTAGTTAATTCTGACTTACGGGCTTCAGTTTCTGAACCGAAAAGGGACCCCAAACTTGTCCATATAGATTCTTTTTTGTTTCTATCAATTTTCAAATCAACATCTATTTTTTGTTTAGGGTGGAATGGTTTCACATTATAAAGAATGTGTTGAATTTCATGAATTAAAATTCCGAGAGGGTCTTCGGTGTTGTTTGCACAATTAATATAAATAATCCCTTCAAAAGGGCTATAACCCATCACTGTATTTGGTCTAACGTGGGCAATTGAATCACTTCTCGGGTCTGAATAATATTGAAATCGCAAATCAGACAAAGCCTCGTTATAATCTTTGAATATCTCAGAGGCTTCGTTTGTAGAAATTTTCCAATTTTTTGCAAATTTATTTAAAGTGACAGGACTTCTCAACCAATCTTTCCACCAATTTACCGCCTGACTTAATGTTGTTGTATTGTAACTCTTCATACAGTTGTCTCTTTCTTTTGCAAAATCCGCACGTCCTGCAATATTATTGTTTACATAAGTAGAACTTGCTGGTAAACGGGGTTGACCAAATTTCAAAGGTGGTATAGATGGGGTTGGTTTTTTTTGTTCGTCCAAATTATTGGATATTGCACCACCCATGAGTTCTTTAACTCGTGATATATTTTCATTCAAATTCATCAATTATAAATATTACAACAATAAATTATGGCGGAATGAGATGTTATATCAAACGTTCGAATGAATTTTTTACCCTTTGTTTAAAAGAAGGGTTTTCCATATCAGGTGGAATTTGAAGTTCACCGGAACCTATCGTAATTATACTTTTACCATCAGAGGGTAACCAAATACTTTTTTGGTGGGGCTTTATAAATTTTTCAATTTCAAAAATATCAGGTTCCTTGAAATTAATACAACCCTTACTCATTTTCCTTCTTTTACAACTCTGAGGGGAAAGGTCCGCGGTTGTTAAAGCATCTATTCTTGGTCTTTTTTTCGTTCCATGAAATGCAGTTACAGTTTCGTTACCATCAAAGGTTTCAAATGACATGTATTTCTCTCCATAAGTTGCAATGTCTGATTGTCTCGCAATCTCATCTTCCAAAGTATCTTTGATTCCTGCAGTTCTTCTGAATATTCCAGCAGGGGTACTTTGTTCAGGCCATCTATCCTCTGTAGGAGCAAAACATTGCTCCATTCTCTTAACAAACCCTTCCATCCCTTCTTTTTTCAAATTTGCAACACTGTCCTTAAATTTATTCCAAACCTGTTTATAAAAATCTTGAACAACAAACTTGTCGCTTTGGTCCTCTTTACCTGTTAAAACCAAAAATGTTCTAACAAGTTCATATCCAGGATTGAATAGATAAATTCTGGCTTGAGAATCATCCAATATGGTAAATTTCTCATTTCCCATTATTTTATTTTTTCTGAGATAATCAACTTGGTCTTGAACTTGTTTGGATGCACTTGGTATTTTGTTAGTGAATAGTCGTTCAACCTTAGACTTTTCGGCAAACGCTTTACTAACAACAGACGGGTCTATCTTTTGGGGATACTTTCCGTCTTTTATTCGAGGGAAAACCCTCGAGGCTTCTACTGAACCCATAGGTGATGACACGGGTCCACCTTGATTGAACAAACCTTCTTTTGTATAAAAAGGGGAAGTTTGTTCCAATAAAAAATTGTATTGTGATTCTGTGATTAGATATTTCATCAACAATAAATATCACGACCCCATTGTCTGAGATTTAATTTTAAACTTTTGATATTGTTTGATTAAATTGGTCTGAATTAATTTGTTGAGAAATATAATTAGAAAGAAGTTGCTTGTATTTTTGTTCACCGAATTTTTGAATGTATCTATCTTTGTATTTGGTTATTGATGGTTCCACGGATTTTAATAAACCTTCGATAGTTTTTAGTTCTGCTTGGATGACATTTTTATTTGTTGCAACCTTTTTCACCACTTGGACCTCAACTGGAGTTAATCTTGTTTTGGAAAGTAATTTTTCTGCCAACGCAACCGACCCTCTAACACCAACCTGATTTAGTTCAGGTATGAGACCCAAAAGTTTACCCGATAAAGGGATTAAAGAAAATAGAGTAATAATGGTTGCAGCTTTCTTATTTCCTTCTTGGAAATGTCTTGCAGCATCTCCAAGCCCAACCATAGATGATATAAATGGTCCAATAACAGGAATTAGAACAGAAACAATACCCAAAAAAACATTCATGTCATGACTCGTCAAAGCTTTGTCCCAACCTTTTACAACGCTTTTTTGTTGACCTTGGGGAACATAATTTCCCCAACCCGTCATGCTCTGTTCTGAAATTAATTTTAATTGTCTTTCAGTTATGATGTACTTCATAACAAATAAATATCACGACCCAATTATATGAGATGGTCTATTTAAGGACATACACCCAAGCGTTTTGCTTGTAATTACCGAATTTTTTGAGTGCTGCGGTTGTTCTGTGCCAACCTTCCAATAAGTCATACTTTCCGTCCTTTGTTTCAACCACGATAATTGGTTCAGAAGACAAACCACCCTTTTCCAAATTAGATTGTTGAAAATCGTGTCTTTCGGTGTCTTTGGTAATGTCAGTTCTTCTGAAACCTTCAATCTTTTTTCTCAAATCTTTCTGAACAAACTCTGTGAATGATTCCAACGACAAATCCAATATTTTATTTTCCCAATGACCTTTACCGTGCCCTTCAACAAAACTAACGAGATAACTTCTCACAAGGTCTTTATATTCTTCAGGACTTTCATCTTTTATGTCTTTTGTGTTTCTATACAACCAATCTCTTAAAACATATTCAGGCCAATCAATTCCCGTAATTTCTTTACTCTTATTTCTAAGATAATTCATATAACCTTCACGAGTTTCAACAATAATCCCCATCAATTCTTTTACTCGTGATATATTTTCGTTCAAGTTCATCATCAATAAATATCACGACCCACTTGTCTGAGATGGTCAACTAATTGAAAAGTCTTTGGATATTATCAACGTATGGAGAATTATTTGGCTCATTGACCCAAACATACGCTTTTAATGGCTTGTTTTTCATTTTTGCCAAGAAAACTCTATGAGCGCCGTCAACAACTTCATAACCCTTATCATTTTTTCTTAACGTTATTGGTGGGAGTTTACCAAAATTGACTTTCCTCGGGTCTGACGGGTTTTCTCTGAAATATTTATCTGATTTACCTGAAACATAGTCATCAAATTTTTGTTGTCTATCAATAACAAATTCATCTTCTAAATTAATTTCATTTGGGTCAACAAGTATCGGTCCCGTTAAAACCCAATCTTTGATTTCGTAAATTGTTCTTCTCCATTCTGCAAACGGTAACCCCATTTCATCATTATATTGATAGTCGATTATTTCCTTTTGTTCAGGAAACATTTTCAAAAGCAAATTATAAATCTCCTCAGATTTTTCTCGGGTAACAATTTTATTGACAAAGTCCCAATCAAATTCTTCAGATACCAAACCCATCAATTCTTTTACTCGTGATATATTCTCGTTCAGATTCATCAACAATAAATATCACGACCAATTTGTTTAAGATGGTGTCTGAACAATGTCTTTGAACTTGTCCAAATACACAGTTCTTTCAGAATCAACATTTATTAGTTGTGTGTTAGGTGATAAATAATTATCCTTCACTTTAATATAATACTGACCGTCATCTACTATACCGAGTTTTGAAATAAACTCATCAATAAACTTTTTGTTCGAGGTCGACTTCGACAACAAACCTTCCAACCCTTTCTTGGTCAAAATTGTGGAAGGGTCTCCTGTCTTTTCTGATGGTCTTTCTTTCGTGGCTTCATACTTTCCCAAATATTGTTCCAAAACCATTTCAATATCTCGGCTGTCGTATTTAAAGTTGGGGTCTGTTTTTGCTATTTCATTTCTCTTAGAAACATTTTCCACCAATAGATAAATTGGGGTATGTAATAGAATTTCTTTGAAGGTTACATTCGGTAAATATTTTTGCAATTGGTTGTCGACAGTATCCACAAATATCTTTTTCCAAGGCCCTGTTTTGATTTCTTGAGCGACATACCATAATCTTGCGTCAGTTCCCTTAAGATATTCCTTTTCGAATGGATTTTCAGGAACAGTATCACCATTTTCACGATAAATACCCGAAACAATTCCAGCATCTTCTCTTTCTTTTGCCCACTGTCTTATATTTGGATGGTCCAATTTAAGTCTTCTTTCCTCACCTTCTCTCCCTTCTTCACCCGTCCCACTAAAATCATCAGAAGCAATCACAACCCATTGATTTGGGTCCTTGGATTCATAATAAGGAACAGCATTCATTTGTTTCAACAAATAAGATTTACCCGCAGAAGAAGTTCCATCCAATAAGACTACCGATTTATCATCAGCTTGTTCAACCAGCAATCCCATCACTTCCTTAATTCTTTTTATATTTTCGTGTAAATTCATAACAATAAATATACCGACCCATTTGTTTAGATGGTGATAATGAGGTGGTCACAATGAAGGGACAAGGACCGAACCGACGAAGTCGGTCGGGGACCGTCGGCCGAAAAAACGGGGGAAAATACCGACGGAGTCGGTTTCCGTTTGCGAATATCTGGTTAAAATAAGAAAAAAAGATACTACATCTTAAATGCATCATGACAAAGGAGCTCATCCTCAAAATAAATGTCCAAGCTGCAAACACCACCCCCACCAAAGTACTGAGAAAGTTCGGTCATTCTTGTCATAAGTCTTCTCATAAGATGATGACAAGAAATCATTCCTGTTTGCTTGTCAGCAGGTTTCAAATAAACTTTAACAGTTATTATACCCAATGCCCAATTTTTACCGACCCAAATGTTTTCAATTTCGGGGAATTCATCAATTAAGATGGAATCAAATAATTTCTGATATGAAGATGGGGGAACTTTCATCAATAATAAATACTACACGCACATGTCTTATATTTCGTGAACATCACGATTACTCATATTTTGCAAATCTCTAAATAATTTGTCATACTGCTCCCTCCCCAACCTAACATACATGGCTTTCATAACATCAGACATTTTTCCAAGCTTTATAACTTCCTGTTCATACTTGTCCATAAATCCCTCGGGGAGACTATATGATTTATTAATCTTCGGTTCCATGTATTTTATTTTTTCCTCCCAATAACTCTCTTTCAAGTTTTAAATTTTGTTCCTTCACCAATTTATCAATTATTCCTTGAACACCTTGTTTTGAGACCTTAGTAGATTTCATTACTCTTTTCATAAGCTCAATATCAATTTCGTTGGATATTTTCCTCGTCAATAATTCCTCTATTGTCATTTTATAATTAATTTTAATAAGTCAGATAAAACCTTTATATTATTCCTTTCTCCAAACCAATCTCTAACATATTTCCATGACTCCGTGTTTTCAACAGGAAAATATCCTTCGATTTTTTTACATAAAGAATCAGACCTATAAACTTTAACTTGGTCACTTTTGACTTGAAACCATAATATCAAAACACCACTATCCGACTTTATCTCATAGGTGTCGGTCCACGTCCTAAGTGGACTATACATAATCTCACAAGTAGTCCCTCCCCCAACATAATCATCCAAAAATTTATAAATCTTTTCTTTCATATCTCGAATGTATCTGATTATTTGACCCAAGTTCGAGCCTATTTGAAATTGATTCCATTATTTGTGTATATTCAAATTGAAGTTCCTCCTCGTGGTCCTCATAATACTCCTCACCCTTGGCGGAATATCTTCCACCAATAATTTTAAGAGCATAAGCATGGGGGAATCTACCCTTGTTGTGAATTGTTAATTGCATTTACCCTATGAATATGTTTATTCCCTCCCATTTTACCCCTTTCAATGTCTCGTCTCATGTTTTTCAAAGTGGTATAATATTTTCCGTTGATGGATTTATTATACCTTGCCTCAAGAACCTCGACCTTCGAATACTCCTCGTATCTTGTCTTCGCATCTCTCATTACTTTTCAATTTTCATTTTCCATATAATATAAACAATTCCCCCAACAACCACAAGACATGCAATCCCAATCAACATATAAAATATTTCACTATCCATATCATTCTATTTTATGAATTTTTTTATCTCCCCCTAAATTCAGTGCCCTACATTCAATGAGGTCCAACCTTTTTTTATATTCCTTCCAAAGAAGTTCATTGAAGTCTTTTCTGAAATCATAACTTTCTTGTTTGAGACCTAACTCCTCCAATCTCTGAAGCTCATAAAGATAAGGAAAGATATTTCTTGGAAATTTCATTTATCATCTTTTTTATCAAACAAATACTCATGAAGTATTGTCCCCCCAAATATGAGAATAGCAACCCCAAAGAAAATTATCAATGAATAATCCATATACTATTTTTTTGCAAACATAGACCTTTTACAAAAAATTTCCAAAAATTTTTTTTTGACTATAAAGGGGTAAATAAAAAAAGAGGGGTCTTGTCTATGGAACGTAGTGGAATACTTGTTTTAGAAACATATTTCCAATTTTACAAAATAGAAGGTTTCCATTTTACATATTATAAAGGAATTGGAAATATAATTCCAATTCCCACAAATAAAAAACCCCTCTGTATGAAGTAGGGGTTTAATAAGTATAATTGTTTTTACTATGCCAACATTGTTTGAACATCTTTGATTTGTGTATTGAAGTCATCAATATAAGGTTTCAACTCTTTTGATTTATTTGATAAAGCTGCGAGTTTGCTTGAGACAATAGCGAGAGCATCTGCGGCTTTTGATTTGAATATTTTTACAAGAGCAATCATGAAGGAATATTTCCAAGGTTCTTTTGCTAAGTTGAAACCTGCAGATTTTATTATACCCATGTTTTTCATAATCACACGAAGTTCAAACGGTGTCTTTTTTAATAAAGATTTTACTTCCACTCTCGCAGCAATGTTTGAGGCATTACCTCCAACAGGAATTAGTGACGAAGCAAATGTAACAACCGCCAATAAAGACATTTCAATTTTTTCTTCAGTTGTCTTTGCAAAGAAATACCTAACAACATATGTGAGAGCATGTGTAACATCAATACCAATTGATATTAGATTACCAATTCCTGGTACAGCATCAACCAAACCTGAAACAATATCAGCATAATCATCAGCATCCAAATTTGGACCCAACTTACCCAATTTATTCTGAGCTGCGACTTGATTATCAACCTTCTTTAATTCACGTCTTTCGTAATCTGTTGAATAACCTTGTTCCATCATGATGGTCTTCAATTGAGATTCTGTGATAATGTATTTCATATTACAATAAATACTTTGGGAAATAAAAAACCCCCTTCGTGAATGAAGAGGGTCTTGTTATAGAAATTATTTTTTTTTTAAATCCCAATACAACTTAACAATGCTTTTACATCTTTCGCTGGGTCAGAACCTAAACCACCTTGGTCTTCAGGTAATCCTGTTAAAAAGATTACAATTAGTGAAGATAATGCCAACACACCTCCAGCAACCAATCCAACAGGGTTTGCAATTAACATAGCAACGATTCCAAGAGCATAAGCTCCAGCACTTGTAGTTAAAAACATTAAACTTGTGAGTTGTTTTGATGTGATACATTTTTTGATTTTTTCCTGTATTTTAGGGTCAGGTTTTGCACCACTTTCAAATTTTTGTATTGCCGCATCAATCATTGATTGTGCTTCAGCTGATTCGGTCAAATATGGTTTTACATCACCTTGTTTAGTTTCAACCAATTGTTTGAACTTCTCGTTGTAAACTCTCATTCCACCTTTATGTTGTTCACGGATGGCGTTTTTTTCTTCTTCAGAAATATTGTTTAAAATGTGTTTCATAATTTTAATTTTATTATAAATATATTCGGAAATAAAAAACCCCCTTCGTAATTGAAGAGGGTCTTGTTATTTTGAAATGTTTTATTAGAGCGGACCATATTTTCTCATTCTTCTTGATGCTTGTCTACATTCCTTACTCGTTCTTGTGTTGCCACCAATCAATTTGATTAGTTTAACAACCAACATTAAAATGATAATACCTGCAAACACCTGAATGAAAACAACAGGGATTGCCATTGCACCAATTGTTACAATCTCTCCCACTTGTTCACTTTGAGTTTTTCTTTTGAAAATTGATTTAACCTTTTTGATTAACTCCTTAACATCTTTGGCTGAAGTCAGACCATCGATTTGTTCTTTGATTTTCTGAAGCATTGTCTTTTGTTTCTCATCCGCAGTTGGAGGAGTTTCAAGTGGACAATCGTTCAACGCAAATTCAATATCTTCAGTCGATACGGGTTCTTCCCCAACTGTTGATAGTTCATTATTAATCACGTCAAGAACTTGAGATTCATCTTCTTTCAATAATCTCTTTTCCAATCTGATGTTGGCTTCTTGTATGTGTCTGATTTTACTATAACTTCTATTCATAATTTGATTTTATAATAAATACAAAATTTTCCCAAAAATTTTTAAATGAAAAAACCCCCTTCGAAATTGAAGAGGGTCTTGTTCTATAATTCACAATGATGTTATTCATCAAACATTGATTCCAATTCTTTAACAACCTCCTTTGCATAATCAATAATCTCATCGGCTTGTTCATCAGTCAAATCGTCGTCTTGATAAGCCTCATGCATTATTTTATAAATTTCATTAATACATCTTTCAACCTCATCCAAATCCTCCTCCTCATCCATTGCGTGATTTGCAACCATATCAATTACTTTAAAATAATCTTCAGTAGGGTCATCCTCTCTTCTTTGTTCCTTTACTATCTTATTAACCAATCTTGTTAAGTCAGATTCTGTGAGTTTTACTATCTTTTTCATATGAAATAAATATCCCAAAAATTTTAAAATGAAAAAACCCCCTTCGTAATTGAAGAGGGTTTTGTTCTATAAATTAAGATTATTAGTATCTTACAAACTTTGTATCAATTTGAATACTTGACCCCTATTCATATTTTCAGTTTTAATTAATTTGGGTTTCTCGTCCCCAACCCTTGTATAATATTCAACTTTGTATGGTCCATTAATGTCTTTTAGTCCACTAAAATATATTTTTTTGAATTCATAATTAGGGTGATTATTTTTACTCAATTGTATAAAATCCCCTTCATCATCCGAAAAATTTTCAACTTTGTTGTTTCCTTTTGCCATACTAATAAGGTTCTCGGTATAGATATTTAGTTTCTGTTTTTTTACATTATTATATCCCTTTTCTCTAAGTATATTTTTAATTTTATTTAAAAAACCACCATATATATCATTTTCACCATCAGTCTTTGTATTTTGTTCTTTAATAACTTTATTAACCAAACGAATCAAATCGTTTTCTGTTAATCTTATAATCTTTGACATAGAATTTATTTTCCAATAAATATACCAAAAAAGGAGAATTTTTTCCCAAAAATTTTAAAATAAAAAACCCCCTTCTTTTCAGAAGAGGGTCTTGTTTTAAAAAAATATAATTAAATTAAAGAGAGCTTAATTTTTACACCATTACCCGCGTCAATAGTTGCACTTTTTCCTTGATTACCAGCCAAAGATTGTAATCCCGCATTTAGTTTGTCTTGAGGTACTCTAAATTTCATCCATCCATCGGAGGTCAGAGCGTCGGTAGGAATTAATTCTTTCATGATTTTTTTCATAGCATTACCTGATGGTTGAGCTTCTCCCAGTAATGTTCCTTGTCTGTCTCTTCTAACATTTCTCAAAATTACATTAAAAGGCACGTTAGGTAAAAATGAACCTGGGTCATACACCCCTTTTACACTGTATTTGTAAGTTGTGTTTGGAATGTTCTGTCCTTTGTTGTCTCTTTGTGAAAGATAAATTGTACCAGTTCCGTCGCTTGAAGCATTAACCAAAGCTGGAGTTGCAAGAACAGTTAACAAAGGAACTTGAGCCATAGGTGCTTGTTCTTTTATAACTCTCTTAACCAAATTCAACAAGTCGGATTCAGTTAATTTTATAATTTTCGACATATAACTTATTTTACTATAAATAGACCCAAAAAGGACAATTTTTTCCCAAAAAATTTTTTTAAGAAAAAACCCCCTTCGTAATTGAAGAGGGTCTTATTTCAGATTAACTTTGACCGAATCGTCTGTAGTATCTTATTTCATAATATCTTTTATCCTTACAATCTATTCTTGTTCTAGAACCATACTCATATGAGGGAATACAAAAACCTGATTTAATATTTTTTATTAGTTCTTCAGTTGATTTAACCGCATTAGGGTCTGATTTTATTGTTTGAGGAGTTGATTGTTCAGAAAGATTGTGCATACCAAATCTACTTTCAGGTTGTTCCTTCAATAATCTTTTTTCCAACATTAAATTTGATTCCTGAATATGTCTTATTTTACTGAAACTTCTATTCATAAAATATGTTTCCAATAAATACTCCCAAAAATTTTTTTCTCAGTTGAAGGATAAATTAAATCAAATGGTCGTGTTTTAGAAAAAGAATATAACCTTCAATATCTCTCAATACTTGGTTTACATTCCTACCCGACAAATGATAAAACCCATGTTTACTTTTTTTGATTGTTATAAGTTCCCCATTTGAAAAATATATTCTTTTCGGTGACCTTCTAACAACCGAGACCTTATTACTCCCATTCATATAATGGTCCCCAACATTACAATCCAAAATAAACTGATGTGATTTTATCCATAAATTTTCCATAACACAAAAATAAGAAATGTTCTTTTTTTTCCCAAAAATTTCAAATTAAAAAACCCCCTTCGTTTCGGAAGAGGGTCATGTTTATAGTTAAATTTCTTTATTACCCAAAGTTTTGGAGAAGTTGCCCAATTTTATATCCATCCAATTTTTCTGTTTTGATTTTTTTTCCACCTTTAAAATATTCTACAACGAAAGGTCCGAACATACTATAGTTATTCAAATAAATTATTGTAGATTCTGGACTTGTCCCCGTGTCACTTAAAATCAATTTTTTTTGACCTCCTTCATCATAAAAATCAACCGTGTAAGGTCTCTTGTACATTGATAAAAGTGAATAATTGCTTTTAATAAGTTTGAATCCTTTCTTTAAAAAATCTTTTTTTACCATTTGTAAAAAAGATTCTAAAGTCTCTGATTGTTCTTGAATTACTCTTTTCGCCAAACGAACCAAATCTTGTTCTGTAAGTTTTATAACTTTTGACATATAAATAATTTTATTATAAATATACCGAAAAAGGACAATTTTTCCCAAAAATTTTTTTTGCGTTATTCAAGGTATTATCCCCCCCAAAACTGACATTTTGACCTACATAAGGGGGGATACGGGGGGAGGGGGGCCCCCATAGGGGGGTATGCCCCCATGCCGAAGGGGGGTGTTGTGGATAAATAGTTATTCCCACCCCCTATACATTTATCAACAGATAGGATGTGGAAAAGTTAATTTGGTTTTGTCAGAATGTCCGATTTCGTTCAGTGAATACTGCGTCAGATGGTATCTCTTTTATCTCGGGGATAATCCATGACCCCACCACGAAGCTTCTACCTTTACGTATCTTAAGGTCTTCGGGGATTGCGTTAGATGTGGATACAGATTTCATTGTCTTCTCCACGTCGGCTTGTATATCTTGTGTCTGTTCTCTATCCACATTAAACATTGTGGCGAGGTATGAGGTTTCATAAGTGTTTGGGAGGTGATGACCAAGTCTTTTATCCAAATAATATCTTAGGTATGATACCATTGGCCACCCCGTTTGTTTTTGTAGGATGAAGGGGTCCACGAACACGTCGAGGAAGATGAGGTTATATTGGTTTATCTCCTCATCACTTGGGACCCTGATATCTATAATCCATGGGTATTCCCTTTTAAGAATCCTTTTGATTAACTTATACTCATAGGAGCTTTCCACTTCATCTTTGGTTACATAGTTATGTTGTTCGACAGGCATTAAAAAAAATAAATTTGGTTATATCATAAATACTTCGGACCTTTGTTATGTCTGAAGCGGGAGTGTATGGACGGGCTGGGGAATAACCCTTGGAGCTGAATCAGAGGTAGCTTGCTTATACCCCATGGATAAGATTTCTTTTGGTGGAATGAAATAATTGTCGTATCTTTGCCTTATGTTATATCTTAAAACCCCGACCATCACGATGACCACCCCATATATTAGGGACGTGGTTGGTGAGACCATTATGTGGTGTGAGAAGAACATGGGAAAAAAAAGGAAGAGGACCAAACTTAAGTTTAGGGTTCTGACTCAGACCCATGGGGAAAATTGTTATGGGATGTATGACCCCAAAAAGAATACCATCATCGTCCACAGAAATATGTGTCAGTCGGTGAGAGATGTGGTGAAGGTTGTCATTCATGAGTATACCCATTTTCTTCAGGACCTTCGTGGATATTCGAAGGTATTAAGGGAAGTTGGATATAGAAGACACCCACAAGAAGTTGAGGCGAGGGGGAATGAAAAATTGTTTTCGAAATGTTGGACCGATATAAAAAATAACTTATGTTAAGAATTATTTATTTTCTTATTCTTGGGTTTCTGTTTGTTTGGGGTTGGAATCATATCCCGAACTTTATGGCTTACCTTTTCGTGGGAGCCCTTGTTGCATTTTTCATCAAACAAACAAAAGATTAAATGAGACGATTTTTAAAAGCCCTTCTTGTTGGCTACATTATCCTTGGTGTGTGGGATATTCTCTTTGGAAAAAAGAAACCTTAGAGCCCCGCCCCTCTTATTAACTCCCTACACTTCTCTATTATCTGAGTTGGGGTAATGGACTCGTCTTTCGTATAGAGTCCCTCCACTTTTGCATCCACGCATGCCCATGCGTTTAGTCCGATAGGTTTTCTTACAAACCCCGTCTTTGCCTTCTCGAAATATAAAATCCCTAAGTGTTCCCTCAGGTCCCCGAGCTTGAAACTTACCTCCACCGATATTCGGTCAGGGGTAATCAGTGTGATATCAAATGACAGTTTGTCCATGGTCCCATTAAACATAGTTTAGGAACATATAAAAATAAAGAATGTGGAAAACTTCTTTTGGTCCTGACGCTATGTCAGTGTGGAAAACTTTTCTTTCGTTGGGGGTAAATGTGGATAACTTTTTTTGATTTTGTCATAATGTCAGGGGAGCGTTGCATAGGGGATAATCCCCTCGACCCATTTTCCCCCACTTTTCCCCACCACTCATTCCCACATTTTCCCACCACTTATGGTCATGTAGATAGTGTAAAGACCACTTTTTCCCCTCTCACGGTATCAGGAAGACCAGTTTTTTAATATGTATGTTTCTTAGCAAAAAAAGGAAGATTAAGTATGAGACGGGGGGAGTGAACGTAGTGAACCTTTAATGTGTATTAATTAACCTTCAACGAGAGGGACATTTTGTCTCCCTGTAGCGATGGACAAGTAGTATATGGTGGTAAAATGTGGAGGTAAAAAGTTATAGATATGATTATAGTTTATCACGATAGTGTTGTATATTGTAATCATGTTTATAACTTATCATATATCGTTTCGTTATACGATATGTCATTATATCGTGTGAATATACGATTGTCTATAATATCGTTTCATTAGACGATTATGTAATCACCATCTCATCTGTCCCCTCACTGAGTGGGGGGAACTTATGGGTGGGGGAAAAGTCAAGTTCATATACTGTGTAGTCTTACTTTTTTATGTAAAAGTAAAGTTATAACTTTACTTAAATGGGTGATACTTATTACTATGATATACTTTATAGAAAATTTAGAAACCAAACACATTAAAATTGGTTTCACTACAGATATTAAAAATAGACTAAGTAACTTACAGACATCTTCACCATATGAGTTAAAAGTGTTAGCGGTTTGTGAAGGAAATGATAAAACCGAAAAAGAATTACATATTAAATTTAACGATTACCATACCAGAGGAGAGTGGTTTAATCCTAATAAAGAATTGATTGACTATATCAGTCAGTTCCCCCCATATAAGTCAGATAACAAACAACACGGTAATTTAGCTAGTCTAAGAAAACAGAAGAAGATGAGTATGGAAGAAGTTGGTAAAAAAATGAAGATAAGTAAACAAGCTGTTTCAGATATCGAAAAGAGATACGAATATGGTAATATAACAATCAAAAACCTTAGGTCATATCTTGATGCTATTGGTTATGATGTTACTATAGTTTTCTCGCCGAAATAAGATTATACAACAAGTGAGTGAATGAAGGACACTCCCGAACCTTTAGGTGAGGGATGTATTGTGTCCGTAGTGAATGAACTTGTTGTATAATCTAAACTTGATAAACTTCATATGAGATAGGGATAGATAGTGATTGTTTGATGTTATCAATCATGCCCGTTCTTTGTTTAACATTTCCCCATGTAATGAAGAAAAGACCATTTTCTAACTGAATGAAGCTATTTCTGTTCATTTTTTTTGGGTCTGAAGTCATAGACGAAGGGAGTTCATCTTTTGTCTTTTTGAAGTAATTGGGTAACTTGGTAAGTAAAACTTCAGGTGAGAAATTGGTTGAGAGATACTGACCAAGAAGAACATATCTATCAATAGTTGTATCCGCGACAAATTCAGTATTATCAATAAAGATTTTGATTGAAGACCTGACTTTTTTGATATTTTCTAAAATCTCAATTTTTTGAGTTTGAGTGGTCCCTGAATCTGAGACAATTGATTCAGTTAAATCAAGTTCAAGTGTTTCGGGAAAATAATTGGTAAGTTTAGTAATTTTTTTGTGTAATAAATCCTCATCATCACAATCAAACCATTCAGTGGTAATACTTTTTCTATCGTTATATTCTTTAGTAACTCTATATTCTTCGAAACATGCGTGGAGGGCCTTTTCTAAGGAACTCATGTGATTAGTTTGGAATATACGTATAAACACAACGTCCACAGGCATGTGTGTAGAATTTAACGCGGTTTCTCGGGATTTATAATCTATGGACCGACCTAACTTATAATAATTCGTTATAAAATTACCAAGATGGTCAACCATTCTTCCAATGTAACAATAACCTTGACTCATAAATTATTTTATGAGCTAAAATAAAAAATATTTTTCTTCTTACAAAAAATTATTTTACCCCCTCACTTATGCGGGGGGTTTATTAGGTGGGGGGTTATCTTTAATCTTGTATGAATCAACAAGGATTACTTAACAGTTCGATTATACAATTAAAGAGTGAAGTGAATGAGGACACTTCCGAACCGAAGGTGAGGAATGTATTTGTGTCCGATATGAACTGAACGAATTAATTGGATAATCTTTTTTTACTATATTTATGGATATGGGAGAAGCACTTCAGAAGATATTAGAACAATTGATTGTAAAGAAGTATAATTCACTTATTGGAGTGGATGTTTCTAACTTTTATATGAATGAGGATTGGTATAGAATTACTTATTATTTTAATCCACCACTTGAGCATAAAGATGCTATTGAGATTATGGAAGAGACCGCGACTTTATATAAAATGCTTGGTCCGAGTGGTAAGGGAGACATAATCGTTGATTTTAAAAAAGTTGAGGATAAATGACCGTCGAACAAGAAGTAAATAGGATTGTTAAATTTGTTAAGGAATTATATTCCCCCTATGATGTTTATGTTCAGGGCAGTAAAATGGGTAAGTATAGTATCATATTTTACTTCGAGGAAATCGACGACAGGTATATTGTTAATCCGCAGCATAAGGACCAAAAACAACATAAAGCCAACATGTTTAAACGCGAAATTAGAGACCAAATATATAACTTCTTCGGAATCAAAACCACGGGACTGCAACCAAATGATTATTTTTCCCCACACGAAGAACACCCTATAACAATCGTTGTAACCTATGTAAATAAATAATCATGAGATATATTATAACACAAACACAACTTCATTCTTTGATATACAGATACTTGAATGAAATGTTCTCTAACAAAGACTTTAGAAAAGAAATTAATCCATATGTAAAAGACGGTAATACATGGAGGATTAATATGTTTGATAATGATGGTAATGAACTCATGAACTATTTTTGGTTTGGGCCAGGTAATTCTTGGGACGACGACGAAGATACTCCTCCACACAATGGTGTTGGTAGTCTTCACATCCACCACAGAATTGTTGATGCACTGAAAAAGACATTCTCCATTAGAGAAAGCAAGGTTCTTGATATCGTTGCTGATTGGGTTAGTGAGACTTTGGGTGGTGATATTGATGAGATTGACATTTACCCCACCAAAAACTAATATTCTAACTTCTTATTAAAATCTAATACCGTAGAGACTTCTCCTGTCCATCCATCGGCAAGATAACCGTTTTTCAAATTCTTGATTGCATATATTGCTTCCGATTCTGTTTTGAATACAATTGCTGTGGTGTGACAATCACCCCATCCACAAACCATTTCTTTGATTGTATACCATCTTTCCCAAAAGAATAAAAACTTCTTCTTAACTTGTATGGTATATTGTTCTTTTTGGACATCACACCTTTCATAATAAGTGTGTTTTACGGTTCTAAATAATGGAATGTTTTTCATATGTTCAAATCTAATATTGAATATGAAAAAGAAAACCCCCACATTTCTGTGAGGGTTAATTTTATTGATGTTCGAAAGTAAGAGTTATATCACCCCCATCTTCGAATTCATTCCACGCTAATAGTGTTTCCCCGCCGTTTGATGTTTGGGTCCACGACTTGCCATTTGCAGTTGCTGTCATTTTAAGTGTTTGAACTCCATCAGCCATCCATCCTCTATCGACATAGACTCCCGCCTCAGGACCAAATGAAAGATTCCCTTGCATATACCATACGTTTGGTTCCACCCAAAACAATAATGATTTGGTATTATGAACTTCCTGAGATGACCATTGTGTCTCTGAGTTTGCTCCGATGGTTGTATTACCAAGACCCACACCGTCTATGGTTAAATTATATTCGGTGTTGTTTTGAATTGTTACATTTGCTTGCCACATATTATTTAAAGTTTTTTAGAACCTCATGGTTCTTGTTTATTCTTTTCATCGTTTTAATCCCTGAGCGTTTGCTTCTCATAGGTCTCGGTTTTTTCTTTTTCTGTGCCATTATTTTTTTATTTTTACACAGTTTGGGTATCTTTTCCCAAACATCGTTTTCATACCCTTTTGGGTGTATCCTTTCCAGCATCTCTCTTTCAGTTCTCCTTCTGTTTGTTCCATCTTTTGACCCGACTTAGGTCTTATGACAATTATTTGTCCGACGTATAAGTTTTGTGGATTGATTGGCGTTTCGTAAAAGTCAAACCAACATCTTCTGAAGTCAGTTTTACTGACAACCCTCATTTCTTCTAAGTAAGGGTCAAGTATGAATAAGTTATCATCATTATACCCTATAACAACTGAAGAGTGACCTTCAGGTGGGTCACCACAAAACCAATCAACAATTACAGGGACGTTAGCATCAACCAACTTAATAACTTCATCAATTGTAGAATTATTTTTAAGATAAACATCAAATCCGAGTGCCTCTGCAGCACATGCCATATCTTCACTTTTACACCCCAATTCATAGGTATGGTCACAAATCTCCGCAATATCTTTTTCACTCATGTTTTTTCCGTAGTAACCAAATACCATCCTGAGTGATGCGGGTCCACAGGTGCTATCATCTGATTGCAAAAAATGAGGAACCTCCAATAACTTTGTTGGTTGTTGATTAACTTGTTCAACAATTTCAGTTATAATTTGGACTAATTTTTCTTCAGTTAATCTTATCTTCATTCCTTTTTATTTATAACATACCATCAATACTCGAACCAATAGATTGATAAATAGGATGATTCGAATGTGGCTCAATTTTACCTATCGGTGGTTCAATCAAGGTTGCCCCCTGTTGTTTAAATTGTTTATAGTAATTTCTCACTTCTTTTTCTGTTATGTTTTTCAATCCACCCCATCCCCAAGAACCTTGAACGACGTAAAAGTTAGCGTTTGGAAACTTTGATTTCAGAACGCTAAACAATCTGGGTATATCATCCTTGGTAAATTTACCAAATCCCCCATTAGTCCCAATTACTATAATTACATTGGAAACGTCATTACTCTTGGGATATTGTGAAACTGCGTCTGTCAACCATGAAACAGTTTTTCCACCTTCCCAAAGACCATCAATTCCACCTGATTTGGTCAACCTCGACGCTTTAGTTGTATTCATATCAACATATGGGACTTGTGAATCCCCAATAATGATATTTTTACCTTGAGAAATAGTATTCTTACCTTTAGTTATCGTCTTTTTGTTATTGGCTAAGTCTATGGCTTGTTCTAAATCCTTCACACCGAATTTTTGTGCTTGTGGTAAAAACCCTGTCATGACAAAAAGTTTTGGATTAGACATTAGCATTCGGTTCCAACCATTGTAGTTAGTTGTATAATCCCATATTTTTTTAGTGTCACCCCAACCGTTTTGGTAAAGGTAACCTCCAACATTTCCACCTGTTCTATCGGCACCGTGAGCACAGTGTATGAGAACATTACCTTGGCTAAGTAATGAATTAACTTTATCTTGGTCTTTAGTAGATGAAAGTTTAAAGAATTTAACCCCTTTTGATTCTGCTAAATTCTTTTCTGATTGTATTGTTGTCATCGGGTGTGTCGAGTAATGTCTTGAATCACGACCGTCTCCGTTGAATCTGATGATAGTTTTTATTCGGTATTTGTCGATAAGCTCTGACAAATAATCTTTACCATTAAGTGTTACAGGTATCTGTGCAGAACGGTAATTATTTTTCCCATCAGGAATCAAGTGAAAATTGAACTCTTTACTGAGTGTCTCATCTTTTACATCACCAATATATTTCTGCGCAATTTGTTCTCTTCGATTGTTGAAAACCTCTGGTTTCATTCCAGCTTTAAATGCCTCGTGTGCCGCCTTTGTGAATGGACCATACTTCCCGTCAACACCATCCTTGTTCGGACCAAACTTTCCAATGTAATATTTCTTTGATGTTAAGAAATTTTGTAAATCCTTAATTTTAGGGTCAACGTCATAGGATATTTCGAAACTTTCGTCTTCGACCGCTTCCCCCATGAGAACTCTGATTCTTCGTATGTTTTCTTGCAGATTCATCCAAAAATAAATATCTGAGGTCCAAACAATTGTTTTGAATATTTCTTTGTTATATTTATTAATAATGGAAAACAAACATGATAAAATTGTTTCGGTTCTCGAAAACTTCCTCAATCAATGGGATGTTGAAGGGATATGTGGTTTCTTCATTGATAAGGAACTTGATGAGCACGATAATATTTGGGTATACATTATTCTGAACATCGACTTTGTCCAATCAATTCAAACAAAACCTGAATTTGTTGCAAAGAGAATGAGAAACGGTGTCAAAGAATCTATAAAAAATTTTACGGGAATTGATGTGATGGTCGGTTCTACGGCAAAAAAGTGTGACGAATAAGTATTGATATGTTAATTTACGAAAAAAAAGATATAGAAATAAATGAACTTCACAGGTCTAGAGGCCATTTCGAAACTCAACCATTAGAGGATTTTTTAAAGATGATGAGTGAGAAATTGAAGTTCAAAGAATTTTCCAAATTAGCAAAAAAATATTACATTGATAAATTGGGTTATCAGCCTACAAAAATCACCGATTACAAACTCCTCGACTTATACAATTACTTCGGATTAAGGCAACAAACCAAGCCAAGAGAACTTACTCGATACGACTCATTAACGGGTTTCGCTTACTACTTAGCAAAAAAAATATTCAATCTCAAATCAGCAGGATTAGGTTTGAGTTATTTTATCAATAAAAACGGGAGTGAGAAAGAGTTTTATTTTTTTGACCCAATGTTTCAAATTTTTGTAGGTAAAATTTCGACAGATGAGGCGAATATGAAAGGTAATTCATTAACTGTTCAAACATCTGCAGCCGAGAGAAAATTAATCGGGATGGGTTATGGTCTTAAAATGTATCTTTCGATACTTGAGAACTGTGATTACCTTATGAGTAGTTCGGTGTTGTTCACAGGTTCATTCAGAATATGGTCGAAAGTTTTACCAAAATATTCGAATGTTTGGTATAAGGATAGTTCAAGTGATACTGGTAAATCCAAAAACGATTTTGTAAAAATAAATCCTGAGGAGGAATTCAAAAAATCAGGTGGAGATATCGATTACTTTGTTGCATCGATTTATCACAAAAAAATCTAATCTTTTTTCTCCTTATTCGTAATTTTGAAATTACAAACCCGCTTTCCATTGATTGTTGGCATACCAAATTCATCAACACCGATTGTCTTGACCGTGGTTCTTCTATTTCTAAATCTACCCGTGTAAATTATATCACCAACCTTAATCGGAATAAAAATTCCTGTTTGTTTCTTATCACTCATATTTTTGGTTCATAACCCAATTTATCAAAATACCAACGATTTTTTTCGTATAAGTATTCAATCATATCATCTGTATAACATTCTTTTAAATCCAACTCCCTGTGGGACTCATTTTTGAGTTTTCCACAAAGCTCTTTCAATAAACCTGATTTGGAAAGATTACTATCTGATATGAATGGAATTTTTACGTAATCTTCATATAAACTCTCGGTTCTGACATAAAAATCAGGAACTCTAGGAACTTCGACAGTCCCTGAAAGAAAATAATCAAATGATGTGCTCCTGATGTAATTCGAAAAAAATTCCTTGAATCCTTTTGGACTGATTTCCTTAACTTGGTTTTGGAATTTGTAGGCTGAGACCAATCTTGTGAGTGGGTTTCTAGCCGTGCAAATGAGAGAGTAGTTTTCGTGACCGTCAAACAAATCCGTGTTGTGGAAATGACCTGGAAAATTGGATTTCCTCTTAACTTCAGACCTATCTGAACTGCACTCCATGAAAGTGAAAGGTAGACAACTGAATACTGTTACCGCATGGTGTGAACCTGTTTTGGGTGGTGTCCAAAGAAATGATTTCATTTCCTCAGATATATTTAACAATTTAGTTGTTCTCATTGTCAGAATGGATAATCATAGTTTAACATACTACAGTAGTCTTGAGAACAGGAAAAAATAATATCTTTGATTTCCTGAGTGAAATATTTGTCAACGTCATTTATGACATCGGTATCATTATCTTTAATAGAACATAAATTTCTAATTTGAACTAATTTATCGAAATCGGAATTTGCTATGAAAGGTATTTTATTGTAATCATCATAAAGATTTTCGATTCTGATAAAATAATCCGGAGTCCTTTCCTTAAATGGCCAAATTATACATCTCAATGTTGTTTTAGGAAAGTTCATATAAAAATAGTTCTGAAAACTTTCAGGACTCCAAATATTCGGATTTTTGTGATTAAATTTATAAAAAGATAAAATTCTTGAAAATGGATTTCGAGCCGTAGATAAAAAAATATAATCTTTGTGTCCGCTTGGATAATCGAAGGAATGGTTATTGTTTAACGGGATTACTTTCAAACCATCAGGCGTTTTTTTGTAAGTTGAAAATCCGTAGTTTTTCAAAACTTTTACACAATGAACCGAACCTGTTCTAGCTTGTAACCAAACAAATGATTTATTAATTTCTGATATGTTCATACGAAAACTTTGGGTATTTCATCCCAAGATGTGGTATACTTTTGGGACATGAAATCTTGTCTCATCTCCCACTCTTTTTTTTTGTTTATGGGTGCCTGAACTAACTGTATTGAAGTTGTAAATAAAGTGGGTTGTTCTATATTCTCGGGCATAAGTTCATTAAATATAATTCCACATTTTTTATAATTCTTACTTGAGTTATAAATTTTCTTTAAGTGTGGATATACCTGGCTCCATATTTCATCCACATCTCTTGTTTGTTTTTGAAATGTAATCTGTTTACTCGAGTAATGTTTTTCACCTTTATGAACATTTCCACTTAAAAATATGGTTGCTCGGTTTGGTGATATTTCATTATCAATAAGTTTTTTCACCCCGTTTTTAATATATGTATACATGGCCTCAGATAATTGATTAAAATCATTTACGTCTTGTCCGAATGACCTTGTTGATGCTATGTTCTTTTTTAACTTTGGTAATGGTTTTACAGGATGACAATACATACCAAGAAGTTCACACTTTGTTCTAAGTCCATTTACATTCATCATTTTTCTGACAATACTATCAGACATCATAACAAATTGACCAACACTCTCAACTCCTAAGTTTTTTAATTTTTTATTCCACTGTCTACCAATACCCCAAACCTCATCTACAGATATTGTGTAAAGTGATTCCCTAAAATCATGCAAACTCCAATATGAACAAACACCATCGTATGATTGTTGTTGTTTGGCTATATGTGATGTAAGTTTGGCTAATGTCTTATTTGGACCGACACCTATTGAAACAGGAACTCCTGTAAGTCTTTTAACCTCATTACGAATAAGATGTAATCTATCTAAAAGTTCATCATCGGGTATATTAGAAAAATCCACAAAACACTCATCAATAGAATAGACCTCAACTTCTTTAGCATACTTCTTTATGGTTGTCATGACTCTGTCTGACATATCTCCATACAAGTTATAGTTTGATGAATAAACACAGAATCTATGTTCTTCCATGAAGTCTTTTTTCATAAAGAAAGGTTCACCCATTTTGATTCCAAGGGCTTTGGCTTCTTGAGAGCGGGCAATAACACAACCATCGTTGTTAGATAAAACAACTGTAGGTCTCCCAATGGAGATTGGATTGAAAACTCTTTCACAACTAACGTAAAAATTGTTACAATCTACAATACCGATTTTTTTATTGGACTGCATTTTTATCTATTTTAGGTTTTCCGTGTGGTTTTGGTTTTCCATTCTCATCTAAATTAACAAAAACAATTTTGTCAATTTTGATTACAGATTGTTTTGTCATTTTGTTTCTAACATCACACGCAATTGTAATTGAGGTATTTCCAACATTAATCAGTTCCATACCAAATTCCACTATATCACCTACCACTGCGGTTGAAACAAAATTTATTTCACTCATCGCTTTGGTTACAATGTTTCTTTCTCCTAATTGACAGACAGCAAATATTGCAGCCTCTTCGTCAATCCACTTTAAAACTTGTCCTCCAAATAATGTTCCCCTAGCATTCAAATCACTCGGTTTAATTAACTTTCTTGTTCTATATTTCATTTTTTTAAATCTCCTCTTACATCTGATTTTACTTTATCGAGATAGACCAATCTCTCATTTTGACTCACGAATGGAACACTCCAAAACTGACGTGTCTTTGTTCTGAACCAACCAAAAACAAATGAATAAACCCCCATTACTAATCTTAGTTTAACTGAGTTTAGATATAAAGTAAGGACGGGTAATGATGGTGCACCATGAGTCAAATAAGTTCGAACCTTTTTATCCTTCAACAAAGGTTTTGGATATCCGTATTTTTTTGTGACTGGTATGAACTTGTATGCAAACCCTGGTGTGAATATTTGGTCAAAGAACGCCTCTAACATTGGTGTTGTCCTAAACCACCAAACAGGAGATATGAAATATATTCTATCTGTCCATGTAATTAAGTCTTTATATTCCCTAACTTTATCTTTACCAAAATCAAATGTCTTGTTTTCCGCATAGAGGTCTACAATATAGAAATCTTCTTTATTAGATTCTAAGGTATCTGCAATTGTTTTTTGTATTCCGTTGTAACAAAAACTCTGTTTGTCAGGATGTGCAATGATAATTAAATTCTTCATCTTATAACTTGTTTAAAATCCAAGAGACTCTCCCCCAAACATTCTCTTGTCCTTCGTATTTTCTAATTTTAAAATGGTCTTTCTCTGTGAGGACAACTAACTCACCTTCTGTAGGGTCAATAGAACGGTCTATGACGAGGATATTTCCTGTCTTGACTCCAAGTGTGTTTGGACCCATATAACGGAAATAAAAGGTCGTATACGTGTTCTGAATGATTAAATCATTGAGGTCTAAACGTTTGTCTACATAAGATTCGGCGGGAGATGCAAATCCTGTTGTTCTTGACTTAATATTTAACTCTTTCGCAGTTGTATTCACGATACAAAAATAGTAAAATATTTTGTATCTTCAAATATATTGTCTATTAAAATATCTCTCCTATGAGAACTTGTGGTTTGATTCCCATCGCAGCTGCAGTGCAAAGTCTTGTGTTACCAGCAACTAAATGGAATCTGTCACCAAATTTGAGTATTAGTGGTCTTTTGTAGTCACCACTTTGAAGGGCTTTTTTCAACTCTCGTGGGTCTTGTTTGTTATACTTTTTTGCAAGAGCCATTACTTTTTTCATCTCACCTTTTTTGATTTGATTACATTCCGTATTTTCAAGATTGTTCCAAACCTCGTCGGGTATTTTAACTTCGATGGCGTTGTCTAATGCACGATAAACATCTTCGACAGATATATCGATATTTTCGTCTCTATTCAAATCTTGAACTACTCTTTCTATTTCGTCCATTTCTGACTTCAAGTATCTTTTCCTTCTCTCCATAAAATAGTTGACCTCATTTCTTAGGTCATCAAAATCTGAAATGCCAGCATCATAGACGTAATCTTCTAAGTCTTTGAATTTGTTAAATTTCAAATGTTTGAGGAGCTCAGGATGTTTTTTCACGTCATCAAGAAATTCCTGAACACCTGAAGAATCAGGTGATAACTCATTTATGAGTCTTTTAATTCTTAATATTTGTTCACGTAAAATCACTCTCCGAATATTTTTTTTATATGTTGAGGAAATTGTTTTTGAAACTTTTTCAAAAAGACGGATGATAGAACACTCGCCATATTTTCTTCAGGACCTCCAATATCTTGTATAGGTTCATCCTCAGGAACACCCATTGACTGATGTTGATATTCGTGAACCCATTCATGGGCTAACGTCCTTAAAATATCAATTAAAAGTCTACCTTTACAAAGAACAAAAATCTCACTTTCGGGCATTCTAACACCTGTTGTCATATTTTCATTTCTCTCATTTTCAAAATGAATATGAACGTCTTTTTTTAATTTCAATTCATCTTGTAATAACTGACAAAAATCCTTAATTACATCAATTGAATCCGATAAATTTGATTTTGATATGTTTTTGAGACAAACTTTCATGTAAATAAATATCCATGAAAGGGAAAGGTCAGGGAGAAAGTTCAAAAATCAAAAAGTTATATGAATTTTGATTGGATGAGGGTTGGTCTGTTTTTGAATACTTGAGATTTGAATCTTGATTAAACAAAATCTTCATCGGATATCACATACTATAATTGTTGCTGGTTGACATGAAGCCAACTATCTCTCTGATTTTATCACAATCCCACCCGACCTTATAACTTATATCTGAGTTGTTGCGTTGTGAGCATCTAACTCATCCTGTAACATTTCGATTTGGTCCTCGATATTTTTTATCATATTATCCCTTGAGATAATATTGATGACACTTGTCTTATATTCAGTCTCATCGCTGTATCGGTTTTTACTTTTACCCTCTTCACAACTTAGAGCGGCTAGTTTTTGAGCCTGAGACTTGAGTTCGGACATCAAAAAAATCTTACCATATATTGGTTGGTTGGCAAGGTGTATTTTTTCTTTTAGACTTACCAACTCTGAAGACAATTTGAAATATTCCATAAGCGCATCGTTAACATCATACGGTCTGTTCTGACCATCGGTAACAGTATTGTATGTATACACTTTTTGAAACGCGTCTCCGATTTTTTTTACAAGTTTGTTCTTGTATTTCAATGCTTGTTTAATATTCATAAATTTGTATTTAGTTCAGAAGTATAGTGTATAAAGACATCTTAGTCAAGTTGCTTAACCAAATTTAACGCTTGTGCAATTATTTGGTGCATGTCGTAATAAACGTATGTTGCTAATCTACCACCAAAATAATAATTTGGTAAATCATTCGTCAATTCTTTATACTTTTCGTAAATTAGGGTATTTCTATCGTCTCTTATTGGATAGTAAGGTTCATTCTCACCATTATAATCTGCAGGGAATTCATAACTAATAATTGTTCCTTTTTGATTTTGTGGGTCAAACCACTTATGTTCTAATATTCTTGTGTATGGTGTTTCTCGGTCAGTATAGTTAACCACGGGAACCCCTTGAAAATTATCTTTTTCCAAACGTTTTGTTTCCCATTCCAAACTTCTATATTCTAAATTTCCATAAAGGTAGTCAAAAAATCTATCTATGGGACCTGTGTAGATTACCTTTTGAGCTAGCGAATCATGATATAACTTCGATTCGAAGTAGTCTACCCCTAATTCAACATCACATTTCTGTAACATCTTTTCAAATATTTGAGTATAACCTCCAATTGGCATCCCTGTATATTTGTCATTGAAGTAATTACTATCCCAAGTAAACCTTAAAGGTAATCTTTTGATAATTGACGGGGGTAGTTCCTGACAGTTTTTGTTCCATTGTTTTTCAGTATATCCCTTGATGAGTTTCTGATAAATTTCATCACCCACCATTGACATTGCCTGTTCTTCGAGATTGGTTATCTTTCCCTTATATTTAATCTCCTCAATAATTTGTTTCGCTCTTTCAGGTTCGTTGACTTTCCAAAGTTGATTGAATGTCCACATGTTGAATGGTAATGTAAACATTTCGCCCTTGTAGTTCGCAATTACATTATGTGTGTATTGTCTAAACTCGGCAAATTGATTCACGTAATCCCAAATATGTTTGTCGTTGGTATGGAAAATATGTGCACCATATTTGTGAACGTGAATACCGTCCACGTTTTCAGTATAACAGTTTCCACCTATTACAGGTCTTTTATCAATTACCAAACATTTTTTTCCTTTCTTAGTTAGTTCGTAAGCACAAACGGAACCGAATGGTCCCGCCCCTACTATCAAATAATCATATTTTGGAAAATTCAATAAAATCATTTGAAATCAAAATTGAAACTTTCAGAATCAATAACATGTTCCTCAGTTTTTCTTGTCAATCTCTCTTTGTATTCAACAAGAAAATTCCCTGTGTTGGTATAAGCCCTACTTTCAATTAAAAAGGATTTGACAGGGAAAGGGTTTTTTCTTTCAGGTTCCATCATCTTGTCGATTACCTGAATTGCTTCTTGAGTTTTACCTAATGAATCATAATGGAATGCAAGATAAAGTAAGTTTTCATTTCTATCTTTACTAAACTCGCTCGCTAACTTGAAAACCTCCTCGGCTTTCGCATGTTCACCCAAGAAATCATAAGACCATCCCATAACAATCAAACCAAAGTAAGCCATCTCATCTTCATATTTTGGTTTTTTCTCAACACCCCAAACATGTGTCAATTCCATGAATCTTTCATAATACCACAAAGACCTTCTAGCATATTCTTCTGAGTGTTTTCTTCCGAAAGGTAATTCGCTCGAGTTCCCATAACAATCAGCATAACTCTTAGCAATATACCAAAGGTGATAGTAATCTTCATGAACCTTGTTTCCTACAACTTTATCAATTTCCAGTTCGAGTGCATCTCTTAAAAACTTTCTTGGTGCCGCCCAAGTATCACCATCTTGTGAAACGATGTGTCTGAGCCCATAGGGCATGTTAATTCTTTGAAAATCTTCACCAATTTCAGGAAGATGAATTGTTTCGTGTCTTTTGTCGTGTGCAAAAAACCAAGGTAATTTAGCATTCCAAAACCAAGTTCTGAAATAATTTGTATCGCCGGCTTGTGCTGCAATATTGTAACTTTGTATTTGTGTGTTTTCTAAAATTGACCAATCGAAATCTGAATCAACATGAAGGGTCTCATCCGCATCCATCCTCAAAACCCAGTCACAACCATGTTCTGATGAAAGACATTTTTGTAGGGTATGGTCTCTATTCCAACCAGGAAAATTCCAATCGATTTTATAAGTGAAACCTGGAATGTTTTTGGTTTGAAAAAAAACATTAATTTTGGACTCTGTGTCATCGTTTCCATTACATTGGATTACATAGTAATCAATATAAGGTGCCACTGATTCTAACATTCTCATGATGGTTTTGGATTCATTTCCAACCATCGAGTTCAATACAATTTTTGCTTTCTTATTCATAAGTGTAGTTCATTACTCCTTCTTCGTCGAAGTATTTTTTTATTGGAACGTGGTTTTGAAATTTGTGGGAGTGTCCTCTCTCTTCATTCCAATACCAATCATCGAAACCAAGCTCTTTGATTCTATCATGAATCCTTTTGTCGTAGTGGTCTCTGATTAATCTCGCCCTTCTGTTTATATCATAAGCATTGTTATCAACAGTGCTATTACGATTGTTGTATTGTAAGTATAACATTCTTTTCACGTGAATAAACCTTGTATGTAAGAATGTTCTGACAATCATTTCAAAGTCATCGGCTACCGGGGTTAGTTTGTTGTGACCACCGAGTTCATGATAGAGCTTTCTTTCCCACATTCTTATGTGGTCGGGCATTGAGATGTTGAAACGGATTGTCAATGGATTGATATCTGGATACCAATGTGCCAGATACTTTTGTCCATCAGCATAAACCCACGAGTGTCCTGCATAACCGAAGTCAAAAAAGTTATCAGGTCTAGCATACCAATTACCTGACCAATCATGGTCATAAGACTTCATTTCACCATCATCGTATAACTCACATACATCAGTATACAAGAAACCAGCATCAGGGTATTTTTCGATTGCGTCATTACAAACCTCCAAACAATCACTTATGAGTGCATCATCGTGGTCCAATTCACAAAGCCAATCTCCATCACACAACATAGCCGCCCTGTTTTTAGCTAACCCTACATTACCCCCTGAAGTGGGATATATTTTGTGTATCTTTACTCTGTAATCAATGTTCGAAAATTCCTTCAACAAGTTCCAAGTCTCGTCATCTGGCGAATCATCAACAACAACCCATTCCCAATTTGTGAATGTTTGATTCTTCAAACTTTCATAAGTTCTCCTTATTCTCTCTCCTGTTTTATATGTTGGTGTAAAAATTGAGAATCTCGGTCTTTGATAGTCAGTATTTTTGAATACCGTTTGACAAACAACTATGTTTGCTAAAACGTTATCCTGAGGTAAGAATTCGTAATGAACATGTTTTTGTTTTAAGAAATAATGAGGAACTTCGATTTCATCTATAAAGGACAGGATAACATCAGGTTGATATTTCGTATAATCCCCCGCCACATCATTGGTATAGGGTAATGCATAAATGGTGACTTCATCATAAAGTCTTTCCTCGAAGTAAATATCAGATTCTAAAATGAATTTCCCTGTGGAAACCCAACCGTAAACTATCGCACTAGGTTTTTTTGTCTTCATCTAAGTGGTGAATTGTTTCTTTGGATGGTCTATTCTTTTTATCTGAAGCTTTTTTCATCATTTTTTCAAACTGTCTTGCTTGGTCTTTGACCATTTCAGAATCAATTTTGTAAATTCGACCATCCGTTCCATCTAAATTTAATCTTACACCTTCGGTTGTAAAGATGGAAATTGATTCATATCTACATAAATTATCGAAGTCCCATACCGTTGTGGAATGAAGTCCTTGAACCTCTCCTTTGTTGATTCCACCATATTTTGTGAAGTGAATGAATTTATCACCTTTTTTAAACATCTCCATCTGAATCCCAATCTGTTAATACGAATTCTAATCTAACTGCCTCGATATGTCCATACCTATTTACCCAAGCATTTCCCTTGAGTCCACCACTCGAAGAAAAGTAAGTTGCTTTCGAACATTTCCCTTTTTTTGCCAATTCCATAGCATCTCTCAGCCTACCGACAGCAGATGATTTCAACATTTCGATTGTGGGTGTATTTGAATCAAAAGCCCAAGTCCATCGAAGAGTCTTCATAGCGATTTCACATTTACGGAAATCGAAATTGTCGAGAATCTCGGCAATCATTTTGTTTTCTTGCTCAATGATTTTGTTACTCATGAGAAGAATAATAAAAAATAAAATTTATAAAGGAAAATTACGGTTTTATGTATACCTTGGTGCCTGAAGGAATTGAGTTCAACATCCATTGAATTGCATTGTTTGAAACTCTAATACAACCGTTGGAACGAGGAGTTCCTAAGTTTTTCTCTTTGTTTGTTCCGTGGAAATATATGTTCCTTGAAAATGCGTTTTTGTTACATGGCTCTAACCCATCGAGTTCCAAAATACCTGTGAGAACCTCAGCCACGTGTCTTTGTCCCTTCTCATCCACTCTCATCGAGTCTTTGTCAGGACCCAAAATTTTACCTGTTGGAGTTTTAGCCACAATCACCTCATATGGTTTTGCCTCAACTTTTCCTTTTACTTGTAACAAACCTGTTGGTGTTTCCTTATTATCAGGACGATTGTTAAAACCATTCGCACCAGTTGATACAATAACAGTTTTGATTGCGGTTTTACCGTCTTGTGTGTAATACATTCTTTGTTCAGGTCCCCAAACTATCAGAAGTTTTTCTCCCTGTTTTATCATTCCCTTTTCAACCAATTCAGAATAAAGTTCTTTCCAATCTTCAGCTTCAATTATTTCAGGACTACAATCGGTAACCTTTGGTTTCTCTTCTTCATCATCAAACCAAGTGCTCGGTTTATACCAAGCCTTTTGTTCTTGTAACTTCGCCAACTGTGATTTGGTTATGATATACTTCATAAAAATAAATACCTTTATTAACAAAAAAACCCCTCACTAAGGAGGGGTTTGAATTTTACGTTTCGTTTTAGAAAAGTCTAAGGAGATAACTTATAACTGCAGCTAAGCCAACAAGAGCTGGCATTTCTGTTTTGTTTCCACCCATCAAAGATAAGTGTAAAACAACAGCCGCACTCATGAAACAACAAATAATAAAAGCACCGATAACAGATGTCATTGGAACTGAAAGGAGGATTGCTCCAATAAGTTCACCTACGCCTGTAATAACTCTATACTTTTCGAGTTTCATGTAAGCAAAATTTCCAACCATTTCTTGGGTTCCAACGATTTTTTCAATTGCTCCTTTACCTAAAAAAAGAGAGGTGACAACTGAAAGAACCCACCCGATAATTGCGATAATACTCATAATGATTAATTTATTATGGGATTATAACCTGAAACCCTGAACAAGTAAAGTATTCCGATATTATGAATTCATTTGTGAAAGGAACTCATGGATTATTTCTTGACACTCATCTTCATTACCAGCTTCATCGTCCCACATAATTTCAGATGAGTCCGCAGTCCAATCATCCCACTCATCCCAAGTGGCAACGATTGTGAATTTTCTTTCATCATCAGTTTCTCCATTAAACCAAACAGTTTTGGAAGTTGTTTTCGGTGAGTCAAAATCTATTTTCATATTATTTATATTTTCACAAATATAGGAAAATTTTGTGACAAAAAAAACCCCTCTAATGAGGGGCTCTTTTACTTTTTACACCATCCGAAACATACTTTACCAAAAGTTATTTTCGTGATGAAATTACAGATTTGTTTCATGATTTATTAAACTTTTCTTCTGTGTGGTTTACCATGATGTCTTTGACATTTGGAACACACAGGTTGTGGTTTATGTTGAGCCATTCTAATTCTTTGAGCCGCTCTCATTTGTTGCATTCTTTTGAATTGTTCTTCAGACATTGTTATAATGACTTTACCGTCTTTCTTTTCAATCTGAGGTCTTTCCATTTCCCATCTTTGTCGATGGTCTATAAAGTCTCTAAATTGATTAGGAAGAGGTCTTTGGCCTTGTGGTCTCATAGGCGGTTGAGCTGCTAGTGTAAGTGTGGCAAATACACCGAGCAGAATTAATGTGATTTTTTTCATGTTATTGCTTTAAATTTTTCTGTACTTAAATAAGTATTTTCCCAATAAGGTGGATTAATTTTTTTTGGACTTACTTTTTTCAAAAACTCACCATTGATATCATAAACGTTTACTTTGTCTGATGGCGTCCCTAATGAGAAATCAGCCTCGAAAATATACATGTTTCCATCTTTCGATTTGACCACGTCAGTCCAAAGACCACTTCGGTAACCCCCTCGAAAACTACCTTGGGAGCGAATAGCTCCATTTGGAAAATAATAAGTCCATTTACCTAAGTAAGACTTAGTAGCTCCGATTTTACCCATGGCTTCAACTTTTCCTGTTCTTCCGAAAAAAATAGTTTTACCATATGGGTAAGAATCCCGTTCGTCTCTCATGTTGGAAACATATCTAATTTTACCTGTACCAGTATAGCCCGTTTGAGTCATATCTGAATAATTCATATTCTTATAAACTCCGTCCCAATCACCCATCATCCATATACCTATTCGTTTTCCGTTATTATTATATGTGCCTTTTCTGTAAATTTTTCCGTTTTTGAAATTCTCTTCATATTCACCTACTAAACCTCCACTTAAAGTGGTTCCCTTTTTCTCAATTTTTCCGTCGGAATAGTATTGAACAAAAGGCCCTTCTTCTTCACCATTTTTATAAGTCTTAATTCCCGCAAGTTGTCCTCCACCGTAAAAGTATTTCCACACACCCTGCTTTCTACCATTGTCGTCTTCGAAACCTTTATCTTTAACGGGGATTTCAAATTGGCTTGGAAAATTTTCAGCTTCGATACTATATTTTGGAACCCTATCACCAACAAATTTGAAAAAATCTATTTGTTTTATCTTATGCGTTTCATAGTCATTTTTGTCCATAAACTGACCTGACTCATGATGTAATTGATAAGGAGACCTCCTATCATCCAAATTAAAAAGTAAAAAATAACTTGAACCCTTTGGGTCAGTCAGATAATTTTTGAAGTAACTATATTGACCTATGGTACATATATCAATTTTAGCACCTTTGTCTCTTCCTTTGCATCTTCCTAGAATGTCTCTATATAACTTCCAAACATCTTTGTTTACACCAAAAACTTCGAATACCTGATACTTGTAGTCGCCATTGTCATATATCCCCAAGTATTTTATTCCACCTGAGGATTCCAACTTCTCGATATCATTTTGTGAAACAAAGTTATCTTTACCCTGTATTTCATCATAGACAATATTTCCTTCTCTAAGTTTAACAATCTCTTGCAAAAATTTCTTAACATCTTCGGCGGTCCTATACAGGTGAATGTCCTTGTATTCAAACTTTTTCTTATTTTTCTCGTATAGGTCGAAGTATTCTTTATACTTGTATACATCCTCGGCTTTGATAATACCAGTTCCCACCTTCTTTGTGAGCCAACTCAATAAATAAAATTTGTTACCCGTAACTTCAACTATTTTATTGAAGTCATCTTCTGAAATGGGCTTTCCCTCACCTACATATTTGTTTTTGAGATTGAGAACATTTTGGTCAACTTGTTCTTTTAATACTTTCCAAATGAGGGAGCGTAGTTCCATGTTTTATAAATACTTTGGACATAAAAAAACCCCCGATTTCTCGGGGGCCTTTACTTATTTCTTGATTTTAGAAACAAGCTTTAGAATATGTGGTCCCACCACAACTCCGACAACGACACCTAATAAAAAGTGCCAATGCCATAAAAATTCTAATTGTTCCATAGTTTTTTAAAAGGTTTAATTTTGTTTAGACTATAAATGATAGTTCAGACCCAAACCTACAAGGTTGGAATGCTTACCATCTTTTACAGTTCTTAGAATTGATTGTTCTAAGCACCACTTCTTGTTTATCTTGTATCCAATGGTAGGGACATAAGTAAATTGCCCTTTTTGTCCATCGAACAAAGTAACACCCCCGTCAAGACCAACATAAAGGTTCTTCTTAAGGTGCTTACGGTATCCAACTAAAACAGGCATTCTTACAAAAGACGCCTTGTCTTGCATGAACTGGAAAGATACATTCAAATTCTTTTTATGAAAGTTAACTTTCTGACCCCATGCTTTGGAATCCCAACCAACATTTCCTGCTAACGGAGCGTTCACATGTGCAAATGTTACTAGCGAACATACGAGAGCAAAAAATAACAAAAATTGTTTCTTCATTTTCGTTTTATTTAACGGTTTATAAATAAAAAACCCATCTTCACCTACAACTAAGTTGAGATGGGATGGGATTTATATTCTCTTATAAATATCTTTGAAAATCCGAAAATCGTCTTACATGAACCTTTTGACCCTGTAACCCATGTTACCCAAGTAATCCTTGAAAACCTCTTTTGTTCCTGTTTTGGATAGGTTAAACATGATTTTTACGAGTTCGAAAAGTTGGTCAGTAACGAATAAAATTTGGTCACCTTTCTCATATGCCATCTTGTTTTCCTTACCTTTTCCGAACAAGACTAGGTTGTTAGTTTCCTCAGGAGAATAGTCCTCAAGGTAACTGTCAAGAAATAAAAAAATCTTGTCATTTATTTTAGATTCTCCAACAATTCCAAGGAACTTGTTTAATCTATTTTCTGTGATGATGTATTTCATGGCTCTACGAATTCCACCTTAACATTGAATTTATTTTCGAACCATAGTTTAATTAAGAGTTTCATTTTTTCTTCACTCAAAGCAAACATATCGGTCATATTTTTTTGGAAGTGGCGGTTAACCCATAATCTTCCATCTGTGTGGTCAAATTCCATAATGTCCTCCCAATCGTCTTCACCATCCCCAATTTGGTGAGATACTACAATATAAGGATGAAGTCGGTTAACAACCTTCCTTTCAATCAAATTGTTAAGGTAGTCGATAATAAACTGATTCAACCTATTTTCAGAAATAATGTATTTCATATTACTCGTCTTCATTTTGGTCTTCTTCATGCATCCACTCAAAATTATCCATTGTGAGGGATTTATCATATCTCTCATTGAACCAATTTATTATGGTTTTGATGGCGTCGAGATTAGGAATTGAAAAAAGTTTAGTTAATTGAGTAACTAATCCATCACTAAGGTAAATCACTTCAAACTCTCTGTGTGGATGCATACTTGAATATTGAATTCTGTAAAGAATTTTGCTTGTATTATACTGTCCGTCTGCAAGATTAAACTCACCATCACCAATATCCCACTCCCACCAATCGATTGAATCAAGATAAGATAATATCAAATTTTTTAACCTATTTTCTGTTATTACGTACTTCATGGTTAATATTTCTTATTGTTGCGGTGGCTGAATGAACGGGAACTCCAACCATATCCTCAACGAACTGTGCAAGTTGGTGTTTAAAAAAATGAAAATCAGGACCCATAGTTCTTTCGGTAACATAAAATATTGGATGAAGAATATAATAGGTTCCACCCATCATTGCTTTACCTTCTTCAATCGCAACCTCAGTTTTCATAACAGAGTTGTTTGTGAAAGTCTCAGCAACCTGTTTGATAATTTCTTTTATCCTATCGTTTTGTTGTTCTGTAATAATATATCTTTTCATCATACTTTTGTCCAGGTCATTTCAAAAACCTCATATTCGAGTGGCAATCTTCACCAACTCATCCCCAAACTTAACTTTAAAAAATTCTATAATCTTTGGAAGTATACGTTCGATACGAACTTTGTAGTCCTTAATAAATTGAATTCTCTCCTCTTTTGAAAGTTCATGAAACTTCTCCACCCAATCAGGTGTGTCTGATGTCAAAACAATTGCCTCCCTTAATATTTTTTTGATGAGTTCTCTCATGATTATAAATACAAAACAAAATAAAAAACCCCTCCTGATTGGAGAGGTTTGAAATTAATTGGATGGTTTGTCTGATTCGATTTTATTAACAACGTCTTTGAGGTGTCTTAGTAAAAGCTCGTGGTCATAATCGTTTTTCTCACCATAAACTTTCAATTGCCCTGAGACGTAGTCTAAAGAAAAAATCGCATCTTTTACTTCTTGTTTTGTCATAGTTTAAAATTATAAAAAATTATTTCAAATAAACCAAATAAAAAAACCCCTCCTTATTGGAGGGGTTCTTATTACATTGCTCGAAGGATTGCTTCAGTCTCACCATCCCACTTTTTGATTTGGGATTTAGGAACCCAAAAAGTCAATTCACCAATTTCTTCCACCCGACGAAGATAATCTTGACGGAATCTTTCTGCTTCTGAAGCGTCCTTGATATATTCCACACCCATATGACCCGCACAAATCTTACCGAGACCAGTCAACATAGAGAACTCATCTGTGAGAGTCTTCATGCAACATGTACAAACCTTACCACGCTTGATAGTCAACTTACCTGTGAACTGTACCGCCTTTGGTGACACCGCCTTCACACGAGTGATGTCGATAAGGATGGGGTTAAACTGAAGACCGTAGGTCTCTTTGAGTTCCATACCCTTTTTACGACCAAGTTTAATGGTCTCACCTTCGGTAGGCCAGTTCATACGAATGGTCTTCTCCTTATCTTCTTCCTTCTGAATCTGAGCCACAGCGGCTGAGATTTGCTTTGAGGTAAGTGTACCCCACTTCTGAAATTTGGAGGCGATGTCCTTTACGAAAGGGTTCTCGCCCTTGTAGTCAACGATACGCTTCACATCCTCAGGAAGCTCTTCCTTGTTGATAACCTTAACTTCAGAGTTAAGAGCCTTCTCGGTGGCTTCGAGTTGCTTTGGGGTTAAACCTCCCCACTTCTTGAGAGCGTCTTTCATGTTGAGGATGAAACGGTTTTGACCTTGGTAGTTACGAACTTTGTCTTGAACTGAAACTTGGGTTG